GGTTTTCCACATGTTTCCTCGTTCTTGAGGCACCTTTTACCCCGTGCCTCCCTGCGGGAACTCGTAGCCACGATAAGTGAAATCACCCCCTTGTTGTGGATATATTTACGAGATTAGTATAGTTTTTTATGTAATTCAAATTCAACTTCTAAATCACAAATAGAAGCAATCACCCACTCCTGTAAAGTATCAGCCTTTAGTTTAAAAGCCTTGTTTTTTGAGTAAGTATATGCACCCTGAAAAGTACTGTTAATAATAATATCTATTTTTGTTTCACTTGTTTTTACACAAGAAAAGACAACTTGGTAACGTCTCATGTAAAACCTAGAACCAGTTCACCTTCCATTTACAGTTCTTAGCTTCGTCCCAATAAACAAATTTTTCGGCCCTTGCTAAAGAATATGCTTTCAACAATTCTTCACCAAAAGTAGATTTGCGAGGCTCTAAGCCTTCTTCCCACTGGAAGTGCCACCATTCCGAGCCGCCATAAGCGCCACCTCTAAAAAAACTACGGCGGCCTGAAATTCTTTCAAACCCGTGCTTTTTCGCCAACTCAGTAAAATTAAAAACTCTAGCTGTAACTTCCTTTGTCTTAAGAATGGTGTATTTTTTACCTTTTGCATTTCTTTTCGTTACAACATAAGAAGATTCAATTGTTCTTTCTGGAACGTCGGGGTTATCTGTTTTGCACCAAATAATCCATTTCCGGCTGTCGCCCTCTCTCTGAACCAAGTAAGGGTCGCGTTCTGGATCTTGCATCCCTGTTGGCAACGCCATGTCAAATGCTCTGCCAACATAGTGCATGGACTTCTTACTTCTTGCTGGGCTTGCTTTGCTGCCCAGCCCTCGTCGTCCACCGGCAGATGTAATGATGCCACCTAACTCGTGAACTTCTTTATACAAAGCGTTATATGCTTCAGCGGTATCAGAACGCAAGGTCACTCTTGTGAAGCCGCCTCTGTTCGCGAACTTATCAGCGGGGCACTTTACCCATTTAAGTTTGTTTTCGCTGTCCACCAATTCCTCTTGCGGTGGCTGTAAATCCAAATGAAGTTCCATCATCGGAGAGCCGAGCGCGGCATTTAGCGCCTTTGCTGTTGATGGGCCAACGAGTCCATCGGCATAGAGCTTTGATTTCTTTTGAAATGCCTCGACGGCATCCTCAGTCATTTGTCCGTAATGTCCGTCAATTGGCCCGGGGTGGTAACCCAAATAAGCCAAGCCCTCTTGTAACTTCTTAACCAAGTCGCCCTTGGTGCCTTCTCGTAAAATCATAATATTTCTCCCTTAAAATATATAGTTTTAAGTAATCTCACATGCTCCACCAGCGCAAGCCAATTCACCTTGAAGGTCCGTATTGTCCTCCTCTTCTTGCACTTGTGTTAAGTCAATTTCTTTTAGTGACTCAACCAATACTTCGTAAGTTTCTTTAGAACAATCCTCAAATGGAGCCTGCTTATAAGTATGGTCTGAATATGGTAAAACACTTAAGCCGTTATATTTATCGCGGTTTTCCCACATCCACTCACCAACATCGGACCACTCGGCGTCTTTAATGGTAATTGTAGCTGAAACGTTGTGAGTATTTTGGCCCTTTCTGTGTCCCGGCCTAACCCATTCACCAGCTACCTTGGACACTCTTTTTAAGAGTTGGAGTGCTGATTCGTGTCTAGTAATAGCACCCTCGGGTGCTTTTTGAGGGATGCTAATAACAGCAGTATCGTGTGGTCTAAAATATTCATCTTCAATTAAATCTGTATGGTTCAAATAAAGATGCCAGTAGATTGCCTCGTTTTTACCCACTCTAATTCTTCGAATGTAATAATCATTATGCCACGCATGAATTCCCGAACTAGTTCCAAGGGTCAGGCTTGTTGTGCCGGCCGGCTTAACAGTTGTACAGCGTGCGGCCGGTCTAATATCTAAAATCTTGGCAACTCTTTCATTTTCTTCTTTAACAACTTTGGCAGCTTGCGTCATATCAAGATTTAATACTTTGCCAGACGCAATTCCCGTCATAGAAACGCCGATTAACGCGTCCTTTTCAGTAGTTCGACGCCATACATCTCTAAGGTAATGAAAGTCCGTGTAACCAGCCTGTAGGGTGCCTAGAAATGATGCTGTTTTAACTCTCTTGTCCAACTCTTCTTGGGTCTCTACATCACTTACATTAACTTCTGTAAGATTACAAAATTGATAAGGTCTCAAAGCAATTTCACAACATGGGTTTGTTCCCCAATCTTTATCATTTGAGAAGTAAAAGCCGGGTTCTCCAGCCCCAGAAGCTTTTACACGCTCCCAGAGGGACTCAAAAACCTCCTTTGTGATTCTGTGGCGTAATAATACGACAGAATTGTTGGCACGTCCTCGCTGCGGATTCTTTTCCCACCAATTACCAGTCTTGGCAGAAAGCATCTCATCGTCGTCAGCAGAGAAGAGACTGATAAGCGCAGCACGGCGTATGCCGCCAGCGAGAACAGCATCAGCAATGTGACACACGATGTCATGAACCTCAATAGCTTGGAGCTTGTCTCCATCATTCTTCTCATCTAAAATACCTCTAACCTTAAGCAGGCACTCTTTTAGTGGCTGCGGCCCGGGCGCTTTACCACCCGAAGTAATTAGTCTCGCACCCTTGGGACGGATGTCACTAAAGTCAAATCTTATGGTCGATCCACCAAAAAAATAGCTTCTCACTAGTGCTTTTACCGCATCTGCCCAACCTTCGATGCTATCGCCAATCAAAAATCTGCGGGATCGCTTAGGATTTGGCCTTCTAATTTCCGGTAGTTTATCAACGTGGTGCTGCTGAACGCTATACCCAACGCCCGTTCCACCGAGCAACAAGAACATAATCTCACTAAACACTCGCCAATCATCGATGGGGGCATAGGCGCAATTATAAATGCGGTTAGGAGCAACTTCAATTGGCTTGCCTCCAAACTGCATGGAGCGCATAGAAGGCAAAACTTTTTTATTGTGGACTAGTTTATAAGCCTCTGTGATTTCATCTTTTAAGTCTGGATATGTTTTCCAGTGCATTCGCTTGTTTCTATTAACCAATTCTCGCCACGTCTCTCTACGCTTCTTCTTTGGCAGGTAGCGTGCGTACTTCATATGTACGGTGATATCAGACAAAATTTCAGTTGCTATTTTCATTTATTTTCTCCTATTTTTTTCCCATTAGTTTGTCGTATTTTTCTCTCAATAACTCTTTTTGATTCTTTGCAGGATTTTTCTTACCATTTATTTCTGACATGGTTGATTTTTTATGAACGTTAATATACACCTTGCTTGTATCCATATCAATTGGGTATACTAAGCCATCCGGTCCAAAACGATTTTTTGCGACAAAAAAGCGTCCGGAGTTTTCGTTTTTATCATCAGCAGTCCTAGAAAGAGTAAAAATAAAATCTGCCACAAAACACTTAGAAAACGCCTCTGATATGCTTTCAGCAGACACTAGTTCTGCGTTGTAGCCAGTTCTATTTGTCTGACTGCAGGTCCAGATTGGGCATTCAAATTCTTTTGCAATTCCGCGAAGATCCTCATAAATAGATTCCAAATCATGTCTTTTTTCAGAATAACTCTTTTTTGGTTTTAATAAATCTGCGTAATCAATTAAGATTAGATTTACATCAATTCCTCGTGTTCTTAGTTTGTCCAAGTGAGACCTGATGGTCATAGCAGAGGCAGATTTAGTTGGATATTCTTTAACTATCAAAGAACCTTCAATATCTTTTACCGTCTCTAAGATTTTTTCTTTATTGTCATTTAAAAACGACAACGGTACCCCTGTAATGCAGCTATCATACCGTCTTGCAATAACTGTATCTCCCAACTCTAAAGTATAGTGCGCGACGGTAAGGCCGTTTTTAACAGCCTGAGCACCCAAGTGCACAAGGACATGGCTTTTTCCGGCACCAGTTGCGGCAATTGCGACACCGAGTTCACCTTTGCCTAATCCGCCTTGAGTGATCATATCAAACTCATTCCAGCCAGTTGATACAGGATCACGGGCTTTTAATAAAAAGCGTTGCTCAAAGTCCTTTAAATAATCATAGCCAAAATCATTACTAGCACCCAGTTTAAGCGCTGTGTTGATAACGTCTGCAATCTCATCAAAAGAAGAACTCTGCAGCAAGTCCACAGACTTTATAATCGCAGCCTTAAGCTTTTGTTTTCTACAAAAATCAAGAGAGGCATCTTTAATAAAGTCGACTCCTTCAACATCTTGGCTTGAGTGAATTCTAATGAGGAAGTCCTTCATTTGCTTGAAGATAACTTCGTCGTGCTTTTCTTCTTCGGATAACAAAACGGAGGCCATGGTGTTTAGTGATGGGTGAACTCGATAGTTTCCCTTGTAATCATAAAGAATTTCCATAAAACTTTGCAAGTAGCTTACATCAAAAAATGACATATCTAACACCTCGCCAATCCGATCTGCAAAAACCCTATCAACAAAAATAAGTTTCGCTAGGCTCTCCTGAAACTTAACTCCAAATTTAGAAAAACTAGCTACGTCGTCTTGATACATTTTAACCTCTATTAATTTTGTTCATATGGGCGAACAAAGTGTCCCAATTTAATTCTGCAAAACCATCTTCTAACATCATTTTTCTAATCTCTGTTTTGCTAAACTCTTTTGGATAATTTTTAATATTGTTTTTAATAATACTTGCTGTTTGAGTTGAAATGGATGGTGTATATAGTTGCATAATTTTATAATTTTTTCCAATCAAATTTTCATTTTCAATAATGTCATTGTGGATTTTTAATTTGCTTTCAGCATTATCACACACTTCTCTCAAATACGCAAGGGTATAGTCTCTGTCTTCTGACAAAAAACTGAATCTTTTTGCTAACGTCTTAAGACCCGCCCCTTTAATTCCGTCCAAGTTATCTGATCGATCTCCGCAGATAGCTCTTGCAAGTGCAAAGTTTCTTGGATGAATTCCAAATTTTTCAACAATATTTTTCTTGTTTAAAACTTCCTTCTGTACTGGACGGTACAAGACGGTTGTATCATCTAATAGCTGAAAGAAGTCTTTATCGCTAGAAACGATTACCTTGTGTTCGCCTTTGTGAAAGTTACACAAGGCAGCAATAACATCATCAGCCTCCGTGTAATCAACCATAATCTGACTAATCGGCATATTATTGAAATACTCTGCCAGTCGAAGTTGTTGCCAAATCTTATTTTTCAACTCTTCTTCTTCTGAAAGAACTCTAACGTTCCTGTTCAGACGAATTGGCTTTCGACCCTCTTTATAATTGCTATTAGTTTTTCTCCTTTTGGAAGAGCCTTCTCTCCCATCCCAGCAAATATAAACCTTGCTTGGCTTAATTTCTCTGCATAATTTTTGTAGAATTTTCAGACTGCCCTTGATACCGCCAATTGGCTGGCCATTAGAAGACAAAGAAGGGTCTACAATATAAGCCCTATAATACATGTTTAACATGTCAACGATCATTATTCGATCCATAAAAGAAAACCTCCAGTAGAATATACATTCTACCAGAGGTTTAAAAAGAAGTCAAGCTTGGCTACCTACCTTGGCTTCTATAGTCTTTTTTAGATTTTAATTTTTATCTTCCTTGTCGCCATAAAAATCGTCTGCCGTTCCAAGCCTCTTATCAAATTTCATTACAACTTCATGCTCCAGCAGTTCTATTACTCTATTATAAAATTTCTCATTTTCTAATTTATTGAGCCAGTCTTTTGTCTGAAACTTCTCCACTTTGCCGTCATCATACTTTAAAGTGAACCAAGCACCCGCATTAGTTAGGTGTTCTGATGATTTGATCGCTTCAAACCAACTTTCTTTATCCATAATCTTCACTTCATCACCGCCCCAGACAATTTTGAAATTACACTCGCGGCCCTGAGTTCCGAAGCGACTCTTTTCAATTTTTGCCTTCACTTCAGTTCCAATACGAAACCCCTTATCATCATAGATAAAACTCTTCTTTCCTTTCCTCGCTGTGAGCCACACACGCAGAGAATACGAGTAAGCTAGGGCCTTACCCCCCGGCGTGAAATACGGCGTTGTAAGGGCCTCTGCTGGCCGTCTAGTGATGTTTGTTTTCAACTGGTTAAGAATCAATAATGTTGATTTAGTGTTGGCGATCGGCTGAATCAGCTTAGATAAGCCCTTAGAAAGGATACGAGGCTTTACTGCCATCGTTGATAAGGGATTAAAGTCTGATTCAATATCACTAATAGATGGTGTTAAAGCCATCGAATCCCAGATAAAAAGCATCTGGCTATCATTATTTGCCAACAAACTCTCAATAGTTTCCAACACAAATTCCACCGAACTTGCCTGAACATAAAGAAGCTTCTCTACATCGCAACCAGCATTAGCTAAAAATTCTGGGTCGATAGCACTTTCTGAATCAAAATAGATTACATCAATCCCGATCTTCTGAGCGTTGCCTGCGATTTGTGCTGCCATGTAAGATTTGCCAGTTGCTTCCAAACCAGCGATCTCACTAACCTTGCCAACAGGAATGCCGCCCCAATCGCCTCTTTTGATAATGCCATCAAGCCATTTGCACCCAGTTGGGATAAACTGATTGACCTCAGTTGGGTTATCATCCGAAAGTGAAAAAGCAACATTCGTGCCGGCTTTTTTATTAATCAATTTTTTCATATCGGCAATTGATAACCGACCTGTTTTTGCCATAAATTACTCCAAATAAATTGCGGGGGGCCGAAGCCCCCCGCACAAACTTCAACTAGCTAGCAAGAAGCTCCTTGAAAGAATCTCCAATCTCATCGGAGGAGTTGGCTTTATTGTAGGAATTAACTTCGCCATGCTCCTCTTCAGAGGTTCCGTTACGATATTTTTCAAAAATATCTGCAACCTCTTCAGTTGTTTTTGTTGAAAAGAGATTCTTGTACGGGATCTCTGTTGAGACAAACTCGTTTGCCTTAGAAGAATCCTTGTGAAGGACACTTGCGCGGCGTCGAGGTTGCACATCCGTTGAAGGGAACATTTGACCCGCCTTCTTTCCGTACTCGATAACCAAGTCAGTACCAGTTTCAGGGTCGGTAATATCGCCGTAATCTGGGTTGAGGACAAGATTTAGAAGACGCTCATAGACAGTCTTGCTGTATCCCCACAGGCGAACACCTTCGCCCTCCTCACTACGGACAACGACAGGTGAAAAGAAGCGCTGCTTGGCACGAAGTTGGTTGGCAAGCTTGCGGTCTTCCTCATCTCTGGTGTTGTAAAGCTTTGAAGTAAATTCACAGACAGGACAATCGTCTCCATGATTCTTCTTTGGGCACAAAAAACCCGGTTCGTCACCTACGTTGTAGTGAAACCAAAATTCACGGAAGGGGTCTCCATCTGGATCTGGGACGATGCGTAGAGTTTGCTCTCCGTCCTGCGGTTTCCAGAAAAACTTTTTGTTAGAACCGTTCTCACGGCTGTTCAAAGCACTATACTTCTGCTTCATTTTATCAAAATTAATAGCCATTTATTTTCTCCTTTTAAGTTATGGAATGAGTTGATATTTCACATTCCGCTATTGTATAAAATTTGTGTGGTAAAGTAAATAAATAAAATCCTGTTCATAATCAGTCTTTACTATTTTATATTCTACCTTTTCTTGGTCCTTTTTTAAGAACTTTAAGGTCTCCTTGACCTTCTCCATAAAACTAATATCCTCTGCCAACGTTTTTTTTGTACACCCAAAGTATACATCTTTTTGTCGTATGTTGTCAAGAGGAAAAATCAACCTTTCCTCCCCCTCAGCAAAAACACCTAATGTATTCATGCGACAAGCATCGTTTCTTTGATCTATATCTGAATAGAAAGGTTCCGTATTTTTTAGCCATCCAATCATGTTAATCATCTTAGCTAGCGATTTTGAAAACTTTTTTTCATACTCTAATATACTAACCTCCGCAAGAAAAGATTTTTTCACACTTAATTCATCAACACACAGAATACTTTGAAAAAGCCCAGATCTTGCATAGTTTTGCAGTATTTTAAAGAACACGTCCTGTTGCTTGCTGACCGCCTCCGATAACAAATCGGGATCCCTAAGAATATAAACCAGATTAATTTTGGAATTCTTAATTTTCTCCAAAACTCTCAGCAGCGCTCCGGATATCTTTTCTTCTCCAGAACATATGAAGCAAATTTCTTGTTTGTCAAACTTCTTTAAAGAAATATTTGGAAATTTATTCTCTGCCTCTTCCACAGATGTAACCTTGGGAAAATCTTTTTTAGCGATAGTTTTACTTTCAAAGCCGCCGACAGTTGACAACTCCTGACAAACTAAACTTCCTATGCTTCCAAAGCCAATAACTTTCATATCGTTTTCATATTCCCGAAATCTTTTCCACCAGAAAGGTTAACTTTAAATCTTCCCAATCTTGTCTCTGAGAAACATGATAACATATCTGTCATCATATTCAAGTCTTTTTTGCTAACATCTACAACTATAGAATCATGAACAATAAAAGCGATTCTAGAATTTTTGCCTTTCAAAAAGTTATTTAATTTTACGGCCTGCTCAAGCACCAAATCAGCGCAGGTGCTTTGAATGAGATAGTTTAGAGCGTGGAAATCATCAGATTCAATTTTTCTTTTAAAGACTGTTTCTATTTGTTTGCCGTTATAACTATCTTTTAGAACTCTACTTTTATCGTAGTGTTCATCTAACAGGCGATCAGTTGACTCTGGATTGTACAGCCAAGCAAAAAACCTTTGTTTAGCTTCTGACCTTGTGCCCTTGCCGCTGAAAATGTGTTTGATATTCCAATTGTGAATATCCTCAGTTGGCTGTTCGTTTCCACCAAGAGCCAACAAGACCCTAGCCTCAGCGGCGTTGAAGTCAAATTCTGCGAAAATATCATTAGTCGGCTTAATAATTCCTCTCAATTCCTTTTTAAGGGTTAGTATTGGAATGGAATTTGGTCGAGTAGTCAACCTACCGGTTCTACTACCTTTTAGATCATAACTAACATGTCTTGGGTTATTCTCAATTTTTGAAATCATTTTTCTGTTTCTAGAATTTTCTAGAATAGAAGTGGGCACGTTTCTAAAATCTAAATTTATTTTTTGCTCTTTAATTTTTTCAAGTAAAGATGCCACACTAGAAAGGTGTGCGTGAAAAGAATTTATTTTGTTTTTCTTGACATAGTTTTCTGTTGCAGCGTTTAGCAGGGAATAGTACTCAACAATCAGATCCTTCGGTATCATATAACACAAATCGCCGTTGTTAATCCTACAAACCTTAAGGGCCTTTTTATGGGCCTGCATCTTTTTATGAGAGTCAAGCCACCTTAACTCCATACTAAAGGGCAAATAGTCCTCGACCTTGGCATTAGCAATAGCTTCTACATAAAACCCTGATTCTGTAGAATCGTAAAACCATGTTGCCCGGGGGCCGCTAGGAAGTTTTTGAACTATTTGATTGTTGTATAGAAAATTGTTTGAATCAATTTTTTGATAAAATATCACTTTTATTCCTTTAATGCACCTGTGGTATAATAACACAGGGCAGGATACAAGTCAACAAGAAAATCAAACTATCAGCAGCCCAGTTTCCCCTTCCCACATTTACAATTTAGCCAACCGGTAATCTTAATCTTCTTCTCCTCGCTCCCGACCATAAATTCATAAAAATTATCGTAGCTTATACCGGTGGCGTTATTCGATGCAGATAAGAAAAGTGCGATAACCTTAAGGTCTGTTTGTTTGTTTTCACACATATAAGCCTTATCCTCGTCAGGTAGCGCCTCCATCGATTTTCTCACCGCAAACCAGCCGGGAGTTGCAACTGTACCCGGCTTTGCGGCCATCTCCTTGAGCAGGCTTATTGTGGAATTGATCTTATTTTCGTATTCGTCCTTGGATACTAGCTTTGATTGGCAACCGGTCACTATCATATCAGCTAGTCCCTTATAGCTGCCATCAGACTGCTGAAACTTGATTATAGGCTGCTGACCCTTATTTAATGCGTTGTCTTCGTTGTCTGGCTTAGGAGTGAAAGTTGTCTTTCCGAACTCATTACATCTCAGATATTTGACAAAATATGACGCCATTTCCGTGTCGTCAATCCCGGCGGTTATATCACCCTGCACATATTTCATGAAACTACCGCCATCTTTAAATTCAGATGGGCGCCGGCAAAGGTAACATCTCTCTTCATCACTAAATTGTTGGAGCCTATCTTTCACTATTTCTCTTTCTTTTGCTCCTGTATATCCATTAAACGCCTCATACATATCATAAAGTTTACTATATAATTTAGACTTAGCAATTGTTAGTTCATCAGCGTTAGCGGGGAGTGGACCGGGCACGATTTGGCCGGACCCTGCATCGTTAGAAAACAAGTTACTAACGTTTCTAAATTTACAACAGGGGTTGGTTGGTTTAATCTCCACCAATTCAACCTTCTTTGGCTTAGGTGTTTTTGGGGCCGGTGGTGGTGGTTCCTCTTTCACCGGCTCTTGTGGTATAAAATCAGGACAAGGATCCTTTTCTGCGATTATATCACTTAATTCTGGCAGCCTACAACACAATCTTTCAGTCTGGATTCTAGGTTCTATTAAGTTTTTATTAAAGTAAACGTTGTGTGCAATCATGGTTGCTTTCTTCTTTATATCACTCTCCTCAATTGGGCTTTGTTTATTATACGGGAAGCCTATAAAACCCTCTATAATTTTTAAAGTTATGTTTCTAAAGTCAGTATATTCAGAGTTGTTGTTCTCATAAAATTCAACAGCTTTAGAATATACTTCCTTAGTCTCCATTAAAATTAGGTTCCTAACTTGTTTAGAAATTTTTAAATTTTCTTCTTTTATTCTTAAATCAAGATAAAGATTTAAGAATTTTTCATCAAAAAAGTCGTTTTGAAGATTTTTAGTTGTTCTAATATCGTCCAGTTCGTTGATTACCCTTTCATTTTTAGAAAACAAAGATGAAAGCTTATTTGTAGATTTATGAAAGGATCCATAGTGTGGGTACTTTTTTATGTACATGTCATAAAAGCTGTCTAATTTTATTGGAAAATAAGTAAAATAAGAGTAATCATATACAGAGGAAAAGACTGAATTATAAATTTGATCTGTAGACACATCCCATATGTTCTTCTTATTAGAGAATTTTAAAATTTGTTTTTCCTTTCTAACTGAGTCATATATAAATTCTACTAAACTTTGTTTCTCCTGAAGCTCCTCGACTACTAAATAATAGACTTGGGCGAACAAAGTTAAAACACCAAAAGGGGCATCCGGATTCTGTGGGTCGGGGTCGATCTGCATCAAAGCACCATAATTTTGATCCAACTGGTCGCCTGTAAGGCCCCTCTTCTTTAGGCGTTTGTCTATGCTATATTTTTGAATCAGTTCTTTAAGTTTGTTAAAAGCCTTGAGGTCATCAAACAATTCTATTCTAAAATAATCTATGAAATATAAAAGCTTGCTCATCTGTTCAATTTTTATATCCGAAACCAGCACGGTCGGCTCGTTAAAATCTATTCCTGAAATATTATACTGTTCTGGATCTGATATCTTCTTAACGAAAGGCTCGGTGTCTAAAAAGCTATCCATTTGGAAATACTTTTTTTTCATAATATCTACTATCGGCTTTGAATTGAGGTTAACAATAAGGCGCCATGGTTTGTTGGGATCAATCGAAAAGCCTGCTTGGCGAGCGGCATATTCATAAACAAAATAATTTTTGTCTTTTAGAAAGTCTATTTTTCGTTTATCGCTGCCATCGACAGTGGCTGGGAGCACATCAAACGCGAGATAAGAATCATAAATGTCCGATTTTAAACTGTCAACATAACCAGAAAAGGTCATTATCTTAGACTCATTAATGCAAAATCTAACAAACTCGTGTGCAAAATCATCAAAATTTTTAATTTTTTTAGAGAATCTAAGTTGCTGACCGATCCCAGATTCAAACTCCTGATATACCTGCTCTATGTGCGCCTGATATTTTTCTTCTAAATTAATGGTTGATTCTAAACCATTCTGCGCTTTTAGGTCTGCCAGAAACTGACTGCTGTTAGACAACTTTGTAGAAAAGTAGATACTTTTCATGTTTGCAAACGCATCCCCAACAAAATCAAAAACACAAATTGGATTGTCGGGGTCGTCGCTTATGTTTGTAAAAATCCAATAATTATGATAGATTAAGTTGTTTTTATTGTCCACCCTTCCATACAAAGGTCTTTTATACCATGTATCTAAGGGGCTTAAAAACCCATTTTTGAATTTTCCTTCACCGTTGGGGAAGTACATTTCATTTACAAGCTCTTTATAATTTTTGCGACTCTTAAATTTGTTTGAAGTTTTAGAACCGTTTGTGGCTCGCGGCAAGCTATTGCCATCTCTTAATAGTTTTTCCTTTGCTATGTGAGGCTCCACAGATTTTAAGGTTTCAAATTTTTTTTCTGTTATTTTTTCATATGCTTCGATTTCGACCTCTAGTTCATCAATAGAGGAGAATTTTTTAAGTTTCATTTTTCTTTTCCTCTATTTTAATATCGAACCTCTCTCTCAAAGAAGCCACCTCGTTTAGTGTTTTTTGGATGTATTCTTTGATATCGTGTACAACGTGATTTGTGATATTCTCTTCTTTTGGCTGGCCGGTGGTTGGTGGCGGGGTAGATATACTGTTTTTGGTCGGACATTTTTTCTTTTTAGCCTCTTCTTCAATTGGGGAGTACATGTTTTTAGCTGTTACTGTTGTGGTATACTCACCCATAGAAATTTTATCAACTGTTTTACTTATTTGATAATATCCACTAAGACCAAACACATCCCTATCCGGAGTGGCTGTTCGGACACCGATATTGAACTGGTTGACTGGAATGGCAAAATACGCAGTCCGCCCAAAATATAAATTATTTCCTACAAAATCAACATTCGCCCCATAAGAATATCTTAGATATGGCGCCAAATGATTAGGGTTTCGCTTTGCTAATAGCGTGTTAAGATATGGATCGTTTACATAAGTAAAGTTTAATTTCTTAACTATTCCATCAATTTGACCAGCGTAAACATGGTATATTCCGTCTGCATAGTCTGCAGCTTTGTTGAAAGTTCTTTCGCCAAATTTTTTCAAAAACGCGCTTTTGGCCTGCTTGGGGTTAGAGGGGTTGTTAAACGCTTCTTGATAATAATATACAAACGGTAGCTTAACCTCTGCTTTTTTTGACGGCTTTTTAACAGACTTCGCCAAATCTAATATTGCTTTTTTTCTTTTACTACTATCCTCACTAGCTAAATTTTTACCATTTTCTTCGTTATTAAAAAAGTCTCCCGATATATCAAAAATTTGTCGTGTGATATATCCATGGTTTCCTTTAGAAAAGTGACCAGTACCAGCTTTAAGAACTGATGGTACCAAACTTTCAAAGATAGAGCCTATAAGATCCTCCATGGTAGGGGAAAATTTTTCTGGGTCTATAAAGTTTTTATATAACCACTCTTTAAAAAAGCTGGTCTCAATTAAAATGTCTCCCATGTTGACAAAATATTTTTTTCCCATAGAATCGGTAAGGACGTTGCCTAGGCATATTGTTGGGAAATTCTTAGAATCCTGCTCCTCATCAAATGCAAAGTCCAATATAGCAGCAATCAAAGCTTTCAAAGGAAAGAAATTAAAATTACCATATGTAAAATTAAATTGCTGTTGATCTTGTCGAGTAATTGGAGCAATCTGTTCATCTGTTTCAGAGTCTAACCTCTCTGTGTGTACCATAAAATGCTGGGCACTCATTCTGGACAGGGTGAATGTTTGTAGTAGCTCATAAAAAGAATGCTTCTTATGCACTTCTTCAGAACCATTTCCTAAATTAAGTCTATCTGAGAATCTTTCTTTTATGTCCGAACTTCGATCTGGCGATTTTTGCTTTACCTCACTAATAGATGTGGAAAACCTCAATTCAGGTTCTGAAAGGTCATCGATAATTTTTTGATAATCAAAAGAGGTAACTTTCGACAGCTTTTTATCTGCTTTGATTGGAGGTTGGACTCTAACAATATCTGTGGTAAGCTCTGTGGTTAGATCGCCGCCGGTGACAAGATCTGAGTTGGACTTTAAAACTCCTGATTCTAGTTCATATGGGGCAGGCCGAAATTTAATGTGATATAAGTGGCCCTTAGTCATAAAATATCTTGTGAAGAAATAATCAACGTAGGCTGACATCGCCCTTTTTATCGAATTGATTTTTTTTGTATTTTCCTCGATCATTTTATCTATAAGTTTGACATCTTTATTATCGCCCTCTGGACAATAATTACGAATTAGTGAGTCTCTCGTGGTGTTTAACGCCTTTAAATCAACCATTTGGCCCTTAATCTTTTCTGCTATTTCAAGTTTGGCGATTTTGGTTTCTGATTTCTCATCAAAGATTTCCTCTAGCACACTTGCTTTTGAAATGCTAAACGGGTCATTTCTTTTTTCCTCGGACCTTGAGGCCATGGCAGCCTCGGGGGCGGCAACATAGGAGACGTTTAGGTTTACCTCTCCCTTTTCACTAAATTGAAAATCGTGCTTGTAGCATGTCAATCTAAGTTCTTTTTTCTCTTCTTCTTCAAACCATTTTTTCATTAATGGGTCAACCAATTCAGCGCTAATGTCATCGGGAAACTTATAACCATATTCTAAAGTTAGGTATTCTCTAACCGTAACGCCATCATTTGTTTTAAACGAACCTTTCTTAATTAAACTAATGTAGTCTGAGCCTTGCGGAATACCAAACTTAGATAACATATAGGACATGCTTGGCACACCAGCATACTGTGATCCATTAGCAAACGTTGCAAAACTGTCAAAAAAGTAGTCAATTTGAACACTAAACCTGTTTGTCGTTCCGTAATATTGAAAATCTCTAGCAACATTTAAACTCTTTACGCCGGCGTTGCTACCACCCTTGTTCGCAACACCAAATATGACAGGGTTTTGATCTCGCAGTTTGTGGTCTTTAGAAAAAACAATTTCTCTTTTAGTTAACTCTTTGCCGTTAACAGTATATGTAACATACAGTCTTATATATGGCACCAAGGCTGCAATTTGGGCGGGCTTCATGTGTGTGAGAAAATCAACATATTTTCTCATTTTAACAGCGTCAAGGCGGGCATTACCCGTGGAAACCTTTGGCGTTGTCTGCAACACTCTTTTTTCAAATTCACTTTTAGAGAGGGCGTTCATACAAAAAAGCTTTCCCTCTGTCTGTTTAGACAAATCATCACCCTTCTGCATGAATTCGCGAACTTTCTTAAAGTCCGGTGAATACATTTGTGCAGTTAAGAAATCTGTAACAAAGCCCTGTGGGGATAAGTTTTCTGGAAAAAAGATGTTTGACATTTCAATATCCCATATCCTCTAAAGCTGTTTCTAGAGGAACTGGGATTCTAACCACATCTCCAACAGAGTAATCTGAATCTGTTGGCTTTTTGTTGTACCAAGCTATGACCCACCAATAGCGCGGGTCATTATAAAATTGTTCTGCTAGCTTGTGAAGGCGGCTGCCGACGCCCCAAACCTCAAATTTAAAAACAGTTTTATTAAACTCCTCTGGCTTGGGATATTTCAAGTTAGCCTTGCGCAATTGGGCAATTTTTTCACTCAAGCCAAAGCGACTTTTAAAAACTTTTTTATAGTCTAAATCGTCGTTATCTACTTCTTCTATGTTTGCGTATCTTGTAAGTGCCATAATTAATTACCAAATATACTGTCTATGGCCCGCTGGCGATCAGGGACTGGGATAATCTTCTTTGCATCCTCACCGGGCAATTTCTTTGTTGAAAATGGGAAATTTGTTTTTCTTTCACCAAGCCAATTATTAGTTTCATCCCAGCCAATTTTATGTTCGTGCAGAGGGTTAAAACTAAAACTAAAATTTAATATTCTTGGAAAAATACAAGGCTTGTCACCAAAGCCAGATACGGCCGATGCCATAAAATATCCGTTATTGGGGTCCATCGTTACACTAAGGTTTGATATGTAGCCCAGCAACCCAGTAGAGGGGTTATCAGAATTACAGACAAGGTTTGCAAATTTTATTCTTGTTAGGGGTGCTCCAACGATAGCATAATTAGGCTCTAATCCTGTGGCTGCAGCCGCTAATGTATCGAACACCCCACTAGATCCAAATGGTTTGTAAGAAGGATATAAGTTCTGAATGATCCTATTTAACTTTTTTAGATTTTCATTAGCATCAACAGCATCGTGACTCGGAACTTTAAAAGACAAGCTTAAAGTTCTTGTTGTGTTTGAGTAAACTGGAATTGGATCATTCCGCCCATAAACAGTCTGTGCATTCCAAGAGGGACTAAAATTTTCACTATGGTTTTGTAGAAACGCGGGAAACACAACTCTGCCATTTTTTTCTGTTACCGGAAAGGTAAAAACTAAATCAGCGAAAGGCAGAGAAGTTCGAATTGATGCTATGTTTTTATCACTAGTTCCAATAGTCTTATCAGTATTTTCAGCAACACTATCAAACCTTTGCTGCCTTACGTTGCTTTCCACTTCCTGTATTTTGTTTGTTAATTCTTCAAATATAGACATAAAACGTTTCCCTGTTATAATAATTAGGTTCTAGCTGGAATATTAGGTTACTCCCATGGCTGCTTTGATTGCCAACCCAACGCTGGTTGGAAGGCCGCTAATCGAAGCAAGAAGGTCTTTTTTCTGCTTGTCGGTAAGGCCCATCGTCTCAACAACTTTCCCCAACTGAATAACTGCTTGTGACAAATTGGAGACCGCTATGTTATTGTTCTCTAATATGGCCTTTATTGCTTCTGGAATTTCGCCGGCGAGCAGTCTCCCTTGGGCGCGCATTTTGAGTTCGAACTCTTTTTCAACTGCGGTCATTATAAGGTTTGGAAAGTTATCAACCAAACTTGTCATGGACTTAAAAAATCTTGTTTGTCTTGCAAGAGTTTCTGTCATGATTTTAGTATTCGCCCTTTGAAGATTGACAATATTCTCTCTTCTTGCGATTAAAGCTTCTTCTCTTCTGCTAACTTCAGCAACTCGGCCGCCGCCACGTTCAAACGCCCCTGCTCTTCGGCCGCCTCCCTCTGCTGCAAAAGCCCTTAAATCCGCTACGGAACCAAAACCGCCGGCTTGTGTTAAAGCTTGTGTTATTAAACGACCTTCCATGCCGCCCATTCCCCTCGCTCTAGTTAAAGCTTCCCTAGTTTTTGTAGAGAGATACTCCACTCTCTGCTTTGGATCCATTTCTTGTAAGGCAAGCGCATTAAACTCAATACCTAAAGAGGAAAATACCTGATTTAGTCTTGCGCCAATCTCTTGTGATTGCTCAATTGTATCAAATTTTGTAGCTATTCCGTAAAGTTTATTTGCCTCCATTCCCATGCGGCGTGACATAACCTGAAACTGCATAAAAGCCTGATTCATCTCTTTTGGATCTAGGAAGTCCATGAACGATTTAATATTGTTAGTATAGCTTTTTACGACCTCCTGTACTGATTGTCCAGTTTGGCGGGCAAAGCCGACTAGTGACCTTCTAGTAGAGTCGAGTTGATTGGCGTTCATGTCTAAATTAGAAGTTAACGTGCCAACCATTTCGTATGCATCTTTCGTATCAACGCCAAAAGCCTTTAAGCGGCTGGCAAAATCAACAAGACCAACGGTGTTTTTCTTATAAATATCTAAGAGTTTTACGTTCTGCTGTGTAAAATCTCTAGTTATTTTATAATTGTCGTCAATTGAAACACCAAACTCTCTAGTTTCTTTAGATAAATCAAACAGAGAATCACGCAAAGCCTCTTTACTTAATTTTAGTTGATCAACGCCAGCCGAAGATTTATTAAGAGCTTCGTTTAAATCTATAAACCTGCTGGCCATGGTGCCGGTGGCTATGCCGGCAGCATCAAGGGCCTTCATGGCAACATTTGTTACTGATAATTTATTATTAAACAATTCTAAAAGAGAGGCAGAATCCGCAAGACCTTCTTTAATTTTGTTTTGAGTTTCTACTTGAGCTTTTAAAACAGCTATTTGAGCTTGTAATTGTTTTATTGTCGGTTTGGCCATACTTTAAATAGTTATGATTGCTCAGTTTTTATCATCTCTAATGATTTATCAAAAATCCAGCGTCTTAAAGAGACTGGTAGGCAATATAGTTCTGTAAAAGACCAATTAAAGTTTTTCATCATAATGAGAAAGGTTTTATAAACAGCGGCGCTATACTCATTCGTTAGGGTAAAAAAAGCTAGCCCCGACTGGGACACCTCCTTTGTTCTCAGAGCCACACTTAATACAGGCGTGATCATAAGTGAAATCTACACCCGGAAGCATTTTCATGTACTGCTTCATAAAGTATCTTGAATCTCTGATTGCCATGTTCTGAACAAAAGAGGCAATATACATGGGATCTTGGTTCCCATCAATCTCAGAAAATATTTGTTTATATCTTTCAATTATAAACTGTTCTGGTAAACCATGTTTCTTTTTTTGGTCTATTCTCGCTTGTATCGCTTTATCATCCTCACCAGTTAATATTTTTGCTTTAACTTTTTTCTTTGAAACTGGCAAGTCAATAAAAATTCCGCCGTCGCTTTTTATTTTATCAAAATCAACGTGATAGTGGTTAAGCTCATTTATATTAATTGAAAGCTCGTTCTTGGTACCACATGAATTACATACATATTCAAATTCATAATCTTCGCCGTATGCATTTGACCTACAGGCAATTTGAATTGCTGACTTATCTCCGCTAAGAAGCGTGTCGACTTTAATCGCCCTGTCTAAAATAACACTTTCCAACAGCTTTTCTAAAACCACGCCCTTCTCAATATATGAAGTGTTTAAAAGGATATCCTCCTCTTTTGTAGTCATATATTTTATTTCTATGGTCTCTTTATTGTATAGTGGGTGGCCTTCGGGGTAAAGCGAACCCCTAGATGGCAAATCCACCAACATGGTTGGTACTGAATATAAATTATTGTTTTGTTGTCCCTGTGCCTGAGACATCATTTTAAGCAGATTCGCATCAATCTGCGGTGCACCTTGTTGACTCATTATAACCTCTTATTTTAGCCTACTAAATTTGTTCTTTCTAATGTTGAATAGTCTGATGTTGAACCAGCCACCTCTAACGTGGCGAAATCATATTTTACAGTAACAGATAAGTTTGTAAGACTATCTTGATCGTAACTTAATTGTGAAGGCTTAAGCGCTGTGATATAAGCACCATGTAGTTCCCACAATTCAACAACGCCGCCATCAGCATTTAATGACTTTATTTTAACAGGTCCGAGAGCTTCTGTTAACTGTAATTTTCCTATATCTTTTATAAACTCTGTATTAATGTCATTTGGTGGATCCCAAACCAAATCATTTAATTTGTTGTAAAAATATCCAAGAACCGTAGTAAAGTTGTACCCTTCATAAATTTCTTTAATGGTAAAAGTGACTGGTTCCCAAGTTATTGAAGTTGGAATTGAAAAATTCCAATTTAAAAGCCGACTTTCTTGTGTTTGTATCGAATAAGATGGCCTGTTAACATCCACTATATAAGCGACATCAATACCTCTTAGTTCTAGAAAGAATCTGTGAGTGGCTTGTAAAACACCTTGTTCATGTATTAAAGCTCTGGGCCGGCCACCATCAGATGGTAAAAGCTCCTCTTTAGAGCCTAGGAGCGCTCCGAACCTATTTAAACCTTTTCCACTTCCCCAAAACATCTAAAGTAATTAGGTGTTGTTTAAAAAAGTTAGCCAATAGTTATTAGATCTTGGTTAATCTCTAGATCAGCCCAATCATACACAATAGTAAGATTCATGCCGAGTAGGTCTTCTGAGGCGTAATCAAAATCATCGTGTGATACTTTACTAATCCAAGCGTTGTTCAAAGTCCAAGTTTCAGCGATGACGCCATCGGCATTAAGTGCTTGCACTTGAATTGTACCTAAATTGCCTTGAACAAACTTCTTCTTGGAAATAGAGAAACGATGACCACTGTTATCGCCGGCCCATGTTGAGGGCGAGCGATAGCCAGCCTCTGTAATAATACTTAATAGTCTTCTCGATGCATCAAAATCAATAGGATCCACAAGTGTTACTTCGATATTGTCCCAAGTTACTCTACCGGGGAATTTAAATTCGTGTCCCAAGAAGTTGTGCTTTCCCCCTTCTGTAACATTGATATTGGGTCTTCCAGCAGTTCTCACAACCCAAGCTGGGACATCCGCAAGGATTAAGATATATTTAAATTTTCTTTTTGGCTCAATTCCTGCTGATTGCCATGGTGGTAAATTAGTCGCTTGTGGCATTTATTAATCTCCTGTTAATCTTCAAAAGCTGCCCCTGTATTAGTAATTATGAAATCAACTGCGACAAATTCAATTGCCCGGGCTGGTTTCAAGAAAACCTTAGCATACAGAATATTTTGATCAATTAGATCTGGTGTTGTAGTTGTTTTATCCAAAACCAATTTATAATCAGTTAAGCCAAATCTAGCCTTGACATCAGCCAAGAATGGATTCGCTCTTGAAATAAATCTGTCCCAAGTCTCCTGAACGTTTGGCTCAAAGAGAAGTTCATTTGAAATTCTGGATATCCCCTTCTTCACAAAGAGCAACAATCTTCTGACATTAATTCTGTCCAAGGCGCTTCTCTTAAGTTGCAAAGTCTTTTGACCAAAGATCACGATACCTTCACTTGGGAAGCTGGCGATTGGGTTAATGTTGGCGTCATACAAGTCATCGCGATCATCCGAGGTGAGCCTGTCTGTGACTCCAACAACTGGCAAGCCTGCAATACCGCTAGATAATCCACCACGGTTAAACCCTGCTGGAGCAAACCACGGAGCTTTAACTCTATCGGTGTACGACATGGCCCCTATTGCCAAGACGGAAGGTGGCATGTAAACTAAGTCGCCAGTCAGAGTATCCCTAACCTGCACATAGGGGTAATAAGCACATGCGTAGCTGCTATTGATCTGACGATTCTTCATATTAGTAATCGTAGTGGATACTGAGCCGTAATTAACAGTACCCGCATTTGCATTCGCGCCTTCGTGACCGGGCTGGAAATCTCCCTCTAGGTCGATAACTGCCAAGGCATCTGCTCTATCCTCTGTCACGTCAATCAAGTGTCGCGTTAAGCTGTTGTTGGTGATACCGGGGATTGAAACTATATTATATTCAGCGAACTCTGGATCCTTTACGGAATCAATCGCTTGTTTAATTGTGTTGTAAGCGTAGTTGCTTGTTTCTGTGGTACCATCATGGAACGTATTTCTAATTGGATTTTTCTCTGTGATGTCAAAGCCATCGGTTCCACCATACAGTAACGTCGTAAAGGCTGAAATTCCAGTATCCAACAAGCTGGTGTAGCCACCACTAAGAGCGGTGTACGAAGTGCCTGCGCGGCGAGAGCCTGAAACGTAACCGTATCTTTTGTTATCATCTTGATATTTAATATCGTCAAGCGTGAAAACCCATTGGTGGGTCAACAAAGGCGCTGTCGACGAGGGATCATGGATCTCGGAAATGTCAGACGACGGGGTTCGAACCAAGTCAATAACATCTCTGTTGAAGACAACACTAGAATCACTCTTGCCTGTCCAGACGCCAAAGTTGACCTGACTCAGAGATGATAGTCCATCTTGATCCGAATTCTGTCTTAGTCTTGCCTCTGGGAACACAAGCTTGTAGCAAAGATCTACATGGGATGATGTGATAAAGTTCGTGCCTCCGAACGACTCAAGGCCGATTCGGGTGGCTCCAACGTCACCGCCCAGAGCAAAAGCGTGGACACCAGACTCTTTCACCGGGTTGTCGGCTGAAGAAGTGTAGTGCTGTTTTAGCTGTTGGACGCCATGGAAGCCGGTGGCGGGGTTTCCTGCGGCGCGGGATCCGGAAACAAAAATATCTCTGTATTTAACCGGACCATATACACCAAAAGGAGTAAACGATTCATTCGCCGTGCCACCCTCAACAGTTGGATCCAATTCAACGCGAATATATTTAGACCTGTTAGCAAAACTACCTTTTTCTATCAATCTTCTCTTTGTAGTATCAAATTCAAAAAACCGGGTACCAATCTTGGCTCCAATAAAGTCTGCTGAATTTGGATCTAAGTTACAGCCGCTGAACTTTTCAATTACCTGCTGGGCTTTATCATTATCCGCAATATTTCTAACAACAACGTCAAAGGTTGGGTATTTTACAAAATTGTTTGTTGGAGCTTTAATGTTCTGAATACTAATCTTTATATTCTTTTGTGCCCATGAACCGTGACCCAAGGAGATTATCTTAAACAACTTCTGCATACTTCTCGGATTGTAGCTGCCAGTCAAAGACGACAAGTCTTGAGAAATAAACCAGCCTGTTCTTGGATCGGTGAATGACCTCTTTTGCCTTGCGTGGTGAACTTGCGTTTGAGTAGATCTGGCCTCAGTATCTGTCGCTAAGTGTAAAATAACACCCCAATATTTATTGCCGTTGGTGTTGGCGAGTGACGCAGTACAAGTTGTGGCAACATGATTTACAAATGTGTTTTCGTAACTCTCGCCAAGCCAATAATTCTTTTGTGAGTTAGAGGGAGTTAAGTAAGATGATGTATTAACCAGCGTTGGGTTAGTATTAAAAACCTTTCTTATGAACCGGCCGCTGCTCTCGTCAAAGTTAAAGGTTATTTCTTCTAAGACATTCGTCCCTGAAATGACTGCTGTAAAGGCACCGGAGCTATCAGAGGCAATCGGCTCGGCTTGAGCAAACTCTTTTGGGTATGCAGATGAGAATGTCGAGTGGCCCTTTAAGCCAACAGACCCTTTGTTAACATACCAGACTGCAGCCAAAGAACCAGTAGTTTGCTTTAAAGCTTTGTTTTCGCCGCCAGAGCCAGTAATTTTACTATCAAAAACCCAAAGGCCGAACGCGCCGCCTTTCATCTCAGACGGGCTTCCTACCGATGCGTTTAGCAAAGGTGAGCCTTCGACGCTCCAATCGGTTGATGCCTCGGCGGCGTCCATCAACTGATCTGTTTTCCAGCCGGCAAGAGCTTGGACATCACCTGTGTTGTTCAAATGTGCCGTACCACCTAATCTGAAATAAGTAAGCGTTGGCGAATTTTTTAACCATGCTTGTGCGGCATATGTGCCGTACATCGGAGTAATTTTATTACCATTACGCCAAACATCATCGCCGTTGCCACCAGCAACGGGGTTACCATAAATGTTTACAAATTCCTCAAACGAATCTACTGTAACGGGGCGATTGGCGGGTCCTCTAAAGGCCCGACCAATAATCATTGGACCTATTTCTCTTGGCTCTCTTGGCAAAATTGAATTATCAATTTCGTTTAGAAAGACTCCGGGTGAAACAAATTTAAACTTCTTAGCACTCATTTAATCGGGTCTCCTAGTCATACTTTGCTATAGTAAATAGTTAAAGAAAGGTCAAAAAGTATTAGTCTTTAAAAAATCCATCGCCGGCTTCATTAAGATCTCCGACTATAACATGTTCTCTGGGAAATCTAATTTTCACCTGATTTTCTACGACAGAATAATCACCTATATTGTCATTCACTCCACGGCCTGTAATATAGCCCAGCACTCTAAGCTTAACCGTGGCTTCATATCTTTTTTCCTCTTCAGCCAAATTGCTAATATTGTCGTCTAAAGTCATGCCATCCAAGAAAGCCTCATATCTATGATTTCTAGAATAAATCATAAAATTATTAATATTATTTGAATAAACTGCAAGATACTGGAGCATCTGGTTCAACTGGCTTTGATAATCAGACCTAATATTAATTGAATAATTAAAATTATAATAAATTGGAAGCGGAACATAATATCTTTTATACACAACCCTCTGATTCTTTGGGGTCGGAAAATTTTCATCCTCATTATTTATTCTTAAATTTGTTGCCCTTGCAAAATTTCTTGTCTTTTCCTGAAGCACTTTTTTACCAATATAAAATTGGTTCATTTCGCGATCAACACCATTTTGTTTTTTTCTAAAAACATTTCCCGGTATGGGGCGGTTGCCGGCAACTGCTCGCTCCATCGTATCTCTCTTAATCGATATTAAAGGAAAAATTAAAGAATCTGAGTCTGATTGTCTTAGTTCTCTATTTGTTTTTATCTGGTGCGCTCTTTCTGAGGTAAGCCAAATTACTGGAACTTTTTTAAACCCTGAGTTGGTTTCTGTGTGTATGTTTAGAGTTTCATCAACCCACTGCAGCACGGCATAATCAACCGTCTCTTGATTACTCTCTTTTAAAACTAACTGTTCTTGATTTGGAATCCCCAAAGTTTTTAAAAAAACTGCCCTGCTCTTGCAAGGATAATGTACACCCTTTGTATTTGTGTGGTGTCCGGTACAACCAATTTGCTGCGCAGCCTTTTGTGCCTTCTTGCTGCTTTCAAATGCATATTTAACATCGGCAGCGTATGAACTCATTTGTTTACTTGGCATTAAATTTACCCTCTCTGGCTCTTATACACTTGGCGACTATTTCAACCTTGGTGTCGGTCTGGCCAAACAGTTGTTGAGGTTCGCTTAAGGACACTATCTCATAAAACAAATCGCCGTATTTAACAAAATCTCCTTCTCTAACATATAAGTTTTGATCCTCTGTAAGTCTACGTTTATGAAAATGAATTGTAATTGCTCGCCTTCTATCAACGCCAAACTTGCCCGTCTCTGTAATATATTCATTCCATTCAATAAGCGCATAGACTTTAATCGGTGGCAAGAAGGTTTTAGTTATTGCCTCGCCATATACCTCGTGAAATTCAGTATGTTCTACACTAATTGGATAATAAAAAACACCTTGCCCAATTACTCGCTCTACTACTTCATCTGTAACTTGTTTAACAAAGTTTCTTTCTTTTTCGCCAGTAAATAGAGGGGGTGGCGGTGCTTCTGGTCTTGTCCATTTCTCGTTGTCGTTAGCCATTCATTATCCCATAAAAATTGGTAAGGGAATTTTTGTATGTAGCTTCTCAGCATTTTCTGCTAATTGTGCATCCCTCTCTGCCAATTTAGCGTAAGTTAATTCATCCAACACCTTGTTAAGTTCCTCTTTAAGTGAAGCCTTCTCCTCCTTCGCCTGTGATAATAAATCAGAAGCATTAAGAGTGACATTATTGCCGGGGATCGGGATTGTACTCAGCTTACCTCTAATCTGACCCAGCACTTCCTTACTTAAAGCTAACGCGTATCTTCTAATCCACTGTTTACCAATTGAGTTTATATTTTCAAACGGAATATTTGCATAAGGTAATGTGTTTAGATTATTAACACCTTCAATTCCAGATCTTCTATCTGAATATTCATCTAAGGAACTCTTTTCAAGCCTAAATTTAAAATACATTTTTGATGGGTGAATTCCATCTGGGGCTGGATATATCCTCACCTTGTTGTTGTGAATCTCATATGAGTAATGTGAAATCCTTGTGTAGATTGAATCTTCATAAGCCATAGCCTGAGCTTTGTTCTGCCAAGTAGGCACTACTTCAAAAGTGGACTCGTCTGAATATTGACCATAACTAGATAGGTTGCCTACCACATTCATGCCACCGTAATAATTGAAGAACCTCCATTGTGCTCGGGGCGCAACATAGAAAACCTTAGTTACTGTAATTCTATTATTATTTAATGCATCGCCGGCGTCTAAGTCTAAGTTACCGGAGGCAATTGCGCCGGAAACCACATCCTGTAAATCATAGTCTTGTTTTTTATTTGTTAATCTAAAAGAGGCTGTATATTCGGTTACATCGCCGTTTAAAGCAGCTTGGATAGCCAAGCCATCCCCAACACGCTGACTGGCTTCAAACGTGAATCTGGGCATTTTTAAGGCTGCCCCGGTAGGCCCTTCTGTAATTTCACCATCCTCATTAAATGAAGCGGTGGCGTTTCCGAGTAAATCGCCAAGTGAATTTTTTGCCTGATGTAAGTTAACTATATAAGAATATTCTAAGACAGCTTCCTCATAAGAGGCATAAACATTACCTGTTTTTAATTCGATATCTAAGACATCGCCGCCGAGTTTCTTATAAGTATAGGCAACCTGATCTACTGCGCCTGCAAGAAAGGCTTCCGAATCACTATAAATTCCATATGGTAACAAACCCGCAACTTCTGCGAGCGAGCCAGTTGAAGTCAATATGGATTTGCTTGTCTGGCTTTCCGGTGTTAAAGTTGGCAATGCTGGCATTATTTAGTCTCCTGTCTTAATAAATAGTTATTAAGTTAAGACAAATAAGTCAATTAGATTTCTTTGTTGCTGTAGTTGCTTTTTTATTGCTATTTGTCCGACGCGTACTTTTCTTTTTGCGGGAAGTGACCTTTGGTGCCGGCGGCTTTTGTTTTGGTGTTGTTACAGTTGGAGCTTTTGTTTTATTTTCTTTTGCCTCGTTTGATACGGCCGGCTCTACTTCTTCCTTTATATATTTGACAACAACAGGAATCTCCGCTTCTTCAACTTTTTCCTTTATCTCTTTTAAAACTTCAAATTTTTGTTTTAATTTTTTACCAAACTTTTCTATGTTTAAAAGATATCTTTTCTTCTTTCCCACTTTAAACTCCTATAAAAAACAAAAACCCCTCCTATAATTGAAGGGGTTCATGTATAAAAAAATGTTAAATTAAAACCTGTCTTCGATTCTAGCCAATTCTCTGTTCGCCAAAGATCGCTCACGACCGGGGGCAGCGCGTTTTGCCTTAATATAAGCTGCCAACCACTCTTCTACGGTAGGCTTTCTTGCCGGCTTGCTAGGAGCCTTTGGTGCTGGTCGAGCCTTTACTGATTCAACCTTTTTAGCTATAGTCTTTTTAATTGTTGCCATTTTGTTTAATTCTCCATATTATAATAATGTTATGTTATACCTGACTAAATAACACAGCATCGCCCGTGATTGAACCAGATACAACCATTACACCGTCCAACAACCAGCCACGGTCACCAGCTTTTGTTATGGTATAATGAGAGCCTTGAAACCCTATTGATTGTGGTACATTAATTCCAGCGACAGAAGCTGATAACACAGTTACTGCAGTAGTCCCATATGCCGCTTGGAGATAGTGGCTATCGCTAGAGGAACCTTTACTTAACTCGCCATGCTCAATTAAGAACAGGCCGCCTTCAATAGTATCTCCTGAAAGATTACCTATCTCTAATGTTGATCCGGTGACAGCATGGTGAAAGTGATCTACATTCACAAAGCTAATATGCCAGCCGTCATGACAATCTGCACTAGCTGGAAGGTGCACCACTCCGCCGCCGGCGCCATAGCCAGAATCAGAGTAGTTACTACCAGTTGATAGTTCAAACACCGTTCCACAGTCACGGACGTGAATCTCGTTTTCAAGAGTCATATCCAATTTTTGGACTCTAACTCTATCAGCATGTGAAAATCCGTGTTTAGCCATTTTATACCTCCAACTCGTAAATTGAATTCGTTGATCCGGCGCTTGTGACAGAGCCTGAAATTGCACTAACGCCCGTGAGTATCCAGTCACTAGTGCCATTTAAGACCTCTATTCTTGACCCCTTAAGACCAATTTGAGTAACTTCTTTTATTGTGTTAGTGGTAACAGAACCAGACATTAAAACTACTTTATTAAACCCTGTTGAAAGAGCAAATCGTGTATCAGAAGCTGCAGCCACACTAAGACCATCGTTTTCAACCATGGCAAGGCCACCGACGAACGTTGCATCCGCCGCGATATCGGCTGTGGCCATCCCAAGTGTAGCTCCCGTCACAGCAAAATGAAAAACATCCTTCGTTATAAAGCTGCAATTCCAGCCCGTTTCAATATCATCTCTTGCCGGCAAGATAATTGCCGCGCCGCCAGCAGAGAAAGCAGAGTCGGAATAGCTTCCGGTTGATAAAATAAACGTTTTGCCACAGTCAGAGGCTAACAATTGCTTGGTTAGAGGGTCACCACCGGGAGTTTCCTGTTCGCCGAGATCTATATCCTCAACAATCCCCTTGTTTGTGAATGAAAAACCGTTTTTAGACATTATTATTACTCTCCATTCTATATGCTCACATCATAATAGCCGAATTCGTCAGCGTTAGTAGTTGGAACAGCACCGGAAATTGCAACAATACCAGATACTAACCAATAATCAGTACCGGCAACGATTCGAACTTTTGAACCCGGGAGGCCGACACGCGTAAAGTTTGCATAAGACCCGGGTGATCCAGACACTAATGTGAGTGCGCCTGCAGCGTTATCCGCTGGTAGTTGTGCGTAGTAAGTGTTGCTTAATGCCCCGACATTTGTAGCTTCATGTTCCATTAGAGTGACGCCGCCATACCATTTGTCAGCGGTGTTCTTATAAAGAACTGATGCAGTTACAGCATGGTGAAACGTATCAACTCCAATAATTGTTATATTCCAACCTTCGTCAACATCAACTAGGGCCGGCAAGTAACAGTCTCTGCCACCTGCTGTGTAGGGGGTGTCGGCATAATTACTACCAGTCGACATTTCAAATACTTTACCGCAATCATTCAATACGAAGTATTTGGCGCCGTCAGCGGTTGCTCCGAGGTCTAGACCCTCGACCCTCTTTTTGTCACTAAATGTAAAAGCAGATTTACTCATTAATGGATTTTTTCCCTAAGATTAAATAAATGGTGTCGTTTGACTAGAACCCGAGATAGCGATTAATGATTCAACACCCCAGAAGCCATTCGAATTATCGACGCAGGTAATAGAGACGTAAGAACCGTTATATCCTTTGCCGCTACCTGTGCCTCGGGGGGGCTGGCCTGCGATGAAAACATCGCCCTCACCTTGAGAACCACTCATCATTTGGAAAGCGCCGCTATAGCCGCTGCCGCCGGTGCCCGTTGGGTCTGTGAAGAATTGGTCATAAGAGCCACTAAGGCCGCCGCCACCAAGGCCGGTAACTCCGGTGCCGCCGAGGTTTTGGAGAGAACTAGACATCTCTGCGAAGGAACAGCCACCATAAAGTTTTTCATTACTATTGGAACATGAAATCACAGTAGTTTTTCCGGTCGATGGCGGGTGAATCGATGTGACTTTTATATTCCAGCCATTCTCAACATCAGTAATTGATGGTAAGGTAATTGTAATATTATTGGTTGCGTCCGTAATGTAGTAGGTAGTACCGCTATCTTTTGAGCTTACTTCCTTCGTCAAGTCCGCTGCTGATGCATCGAGCGATTCTACCTTGACTTTGTTACTGAATGAATATCCGTTTTTAGACATGACTAATTCTCCTTCTGAATCTAGTATCATAATAAATAGTATCTTATAAAAGAAGATTCCCCGCTGGTCATAAAAACCAGCGGGGAATCCCTCCGTTAGGTTAAGTTAATTAAGATTAACCAACCAAGTCATGACAAATGACCAGACCGTACATGTCTGAACGCACCATTCTCTTGGCGTAGCGGGTCATGACACCCTTACGAGGCACGAAGTCCTCTGGCCCAAAGATGGTAGGCGTAACCTGTAGCGGAACGTAAGGAGCATAAACATAGCCACTCTCTAAGAAGCTGCTACCCTTGCGACCAACGAGAATTACATTTCGCGGGAAGTAAGGATCGACATAAGCGTCGAACTTCTTGCTGATAGAGCCTACCTTGACAGCACCAACGGAACCACGATCAGCGTCAGCGGTGACGCTAGCGCGGAAACCAGCAGTAAACTCAAGGATGTTAGCAACTTCTGGTGAGCAAACGATGAAGTTTGCACCGCCACGAAGCGTCTTACGGTGGATCTGAGCGCTTACGTCGTTAATGGTCTCAATAAGCGTCTCGTACCACTCGCTAACAGTACCGGTGAAGTCAGGAGCAGCCGTAGTTGCACCAACTTCTTTACCAGTTACACGGTTCAAGAACTTGCCAGCATGGCGTGACCAGTGAAGCGTACTAGCAGTAGCACCCTTAACCAAGTCTTCCAAGATCTCGCGATCAATTTCTAGAGCAACATGCTCAGAAAGAATGCTGGTTAGCTCAACCTCTGCGTCAAGGTTGTGGTAAGCGTTGAGGTCTTGACCCAACTCTGGAGTCCACTTAGCCTTGAGCTTCTTGGTCTGCGCAGTAACGGCCAACGAATCAACCTTAATGTCAAGTTCACGAATAGTCGTGTTCTCGCCAGTTACGGAGTTGATCTTATTCTCGCCGTCGCCTGCACCTTCAAGACCGATTAGATCAGCCTCAACGGAACCAACAGCATTACCCTGCGAGTAATCATCCTTACGAGCATACTGGAAGCCAAGACCGAAACCGGTGTCGGCGGTTGCGACCGAAACCATCGCTGCAGCGTTCGTAAACACGAAGTAAAGATCGTTAGTACCCTTTGGACGGGTCGTAAGTCTACGAACCTGTCGAGTATCAGCGGCGGTGCCACCGACCACACAAAGAGCGCCAACACCACCGGTTCTGGTGGCAGAACCAATTTCGCTGGTGTTGTCGGAGAGATTGCCACTAATCGCAATCAAGTTGTTGAAGTCGGCGTCGGTGAGACCACCAGAACCATCATTCTTGATACCATCAGCCAACTTGAGAACCTTGATGAAATGACCCTCGTTTAGATCTGGATCATAAGCAATACGGTTAGCAACGTCACGCTCAACAACCGTTGAAAGCGAGCCGGCCTCTAATAGAGAACGAAGCTGTGCAACGGTCTTTGCACCACGAAGAGAAGTCTCGGTGGTGTGGGCCAACTGAGTTGTTGAACCAGAGGCAGCAGAACCGGTTGGGCTTGAGTATGATTGGTTAAGAGCATAAAAGCTAGTTTCACCACTCAGAGTGCCGGCGTGGTAGGTGTCATCCAAATCAACACCACTCGTGGCGATCTCTGAACCGACTGCGTTACCACCGTAAACTGACTTGCCTGCAACTGCGCCGGCGTGCTTCATAGCACTATCGGCATAGGTGAAGTCCAAGAAGAAAATGAGGCCCGAGGGCAAGCTCATCGGCTGAACACTAACGAGATCGTTGGCAATCAAGCCACCGAAAACGCGTCGAACAATTGGGAACGCTACGGCTGCGAAGCCTTCAACGTCACCACCGCTCATTACGGAAGCTTCACGGAGAAGTTCCTTGGCTTGGTTTTCTAATAGCCTAGCCATGCTATTTTTATGAATATCGCTGTTGAGTCCCTCTAAAAGACCGGTTTTTTCCCACTTTGTGAGTAGGGCTGCACCTTCCTTCTGGAGATCACGCTCAACGATGTTTTCTGTCAATTTTTCTACAATATTAGACATCGTTAAATCCTCCCTTGAATTATTTTTGAATGCCTGCCAAAGCTTTCATGCGATTGGCAAACGTTTCTTGTAGATTATTACTCTTTTGAGACTCTTGAGCCTTTAAGAGCATAGAAGTGTTTGTGCGACGACCTACTGCTTCGCTCAGAGATTTTGGACCAGTCTTTGGAGTCCCAACTGCGCTTTGAAGAGTTTCGTACACTACTTTTGCTTTTTCTACACTATCAGTACTCTGAATTGATTCGACAATTTCATTTTTTTGCCGCTCATTCAAGGAGCCATTAGACAGAACTTTATTAGTGTATAAAAGCTTTGCATTAATGAGATTCATCTCATCAAATTTGGTTTTAAGACTTTCAACCGCCTCGTATAAGGCTTCATTTTCGTTTGTAAGTCTTGCGTTCTCTTTTTGTTCTTTTTTAAGGGTGTTTTCAGCCTTTTGTAAATTGACCTCTAAAACTTTTTGAGTCTCTTTATGCTCTTTTGTCAACTCTAGCTCCATTTCAGCAATAGCACTTGCTAAAAGATCAAGAGCGGCCTCCTCATCTAACACCTTTGTTCCACGATTCATCCAACCGGCTGGCGTGGCTTCAAAATCTAATTTCATCTTTTCTTCAATAACTTCTTCTTCCACTTCTTTATTTTCTTCCTCGTTTAAAGAAGCTTGCTCGTTTTCTAATTCTTCTGATACGAGCTTGTCTATTTCCTCATCAGAAACAGCGACCTCATCAGAGACGTTTGATTCTGCAACAATTTTTTCTAAATCGATTTCAATAACTTGGTCTTCCTCTAGTTCAAAATTATTACTGTCAGACAAGTCGCCAAAGGCATAAGCTTTACCGTCATACTCATCTAATTGGGCCTCAACGATGGACTTGTCGTCTTTATCCTCTGGGGCTACAGTATCTTCACCGTAACTCTCACCTTTTACTTCATCTTGCTCTAAAAGCGTCTCAATTGTATCTTTAATTTGACCTGAATACTTGGCTAAAACCGCCTGTTCGGCGCTTTGAATGGCCGCCTCTCTGAGGGCTTTTGCATCAACTATTGCTTGCTCTAACATCGCTGACATAAGAATACTCCTTATTCTAACTCATAATAAATAGTAATTAAAATTTTAAAATGCTCATTAAGAAGAAAGGGCTTGTGATAGACGGGAGGATTCGCTGTCAGTTAATTTTCTTGTAATGATAAAAAGGTCTGAAATATGCCCATTTAAAGGGAGTGAAGCACCGGTGCCTCTTGCTCCAATATAGGCTTGATCTGTTCTGTCAAAATCATAATCAGCATCATTTGTTAAATCGCTGGCTCCAGCGGCAGTCAAGGATTCCCCATTTAAATGCTGGGTTAAAGCATCTGGAGTGGCTTCTGTATCGTGGGTAGTAACATAAACATATTCTGTATTAGAAGTAGTCGCTAAAGTGCTTAAGAAAAAGCTATCCTGTCCTCCACTTTTATCACCTATACCAGACCAAAATTTATCTCCACTGCTATCAATTGTTCCGTGGACTGCTCCACCATTAACTTCAGCATATCCTGAATCACCCAATTCCCAAACAATATTAGCCGCACCAAAAACACCCGTAATACAAAAGCGACTAACAACTGTAATTTTATCTGTGTTGGCTGGTATTAGCTGAATAGCATAGATTAAGTTCTCATTTGATTGAAATGAGTAGGCAGTTGTATTTAAAACTGAACTAAGCTCTGTGCTTGGAGGGTTTGAGCCAATAGTTGGCGATGTTCCCTCTACAACATCAATTGTTGAATTGCTCAAGTTTGAGCCAATTGTATTAGAAGTGCTCGTGGCATCAATCCAAGTAATAATATCACCACCACCAATAGCACGAATTAAAGAGCGTTTTGAACTGGCGCGATCAATGAGGCTTTGTTTACCAACAGAGCGACTTGATAAAGAGCCTTGTTTTCCACCAAAGCCGCTTCTCATTTAACCAACCCCAAGAGAACCAGACCAGTTGTTTTCCAAGCTGCCAGTAGCAATACCGGTAAGGCCGGCCGCGACAGAAGCAGAGGTCTCGGCGGATTCGCCCATTAGATAAATTCTTGCAACTCTCCACTCTCCTGTGTAGGATTCGCCGTTATCCAAGGAGAAGTAGTTAGCGTTACCACCGGGCTTGGATCCGGTAATACCAAGCGATGAAAACCCAAACCTCAAGACAGAATTGGTGCCAGTATTTGTGTTAACAACAGTAAAAAACCTAGTAACAGTTGGAAAATCAAATTGAAGTGGGCCGCTGGCGCTGTGAGGCACCCTAAAAGAAGCAGTCACAAAAGGTATGCCGCTCATTTGGTATTGGCCAACCGAGCTTAACCCCGCCCTATAATTAAAAAAAGTATCACTCATCGTTTATTCTGCTCCCGTTTTAATTTTTCTAAAACTTTTTCTCTTTTCATTTTCTCTTTTCTCTTCTTCACAGATGGTTTTATGTAATATCTTCTGTTCAGAACTTCTTTCACTATTCCTGCGTTTTTCACTTTTCTGTTAAATCTCTTTATAAGCGATTCGGCTGATTCGTTTCTGCGAGCTTTAACCTGTACATTACAACTATACATATTTTGCCTCTTATTTAATTAGATGCTTCCAGCTATTCATGCCGGGAATAGAAGAAATATCTACACCGGGATCGTTTGGATTGACGCCGGTGAGCGTGCCCGCACCTTTTGTTTCTGATTCAGGTGCAGGGGTTGTTCCCTCAAATAAGTCCACGCCCCCAAAATTGTTTTTAAGAATTTCAGTCATTTTTTTCTTATTTTCAGAAAAAGCCTTTCTTTCTTTAGGTTGTTTCTTTTGCTTAGATGCCCTTTCCATAACCCTTTCTGTCACAACATTATGTTTCGGCGTATTGGTTATAGTGGGCTGTTTTGCCTCTAGCAAATTAGCCTTTACAAAGCCGGCAGCTATTTCTGAAACTAAATTGCTAATTATGCCCTCTTCAAAGAGAACCTCTTTAACACACTCTTTTACGAGATTTTTTAGATCTTTTTTATTTGTTAACGATTTCATTAATCAACCTATTAATCCTATCTTTTTTAGTGAAAATTTTATTTTCGGGAATAGTATTTTCTGTTACTCTCATGAATGCGCCGGGAGTGGATGGGTCGCTGACTATATCAAAACAAATTAGTTGAAAGTCGTCTTGCACAATTGTCTCTCCAGATTGTTCCTTTACGGACCCAAGGCCCCTTGAGGAAATTCCAAGTTGGGCGCCACCGTCCACCAAAGATCTAAGTATGTTACCAGATGGAGTGTCCAAGACTTTTAATTTGCCCATTACAGTTTTTCCATCCATCCAAACATCTATAATCATGTGAGACACATTATTTAAATTAATAATTGAAGACTCTGGATGGTCCAACTCACCAAGCGCTCTATTATCTTTTACTATGGTTTTATAATTTTCGACTTCTCTCTTTAAAATTTTAGTTGGATAAACTCTAAAGTTGCCATTTTTACGATCTCCCTCTTGAATTTTTCCAGTTAAGATCATGCCACCTTCTTTGACAAACTTTTTTTCTTCCTCGGTTAACAAATCTTGGCAGACCCCGCCCTCACAGAGTTCATAATATTCTCTAAGAAGATTCTTATTCATTATTGTGTTACCTCTGTAGTGTCAAGCGGCGCAGTAGTCTTAGCTTCTACGTCTTTCGCCACCACTTGCAAAGCAGCCATGGCGACTTCCTCATCCAAACCCAAACCCACTAAAGCCTCTAACGTATTTTTTAAGTTTTCTACTTCAACACCAAGTTGTGCGAGTGGCTGCTCTTTTAAAAGTGTTTGAACAGCCTCAACGATGGCTACGCGCTCGATCTCTTTATATCTTTTTACTTTAATCTTCATTTTTCTATTCCTAAAGTAGCTAAGAGCCTTTGCAGCAATTAGTTGGTGGTCTAAGCATCCAGTGAGTTTCAGTCCAGATATTCATTTCTTGTCTCCCGATAATTTAATGCCAGAGTCATCGACCACCATATCTAAAAAGTAGCTAGTTCCAGCACTAAGCCAACCAAGCAATAAGCAATTAGCCAAGTTGAACTCATATGTAATTAGTTGCGAATATTGAGAAATGAACAGAACAATTATACCAACCCAAAAACCTGTGCACAAAGGACATTTAAATAACTCACCCAACTTGCCGGCTTTTGGCCTTATAGAGTTGAAAATTGAACCATATAATAGAATAAGTGTTAATCCATAACAGATTAATACATATATAATTAATTGCATTTTACAGCCTATAAACTAAACCATATGGCAAAGAGTTCGGATCTATACTGCCCTTGGTATCTTCCTGTGGCACTTCTCCCAACTCAGTACTATCTTCCGGGGTTGGCTCTACCATGTGTTGTTCGTATTCCTCTTCGTAATCGTCAATTGCCTTAAAGAACTCAAGCTCGTCTTTCAAAAAGTTGTATATTGCCAAAAGCAAAGCTTGAATTGTATCTACTCTATCGTTTATAGGATAGACGGCCTCAAGTGAACCGTATACATTACCACCCTGAATAGAATCCTGCACTATCATGCCCAATCGCGACAAGTAATCAAAAAATTTATCTTGAGAAGGATATGGATCAGTCTTATGCTCTCGCTTTCTAAAAGTCACAACTTTATTTTTCTTTGGCATAACAACAATATCAAAAAGAGGGTGATCGTATATAAGATAATCCCCGTTCAAAGCTCTCCGGAGGTTTAGTTCTATAGTCGTTGGGAACTTTACATCAACCTTTACTGATTTTGTGACTGCTGTGGCGACATCCGAATCAATACTAATTTTAATTTTTTCAGCCATTTTTAATTTCCTCTTTTAAGGATTGCATACTCAAAAGTTTCTTTAAAATTTCTTCACTAATATATTGCCCCTTAAAAGAAGCTATCTCTTTCTTTACTTCTTCTAAAGCGTTTCTCATACCTTCGGCATCCGCCTCAGCAATATAGCTATTGATTGTTTCTTTTACCTCATTCAATTCTTCGTTTATATAACTCTTAAGCTCAAGGCCGCCGTCTCTAACTGATTCGATATATAATTTTAAAAGAGTTTTTTGCCCTTCGTTTAAATTAGTATATTTTTTATTGAACTTGTTAGTGAAAATTTTATAAACTGCCTTGCTAACTTTCTCCATGTTCTCTGTTACGGCTGGTTTACTATCATTAACAATTGATTGTATTAAATTGTTCTCAAGAATAACCCTAGATTTTATTGGCGTTTTTTCATTAAAAATTTGGTAAATTGTAGCTAAATTTTTATAATTTGGCACAAAATTTTCAAATGAATGTTTTCCAATTAGTTTATTGATTGCTCCAATTAGTTTTGTTTGTTCGTTAAAAATATCTTTATTATTTAATTTTTCTCTGGTTTTTAACGCCTCGGAAATAATTTTTGAAATTATTTCTTTATTATATCCCTGAAGGTTTTCGAATTCTTTGTACAACTTAAGCTCTTCTGCTAGAATTTTTCCTTTTGAAAAATATTCTTTCAAAACCTTTACAATTGTTTCTTGTAATTCCTGCCTATTGTTCAACGAACTCTTTGTAAGCTCTGATATTAATACTTCGTAAAGAAAAGCGGTATTTCTTTTCTTATTATGATTTAGTTTCATCTTTTTTCTTCTCCAGTGAGTTAATAAGGTTGTCGATATCTTGTGAAGCTAACAACACCTTTCTTTCTATTTCGTCATTATAATTAGACTCGTTTACTACGCCTTTCGCTAATTTGTTTAATTCGTGGTATCCTTTGTGAGATTTGCGAGTGCCGCCCTGTTCCACGCCGGATAAAGACAGGTAATTTTTCTTTCTAGCTCCCATGTCGCGCTTATCTGTTGTAACTGGCATATACCACTTATCTTTTGATTTGTTTGTGGTGGTTTTGCCGTCAGATGTTTTTGTTACTTTATACCACTCATCATCTCTTTTTCCTGCGCCCGGTTCAGCGCCGGGGGTAACTAATAGCCCGCCCTCCTCTTCTGGGGCAGCAGGTGGTGTGGCAGGTTCAGCCTCTGCTGGTGCTGGGGTTTCTGCGGCTGGTTCGCCTATGGCTTCGGCTTCGGCCCCTGTCTCTGTTGGGCCTCCCAGACCAAAGCCGCCACCGAAAGCGCCGCCGGCGTCTTCGACAGTTGCTTGAGCGATTTTACCCATGGCAGCTTCTAATTTTTTATCATAGAACTTTTCTCTCTGGTTTCTAATAAATTCTTCTTCGCTAATACCAAAAATGTTTTCAGATATCCAGCGAGCGCTGAAAACACTTTGTGTTGCTTGGTTTGCAATTTCAAACTTTACTCTCATATTTTCCATCTCTTGCAATTGCGCAATTTTGGAAGGGTTTGTTAGACCAAGGGTAAAGGAGAGCAGGTCTTCACCTCTATATCCAAGCGTATAGAGATGGACAATACCAATTTTTTCTAGCTCGCTGACTATAGATCTTTGAATTCTTTGAATTGTTCTAGCAAAACGAATGTCTTTTTGTGCCAGAGTGGTTTTGTCCTCTGTTGCTCCAGCGGCCGAGTCTCTAATAACGTAAGACGGCGGCACTTTAATCGCGGACAACATTTTATCTCTGAGATATTTTACGTCTTCGATGTCATTAGTTCTTGCCTGACCGCCTACGTTTTCAATTTTTGTTCCAGAAGCACCACCACGAACCGGAATATAGTAATCCTCTTCGATGGAAGCTGGATTGTAGCGCAAGTCAACGCGGCCGGAATTAGAATCCACTACTTGATGGCGCTTCATTTGTGTCATAACCTTTTGCATGAACTGTTCGACATCTTCTGGTGGCACACCACCGACATCGACATAAAAGGCCCTTCGATCAGGTGCTCGGACAATACGATATGCCATCATGGCATCTTCCATCATGGTAAGCTGACGCCAGATGCGGCGGGCAGAATCTAATACTGAGGTCCCATATGGTGCAAATTTATCATTTCCCAAAATACGAAAGTGGCCGACTTGCCAGTTTTCAAACGTCATGCCGGCAGAATTCCATTGATATTGAATATAGTTTGGATTTGTTTTATCTTCACCCTCCAATCTCTCAATTTCTTGAGGTGGTAAGCCAATAACAGATTTAACACCTAATTCATCGTCGATATCCAAATAAACAAAGTAGTCACCATACTTGCACATACTTCTTGCGTAACCATATAAATTGAACTCAAGATTTAAAACCTCAAAATAGAGGGTGTTTAGTATTTCTTTAATCTCTTGATTGTTACATCTAATTTTTAATGGTTTTTCAAATCCATCGTGATAGGTAATCTCATCGGCATAAATATCAAGAGACGAGGCCAGTTCTGGAGTGTATTCCATCTGATCGAAATCCGCGTATCTCTCTGATCTACTAATATTTTTAACCACATCAGACATCATTGTGTCGTATGGATTGTAAGATTTTTTCTTAAAATCTTGCCCACTTGCAGTTCTAAAAGTACTTGCGTATTTGTCTAAACGCTTTCTTCGATCTTTTCGTACATTTTGTTTTCTGTAGTTTATGATAGGTCCGGAAAACAGACGCGTTAGCCTCTTAAAAAGTTCCGAACTGTTATTTTTTGGATTTCTTGAATTATCAGCCATCTTTTATCCTATGAAAAACGGTAAATTTATTACTTTTTCGTTGTTATTTTTAGTAATTACTTTCTGCTCGTGTTTTTTCATCCCCCTAACTGAAGTGTCCAACACAGATCTCTTTGTCGAGAAAGAAGCTAACATCGCTTGACTATAATTAGCTTCTCTCGTATTTGCTACCAACGCGGTGTCTCTGATCCAACAAGAAATAGCAGCAGACATAACTAGATCGTCGTTATAACTTCTCATCGCCTGAGCCTTACCATTATGCCAAACAAATGTTTTTAATTCGTTGGCCAATCTAATTGAATTAATTTTAATAACCTTGTTACGAATAAACTCTTCCAATTTTGCGACAACTAAAGGTCTTGTCTTCATAGTTGTTGAAAAGCCACAAACAACTCCAGCCTGTTCCTCTGCCATAAACCTATCAACCTGCTCGTGACTAGATTTTCTACTCCAATAAAGGTTTGGGTGCTTCATCTCTTGAAGTTTAGAAATGACCGACATGCCAATAGAATTATTCTCAACTACAGTTAGACACATACCATACTGTTTTGAGACATCAAAAATTAAATTAGCAAAAGTATCTAATGGCATTTTACCACGATATTCAGCGACCTGCTCAACTGTCTTTGTGCTAAAGACCTGAATTGCTGAATGGTCTGCACCGTCGCCTCGGGCCGGGTCGGCCACCAAAAAATACGAACCGTCATTTTGAAACGACTCCCAGATCCAAAGATTCCTATCATAGCCAGTCTTATATTTTGGCTCCCTACAGTTTTCAAAAACTCTTTCTAAGTCTTCCCCCTCAATAAGGGTCGCACCGGACATATTAAAATTGCAAAGTAACTCCTGAGCAATCTCAGTCTTTTTCATGTTTTTGGTTTCTTTTTCAAACCAAACATTATCTCTATCTGGGTGGACATCCCACGGGAGTCTCATGGGAACAAAGTCATTTAATTCTTGTTCTGCCTCTGTATACAACTTGTGAAACATGTTTCCCACGCCTCTTGGTGTTGAAAGAATAATACAATTACCGCCAGTAGAAAGTGTTGGGTACAAACCGGCCCACAAATCGTCCAAGCCCTCAATAATTGCAGCCTCATCAATAACCAAAAGAGACAAAGCCTCGGAACGGCCAGCGTCACCGGACGTAGAAATTGCCTTAACTTGCGATCCATTATCTAACTGGAAAGAGTTCCTGTTGTTAATAACAATTTTAGATATCATCATCCATTCCGGTAGGGACTTCATGGCTAATTTTACTTTCTTAACTAAGTTACCGGCGGTATCCAGCTTAGTTGCCATGACAACCACATTTTTGTTTCTGTGAAACAAAAGAAGCCATGTGATATACGCGGCACTAGTAGTAGAGAGACCAAGTTGCCTCGCCTTTAAAATAATATTAAAACGATTCGAACTAAAAGATTCCACACAGTCCTTCTGGAAGGGATACAGACTAAAAGGAATTAATCCCTTGAGCGGATGTGCAACTTTTACATAATTGTTAATAAAATAAACAGGATCTCTGCCACATTTAAGCAGTTCTTTCTTTAACTGAGATTTTGTAAGTTTGTAACCCATTAAACATTTCTTATCTTATTTAACCGGTTGTGAATATTAAAAGCTGATGTTTCTTTAATAAAGTTCTTGATTGTATCTAATTTATGAGCCTTCTGCTCAAGACCCTGCACTTCTTCCGCGCCGGCGCCACCAACCTTGTATACTTTTTTAGCAACACAGTTATATCTTTTGCGGTTAAGGTATTGAATTAAAATATCCTCTTCGCCAACCTGACTTAAATTAAGTCTTCCAACACCCATAGCAGCACATTCCTTTTTTAGAAAGTTTTCAATATTGGTAAAAGTATCCAAAATATCCTGCTTAATATTTTCTGCTGACTTGCCATGAAAATCTCTAGGTGACATCATGGCATGGTAATTGATAATTAAATGATTTCCATGGAATCTGGCGCTGAAGCCATCCATGACCCTGCTATCAGTAATTGGGTTGCCAGCTTCTCGCTTTAAGCCAATTGCGACACTTGGATCGCCGCTGTCATATCCCTTTTGAGACATGATGTTTGCAACTGCAGTTGCTAAGTCGTTAATGTTTGCCATGATTATTCCCTCTTTCGGCCCTCATAATAAATTATATAGCACTTTTCGCAGGCGCCATATTTATGATAAAAGACTTTATCGTTTAAAGATGTAATTTTTACATCACACTTTTGACAAGTCTTAACCTTTCTCCTATTAATTAGTTTTTCGTCCAATAAAAACCCTGCCTCTTGTTCGATCTTATTTGACGTTACCTGTTGAGCGGCGCTCTTTAGTTGTTCTAAATATTTTTTTTCTTTCTCTGGAGTCCAATATTTAGCCGGGTTTTCAATTGCTTCTTCGCCATATTTTTCTGATATGGCTTTCTCTAAGCCTGCGATATAATTTTGGTCTTTTTTCATTTACTCGCCTGTGCGGCGGCATAAAAGATTCCGATGGACATTCCAACACCGGCTATAAAGCCACCAACAAACCATAACTTAGTATAGTCTGGTTTTTGTGAATTTTTAAGGGCGGTGTGTAATCTTTTAACCTCGCCATCTTTTATTCTCATAAGCTCATTAAACTTTTTCTTGTTTGTGTCGCGATCGATGACAATAAGTCTTTTTTCAAAATTACATTCGGCTTTAATCTTTTTAACTGAATAGTCCATATTCAACTCGCAGATTTTAACAGCACTTTCTCTTTTTGCTGCAATAGTCGCCTCTGCCTTCTTGTCTAACAGGATGCCATCAAAGGGTGCCTTTTGACCCTTTTTTATTGCCGCTATTTTACCATTAGCAAAACAAAAAACTGGCATAAAAGTTATTAGTAAGATAATTGCTGTGGTTTTCATTCTTCAACCTCAACGATCTCCAAACCAAACTCATCAGCTAAAACGTGCAAGCGCAAGTCTTCAGGCATCTCGATAATTTCTTTGATGCGCTTCTTTTCTTCCCGTTTAATTTTTTTGCCTTGCGCTTTACGCTCTTCCTCTACCGCAGTAACAACTACACTAAAGTCCTCTTGAGCTTTTTTGATCTTCTTAACTTCTTCTTCATGGGCGTTATTTACAATTTTAAGCTCTTCTTTGCCTTGCTTTATCTTATCGTGAAACATCTCTTGATAAAGATATTTTGCTCTCTTCTTAGCAAATCTAGTAAGAATAAAGCCCACGACTAAAATCACACCAGCCCACCAGTGTGTTTTAGTCCAAATCCAAATTTTGTTTAAAATATGTTTAGCTGTTAGCCAAGTCATTATTTTCCTTTGAAGCGAGCTACCACGTCAACGAAACCTTGCGTTCCGACGTATGCTGTAGCGATGATGATCCATTGTTCTGAATCAACTTTCTCCGCTAAGAGAAGCCCTGTTGTTGTTAGCCATACCAAAAGTTTCTTTGATACAAATCTTTCTAAGTGCCTATCGGCAAATGCTTTTACTGCTGCCACCATTTTACCCTCTCTGGTTAGTTATTAACCGCAGCAGCAATCGCAGCCGCAGTCCTTTTCACATTTACAATTATCACATCCACACATTTTTTATTCCTTATTGATTAACAAATGCATATCCGTCATCTGTTTTAGAGATTTCAATAGTCATATCGACAATATCTTTTAAACTCTCTATGTGAGTAATTAGTAAAGTAACATCAAAATATCCCTTTACAAGATCCAAGATTCGAACAAAACCTTCCATATTTTCAGCGTCTAAAGCAGTCCCCGGCTCATCAAGAATAAACAGGTTGCTCTTGGGCATATTACTTACATTCAACAGCGCAATTCTAATAGCTATAGCAGCTAAAGTTTTCTCTGCCCCAGATCCATTTTCCAAAGGTCGGGGGTCATGTTTAGGATGCTTAATCTGAATGTCAAGCTTATTATCGTTGTTTTCAAAAAATACTTGAAAGTCCACCACATTAGAAAGAACTTTTGCGATTTCATCGTTAATCAGCGGCAGCGCCCTTTTAATGACATCGAAAGCAATTCCGTTGCTATGCATACACGTCAGAAATAAATGATGTGCTGAATACTCAGCGCTCAACCTATCTCGCTCCTTCCTCAAGTGCTCTAAATTTTCTAGTTTTTGTTCTAGAGCGCCATGTGTTCCAATCAAAGAATACAAACACTCGTTGCATTCACCAATTTTCTTTTGCCTCTCTTCAACTTCAGCTTTTTTAGACTCTAATTCTGAATAAAGCTTTTCTGTATTCTCTAAAAGCTCTTTGTTTTCTTCATAGTAACGAATCTTTTCCGTCAACTCTTGTATTAGTGAAGTACTCTTTACTAAGCTACCCGACATTCTCTCATGTTGAAATTTTAAACTCATCAAGAGAGATTTTTCATCCCTCCCCTTGCTTGAAAGTTTATTATAGTTTTCTATTCTAGATCTAATCTTTCTAACATCAAACCCGCCTAATTCACGATTTTTAAAGCCTAGTTGGTCTTCTAAAGTTTTTATTAATTCTGTTTGTTTGCTGATTTCTTTTTCAGCCTTCAGAGCGCCGTCCATGTATTTGTGTATTGGACAGTGTTCGCTACACGGAACATCGTGTAAGACGCGAGTTTGTTTATTATAGTTATCAAGATCCTTTTCAGCATGACCTTTTTGCTGTGTTAGTTTAGCAATCTCTTTCTCAATCTCACCAACTCGGCTAAGTTCACTATCAAGAGTGTCGATGTCGATCATCGCTAAAAGTTTTTCGCTCTTTTTAAGAAAGTTTTCCTTTTCACCAATTTGTTGTAGAAGGTCCTCTATTTTTTTAATAAGCTTATCTTCATGGGCCTCTTGTTCAAGTAATTGCTGTCTAATATCATTAATGTCGATTCTTTCATCTGGAAGTTCGGATAAATTTGCCTCCAAGTCAGTTATTTCTTTCTGAAGTGTGCCTAGCTCTTCTTTCAAATCAGCACATTCATTTTTCTTCTTCGCAACATCAGCGCCGGCTTCAAAAATTTCTTTTTTAACCCTCTTAATGTCCTCATCATAATCTATGTCCTTGACCCGCTTTAGAACACCTCTTAATTCTGATACCTCTTCTTTTGCTAATTTAAATTTTCTCTCAAAGAATTCAAGATCTAAGAATTTAGCCAAAATTTCTTTGCGCCTAGTTGAACCTTCGTTAATAAAGTTCATAGCGCCCATTTGCGAGGCCATAGAGGTGGTTAGGAAGTCCTCTAAGCTTCCAAAGACATTCCGTATCGCCTTGTCGGTTCCGCCGCGCTCAGTCTGGTTTAAAGAGCCTTTCTCGTCAGACACCTGATCTACAAAATCGAAGTCCGCTTGAGTTCTCGCCTCATTCGTAGTCTTACCCTTAAGTTTCTTAACATACTTCTCCGATTTCCTAGAAATCGTGTAAGTCTTATTATTTGCCTCAATCTCCACCACGCCAGAGCCTTGGTCCTTATTTTGGTTGATAATGTTGTAAGTCTTTCGAATATTTTTAGAAGTATTATTATAGATTGTGTAGAGCAGTGAATCAATGATGCTAGATTTACCACTAAAGTTTTTTCCAAAGATTCCCACAGTTCCAGCAAGTTTAGTAAAATCGACAGAATTGCCTTCTCCGTAGTTGAATAGATTGTCCCAGCCGAACTTCTTAATTTTCCAATGAACGTTCCTAGAAACGTCTTCACTTTCTTCGACAACCTTATTATATCTTGAATTAAGAGCGTAGACTTCATCCAAAGTTTCCTCAGATGGATTAAAGTCCATCAAGTACTCCTTAATTAGCTCTTGTTGAGTCTTTTCGTCTCTCAGATTTTCAAACAATTCTGCGTCAATTTTACCTTCAACAGATAGGTCGTTTGCACCATGTCGACTCAAGAAAGTAATTGATTCTGGCTTAAACCTATGCTTCGCGATCTTTACTGCTCTTCGAAGTTTTTCTAGTGGAATGTTAGAATTTGAAACAAGTCTCAACCTTGCCCCATGCTGACATTCGAATTTGTTGGGAATCCTGCCCGTTTTTGTAAGGTTGATTGTGACAAATGGCTTTGGGTTATTAAAATTTATCTTCCTTCTTTCGAAATCTGTCTTACTTTTAATGTCCCAAATGTATATCCCCTTGTCGTTGGTTTCGCCAAAGTTTTGTTGTATTGTTGAGCCTGCATAGGCGATGGTGCCTTCCTTGTTGAGATCTTGTGTCTTGTGGATGTCTCCTAAAAAAGCATAATCAAAATCATCAAAAATTGAAATGTCGTGCTCGCCATGTTCCATAACAAAACCGATATCTGTTCTAGAATATTTAACTGCGCCATGATAAAGGCCAATATTAATCTTTTCTGGCTTTGTTGGCTGAACCCAATTGTCCTCGTCAAAGACAGACAGAACATTAAGACAAAAATCTTTATCTAGATGGGTTTCGCCTGCATTTTTTAACAAATAAAGACTTGGATGATCCAAGGCTTCTACAATAGGAGTAATAGCATCTTGGCGATAAGAGTTGCGCAGGTTACCATCATGATTACCCAGAATGACGTAAGTTGGAGCAATGTTTGCCAAGTTCTTCAAAAAATCTGAACACAGTTCAACGAACTCCGGGGAGATCTGTGTTTTAGTATGTGCGATATCTCCACAATGGATAATACAGTCTACCTTTTCTTCTTTAAGCGTTTTGTAAAGCTGTCCAAAAACTTCCCGATATTCCTTGTGGAATTTTAGGTTTTTGATGTGGGTGTCTGCGATGTGCGCGAATTTCATATATGTTACCTTTTAGTTTCTCATTAATAAGAAAGAAATCAGAATTAACCTCTGTGGCGTTATTTTTTCGGTCCTCAAAAACGCTTTTTGGCATTTCAGCGATGTCCTCATATCCCTTGGTATCAATAACAAAAATTTTAATGTTGTCTTTTAATAAATTTTTAATAATTTGATTCTGCTTTTTAACTGCGTCGGCATCCAAAGCAAGATAAACAACTGTATTGTTTTCGACAACCCTCTTTCTCAGCAGAGATTTTTTGCTCAAAGTAGAGCCTAATAATGGTATTGCATTATTGCCAGCCCTAATAGCATCAAATACGCCTTCAACTATTATAACAGGTTTTTCAAAGTTAATCAACAATTCGTTAAAAACCATTTTGCTTTTAGCAATCGGAGGATTCTTATACTTATAAGAATCATCATAGTAAGTCCTAGCAATAAAAAAATTACAATCCCCTTGTTCATCAAAAGAGGGTATTATAATTCTATTTTCATATTCTCCATAGGGACAAAATCCTATTTTATATTTAAGTATCTCTTGTGGGCCGATGCCCCGCCTTTTTAAATAATTGATCGCCGCATAAGAGTTTGACAGATCCTTTCTTCCTAGAAACAAATAATCGTTTGGAAGTTCCAAAGCAACTTTCTTCTCTCCCTTGTTTGAAAACATTTCCAAAATTCTTTGATCGAAATTGTCAATTTTTATAGTTTTGTCTAACTTCAACCATTCAGAGATATCTTTTTGATCTCCAAATCGACGGATTAGAGAAAAAATCTTCTTGCCAGATGTGTCACACACCCAGCACTTCCAAGCGTTTTTACTTAAATTAATTGAAAGTTTCTTTTTATGATGATTACAAAAAGGACAGTGAAAGAGGGTCTCACTTGAGGATTGAGAATAATCGCCCAAAATACCTTTTAAGATGAATTTTTTCTTTCTTTCTGACATTCTAAGTAACCAGCTTGGGCGATAATATAACTGTCTGCCCGATCATAACTTCCCGGCTTGGGATTATTGTTTCTGGTATATTCTACCTCAAAACCGCCTACGTTGTCAAGGACAAATTTTAACACGACCGCTTTGGCTTTTTGGCCGCGCTGGATCTTAACACCGCTAGCTTTTCTAGCCGACGAGGCAGAAACATACTCTGGCTCTCTGGCGAAAACATTATAACACAACCAACTAACAACCCCGTTAAATTTTGAAAGGAGTGTAAGAGTTTTTGCTGACGAAAAGCCCGCCCTGAACATTTGCAAAGATTGCTCAATCACAATTTTTGTGATTGGAAATTCTATCCTTATATCCATTAATTTATTATTAATAAATGAGGCTTTGTCAAAAAAGTTTTTTATTTTACGAGCATCCCAAGCTTCACAATAAACTACGTTGCCGCTGAGATCTATTACTGTCGCACCAGTAATACTAGTGGACACATCTAATCCTAATATCATAAATCTAATTTTAACTTAAAAGTGTAATCTTGTTCAGTTGTTTTTTTAATTGGAGTCGCTAAATTTGCAACCGCAATTAAATCACCGTCTTCATCATAAATCCCTATCTTAGAAATGTGAGTGGTTGGTGAAAACGATTCAGAGTAGTTGCTAAAAGAGCTAGATACAACATTTTTAATAGTAACTAGAGTGTTCTCTTCATAGTGTTTAGAACCAGAGGAAACAACGTATATTTGATCGTATGTTTTGGCGTCGTGGGTCTGTTTTCTCTCTATGAAGGTTGGATTGTTGCTCCAAACTAAGTCATTCTTGTTCGCATGGGCCATCATAGTATAGGTTGGCACTAGTGTTTCCCCTTCAAACTCTATTGTGTATGAGGAGCTAGCCGGGGCGTATCTAACCATTTCTGACTCTTTGCCAATAAAAGCCTTATAAGACATGAAGTGTGCCCATCTTGGATTGTCAACCCAGCCAGTACTAACAGACTGTGAATTTACCGGGCTTAAGTACCCGTCATATTTATCGTCATTTAAAGAATAGCTGGCCGTTATTACAATCAGGCCCTCTGGGTATAAGACAGTACCAATTGGTTCGCCGGGTTTGGCACCGGTTGTCTCATATAAAACGCCATTTTTATACAAATCTTGAGCCTCAGCAACCAAAGATCCAGTATAATAGAAAGAAAGTTTTAAACTACCCTCTTTTATTTTGTTACCACGATATAGCCTCGGCACCTCTATTAGAGAAACATAAGCAGATAAGGGCTGGGCATAAGTTTTACCACCCGCAGGCAAGCCTTTGTTGGCTGCAACATACTTTTCAAAATCAAAATATGGACTTAAATATTTATAATAGTTGTAGACGTTGTAAAGGCTTCCAAGCTTGTGCAGGGATGATTCAAAAGAAACACCATCAAGCAACGTTGCCTCTCCGGAACCGCCCTGTACAATATAGTGTTTTTGTAAGCTAGAAGTTATATCTGTATAACTGGAGGTGTAAGTTGCGCCCACATCAAGAGCTTCCCACCCAGCATTCTTTTTTAATTGATCATTAAAGAAGCGTATTGGGTTATTCAATCTCTTTTCTAATTCAGGCTTTATAGTAAAACCGGTATGGGAATAATCATAAACAGAAATAACATCTGTAGTATATTGGTCATGGACATCCAGACCAGAATTGATTTTTGCCTGATTAAGATAGAAATGAATTTTAAATTTTGGATTAGCTTGAAGATAGCTTAAAAAGACATCATCTTTCTTAAATTTAAAACTTGCTTTATTAAACATATCATTTTTTAGTGTGTCAGCTTCACCGAAATTAGTTGTGACTTCGAAGCGTCCTTTTTAATTGGTTTCGAAAATTTACCTACTGCCATCAATTCTCCATCAGAGGCGTACAAACCAACGCCAGTTATATACGCATACGCAGGGTTGTTTTTATTAACGCTGCCGTCGCTGTCAAGCCTAACTTGAATTTGACTTGATGTATTGACGTAAGATGGGTTGCTGCTATAATTAAAATCGTTTGCGCCTGCTGTACAAAGATAGTTTGCAACATTTAATTGTGTGGCGTTTTTAATAGAAATATTTTGAATTCTATGCCTCATCCCCGTAGCACATTCTAGAATAGTACCAGAAATCATCGCGTGGCCAAAAGTGTATTGTTTTGCTTGGGATTGACTAACGAAAAGTATGGGAAGGTGGCCGACTGTATCGCCGTTGGCACCAAAAATACTATTTGCGCCGAGGTTCGAACTTGATAGTTGAATCGCGGCGATGCCCCTAAATCTGTCCAAGATACCGACGTTGCCATTATTTGTGGTTTCTTTAAGTATTCTTAACCCGTTTTCCAAATCAACAGACCCTGAATCGGTTATGATGCGAGTCCCAACAGCACTACCCGTGCCGCTAGCATTAAAGGGGCGCCCATGTGAGCCGGTACCGATCGTTAATTCGAAAGAACCTTTTCTAATCTCATCCTTCATCATGAGTCTAGAAAAGTTAATAAAAATGGGCGTGCGCATGACGGTGGCAGTATTTTGAGTATTAAAATTGCCAGAAACATCAAAAACTCTTAAAGAGCCAGTTTGATTGTAACCAAGCATGACCGCTGCCATTTGCTTATAGATATTTTGTTTTGCTAAAATATCTGTTGACGTGCCTGAAACCGGGGCGGTGGAGCCGACCAACAACTCATTTAAATCAACTGGTGACGAATTTGGCAAGTATCCGACCGTGATATCAAACAAGGGATTGGCACTCTGACTTAAATGAGGATAGTCGTGACATGTTTGATACATACCCTGATCGTGGTTTTTAATATTAGAAAGAGTGCTGGCCTGATCTGGGTAAGTTCCTGATAAGACAGAGCCGGTTACGGCAATTGTTTCCTTTACAAAATCCTTTGTGGTTGTTATTTGTATGTTTGTTGAATATTTGCTAGCCATTTATATCTCCGTTATTCCTTGTTAGCTCTCTATACCTTAATAAATTTCAACGGTACGCTTATGTTTAGGTTTGTTGTAAGCCCCTCAACAATCATTACGTTAGTAATGTTCTTTGCTGTGGATCCATCAGTAAAGCTGGTTGTATCCGTTGAACCCAGAGCAGTCCAAATCGCGTCACTTGCAACATTAATGTTTGGGGCTGCAGCAACAGGAATTCTTAATCTGGGACCTCTAGCGCCCTTAATTGGCGAGGCTGCTTCGTTTTGCTGCAAGTCTTGCCAATAAGGACTTCCATCCTGCGACTCTCTGGTGATTAAATATGTTGCAATAAAATCATCATCAACTGAAATTGGATGTAATTCTTGGCCCGGGTCGGTATTCGGTACAAGGACACGGCCCAATCTATAATCCAATTTAACTAAAACTTGGGTCTCTTCAAGATCTGCCGGCAGAAGTTGCAGAAAATTATATGGACTATTGGCGCCGTCATCATTAACTCCATGATCTATGTAAATCCAACTATTTGAATTTTTTGATATTAAAGTTTTATCGTAGCCTTTTAAATATCCGGCCGGCAAATTAGCTGCAGCAAATTTTGAATCGTAAGTTGTCTTGGTGGCAATTATAATGTAGTCATCTGTACTAGATTTTGCGGTACCGCCCTGTGAGGTGTCAGTAACAAGAAGAGTGCTGTTTAAGTGAGATGAGTCCAGCCTGCTTGACATTAATAGATACTTCAAAGCTTTTGAGTTCTCTGAGATAGCTTCAAAGATGGGGGTGTTAGCAAATTTGCTGTTAGGTTGTGACTCTAGCGCCTTGTCATAGACAATTTCATCGTCACTCAAAGAAAATTTTCTTATATCAAAATTGCCTGCTGCCATACGGCGGCGACCTTCGTCGGTTAGAATAGCGTCTAACACTAATACAGAATCAGTTAAAAATGACATTTATTTGCTCCTCTCTTATATAATTAATTAGCTCTTATAAATAGTTTATAAAAAATTGTTTTTATTTATGTTGTCTAGTAAAACTTTCCTTCTATGTCGATTATCAATTCTTGAACATTTTTGTCTTTTGAAGATAAGTCTGTTTGATCCTCTCCAACTTCTATGTTTCCTTCGTCTTCCTGAGTGTCCGAATCACCTATTGCAAATGGGACATTTCTTTTTAAAATCCTCTCGCACGTTCCGGTTTTTAAGCCAGTATCCTTACATTTATAGCCCTTTGAACAGCCTCCGGGCTGACCCGACTCAATACCGGGCTTACAATATCTAATCGCATCACCGGATAATTGTTCTGGAGTTGCAACTGGTTTTTCAAAAGTTTGAGTTTTTTCAAATTCTTCTAAAAATTCCTCTTCTTCTTTGGTTAGGCCCGGGCCAATCATCTGTATTGGGGTTGGCTCATATTCAAAAACTAACTCTGCATCTTCAGGCACAGGTTCATCTTGTTTCATTTTCCTATAACTAAAAATTACGTTTAAATCAAATCTTCTGCGGGTCTTTTTAGATGTTATTCTTAGTTTATGTGACGGTAGATATGGTTGCCCCGCCGGATCATTATCTTTAAAGACTACCTCAGAGTCTTGAAAAAGTCTATTTCTATAACTCTTTGATGTTCCATCAAAATCTTCCTTAACATAGAAGCCCGGGATAAAAATTTCAGGTTTTAAAGCCGATTGTAGAAACGTTGGTGAAACATTTAATATTTTTCTAAAAAGCTTCTCTTTTATTTTTTCCTCATCTTGTTTGAAAAAATAGACCTCCAACAGCCCAAAAACATGGCTTTGCTCATTAACAATTCTTAACTTTAAGACTTTTGTTGGATCAGACATCACACCATCAGAACCAACAGCCACACCATAATAATAATAGTCTACGTTTGGAAGAACATCATCAGTAAAGTTGGAGTATCGGGTGCCTAATATTTTATGTGGTTTTTTACCAAATGACTCATAATTGTCTGGCTTGGTTGAGGTTCTATAAATACGATATTCTTTTAAAGGAATGGCAAAAGTGGTGGCGAAGTCTCCAAGCTTGATAACATTTTCTTGCTCTTGAATGTCGGTGCCGGCCGTAGAAGCTTCGGCGCCAACGATAGTGTTGACAAGAACTAGCGCCTTATTTGTTACACCTTTTTGAGTATAAATCTGAATGTCGGGAGGGGCCGGCTTAGTTATAACAGTTTCGGTTTCTAGTTTAAGGTCTGGTGAGTTTAACTTGTCTGGCGATGCAACAGGTGTGTGGACGACTATATCATATTTTGAGTAGTCTATTTTTACATCTACCGAGATTTGTTTGTTGTTGTATATTGGAAGTATCTCATTTTCATCGCTTGAAACTAAATTATTTGGAACAGAGGGGAGATTATATATCTCTCCATAATTTTTACCATATTTGCTATTAAGGTCAAACACATCTTGAGAAAACAGTTCTTTTTGATTTGGGTCCGGTAGTTGTTTTGGCGAACTATACACCAACTTTGTTCCATACACAAAATTTATTTGCTCAATATTGTAATAGTAAGTCTTTTTCTCCTTAATTTGAGAGTCGAAATACTTTAGATAACCAGCAAACCCGGGCTGATCATTCATAACATAAATTCTTTTTATTATAGAGTCATCATAATTGGCGGTTCCCTTCTTCTGAGTTGATTTTGTTATTATATAACCCAGCACTTCAAATGGAGACAGGGTGCCAGCTTTTATCTTTTCAAAGTCTTTTATTCTTGATTTACTATCAACAGTAGATCCGGTCCATTTTCCGGCTGGAAATTTGTCGTCATATGAAACATTTGGTAAGTTATCACCATCGCTGAAATTTAAATTAGTGCCGGCGTTAGCATACAAGTCGACAAAATTTTCTCCCTGATTAAACAATACTGCTTGTAGATTGGTTGGAATGCTTTTTTGGTTATCAATATATTTTTTTAAATACCCGTACTTTTTAACACCCAAAGAACTTATTTCATTTACCTTGTTAGAGGAATTATTAGATTTAAAATTAGCATAAAACTCTAAAGATGAGTAGGGTTTGACAAATTCAACATACTGATTTGATTTTTCAATCAGGGTTGAGGCAGCCAAGACTTCTGTTTCAAAATTGGCAAATGGCTCGCCTTGATAAATAAAAGTTTTCTCATCAAACTTGTTTGGATGACCTAGAGACTGATAATAAAAACTAAAAACGTCGTTTTCATTCGCTTCATCAGGCACGCGTGGCTCATTTTTTGTTTCATAAAACGTTTTGAAAAATGTCTGAGGTGCAACTATATTCAAGGAAGGTTTTTGGTTGTTTGAATTCAATTCAAAATTATAAAAATCAAAAAATATGTTACTGGCCGGCTTTAATAGCAGGGATAAAAATGAAGCCGGGGAAAATGAATTAATACCAGAAACTGACTTGATTGGGTAAAAAGATTCAAACGGCAAGGGGGTTTTAGGGGCACCGGGCATTTTAGAAGCCGCCAATTCTGCGGCGGATATAAACTTTCTTCCGAATAATTTAAAATCTTTTGATTTTGTATTGTACAAATAATCCATCGCAGCAAAGACTTTTGGATTTATAGTGAGGCGATAAAAATCAGGCTTGTTAGGAATTGGTAAAAAAGTGTTTGATGGCACCAATAAGATATTTCCAAAACCTAGGTCGACCGCTGTGCTTGTTTTAAGTAGTGTGTAAAGCTCTATATCCTTGTCTGATTTTGCCGTTATGTCATCTGCAACAGCGTTTTGGTACTTTAACAACTGATTGCCCTTATCAGGCGCAATATTTAAATCTTCCGGTATTTTTGCCGTGTCCGGAATTAAAAGACTAAAAGAGTTATTATAGTAATTGTCGGCGGTATTATCCTCTTTAACAATATTATTGCTAATACTAAATTTTTGTGGAAACACCTTCTGTAGCTTGCCGCCGGCCTGAGTTGTTAAAACTTGTGCCTCTATTTCATTTAAATTGACTAGTTTATAATTTTCTAAAACAATACTTCCTAAAAGCTCTTGTGCGCTGGTTAATAAATAAACAGAATCAGACAACAGCATCGGCACATTTACATAGTCCGAATCAGGGCCAGACTGTTTTACCTTGAAAGTAATAGAGCCGCCCTGTTTATAAATAACGTTATTAAAAATTACAGCAGATTGTGGTTTTTGTAATGGCATTTTAAGTCTCTAGGATAAAATATTGATTTTCACCATCTATAAAATTAGTTTTGCACAAATAATTAGAATTCGTTGTCAAAACTGTTCTAAAATCTGAAAGCAAAACAAAGTTTGGAGATGAAACGGAAGCATATGAATGAGAAAGCAGAATATATATTTCATCCATATCTACGGATTTAACGCACCTTATGTTAGACCTAGTAGTATTTTCACTTTTAGAATCAACCAACTCTAAACAGGCAAAATCTATGTTTAGACTGGGCGCTTTAACTTTTAATGTGGAATCTTCTTTATATTTGTTTATTCTTTTAAAGTTGTTTTCAAGACTTGGTAGTGATTTAATGACTACTGTCGGAATATTTAATGACTTCGTGTAAGTTACACTCGTCCTCTCCTCGCGGTTAACAACTAGGCCGTTTTCGATGTTAAGATCACTAGTCATGTTTTCATGCAACAACGGCTCAACAACTATTTTAAAACTATGACTGATTTGTCTAACGGGCGCAGCCCGTTTGGATACGGACATTCCAACAGCGGAGCCGTAATTTCTAGTTTTTATTTTAATTTTTTGATCGATAAAAGATATATCCTGCAACATCTCTCGCTTTAATAAATAATAGGTCCTATCAGTAACCAAAAAATTGTTTTTTGAAGCGCGATTATATATTTCTTTGTTCTGGCCTGTGATATCCTGAAGGTTATAGCACAAACTGGTCAAATCTGGCAAATCTTGTGACACAATATCTAATTTGGACATCGAATCTACAGTATTAATAAAATTAATTGCCCTTTCTCGCAAATTAAGCGCCTTATTAACTGATATATCAAGCAAAACCATATTAAAATCGTATTTTCTCTTTCGATGTGGACCAAAAAGCTGGCTAAAAGCAAAATAAGTAAAATTGCCCTCAACTCCTAAAATGGATAAAAGTTCTGGCTCTATGTGCCTGTCCTCTTCGCGGTATTTTAAGTTTGAATTAAAATAAGTTGTTAGAAGGCCGCCGTGAGGATCGTTCATATAAGGGACTATTCTAATTGATTGTATATAATCTAACAAATCATTTTTTCTATATAGCGTTGGAAATTTTAAATTCTCCTGCATTAGGGAAAATATATCCACTCCAAAGTATGCGCGGAGGAGGTGACCTTCATTTGTTTTTTCAAAACTAGTATAGAGATTGCTGAAGTTCGATATTTTCATTTGTACTAGCCCTCCTCATGTTAGAATTTGCAGCATTAATTGCGGAAGAGTCAACATCTATATTATGTACATGCGGCGGTACCCCAGAAACATCATACAGGTCAACACACTTGGGATAACAATCACTTTGTGCCGGCTGTACAACAAAATTTATTACACGATGCATGTGATTGACTTTTGAATTTTGTGGGTTTACAGCCAATATTGCGTATCCGTTACCGTTAGTGTCTAAAACATATTTATGATTGTGGCCGGCATTATAAGATGTTTCCCCCTGTATATTTTTTAGTGGCGACGGTTTTACTAATTTGGTTTTTTTGCCTGACTCGGACTTTAAATCTTCAAATGGAAATAATATTTCGTCATTCTCCACCACAATAGTTGATTGAATTGAATAATCTGCGTTGTTTGACAGCCCAATAAGTATCGGGGCGTTATTTTGTTCTATAAAATCGATCTCAAATTCTTGAGCGGTTGCAATATTGCGAACAACTTGACAATTGAACATGCTTGATCTCAAGTCAGTTATGGTGTTTCTAACCATGGCGATAAATCCGCTAGAGTCGCCATAAGAGGCGGGATCTTCAGATGGTGGCACCTGTATAAACGAGATTGTCAAAACACTAGCGGGATCGGCAAAAGTAATGTTTAGTTTTGCTTTATTGTTGTCCAACAAGACTATCTTGTTTATCTGATAGTTAAAATCAACCAATCTTGAGTTGCTAGAAAAAAGGGCATCAGAAGATGCAGATAACGTGGCCGTGTCAATATTTGTCTCTAACACATTTTTTAAATCATCAATACTTACAATATCAAAGTCGTCAACAACGTTTAAAACTTCAATATTTGAAGATGTTTTAAAATAAGAAAAGATAGAAGAAAATATTTTTGATTTTAATTCTTGTTCATCCAAAGAAAGTTGGCCACTAGTTCTATTTGTAGCGGTTGTGATATAAAAGCTGACTCCTAAAATAGTCTTATATAAGATCGATCTATCATTAATAACGCTTGTTGATATGCGGATTGGAGTCCCATCAATAAAAATCTTACTATCTAATTGTTTAAACATGCTCATTCTTTACATTCATCCTTTGGAACTTCAATTTCTAACTTCTTCAATTCATCACTATAATTTATATCCAAAACTTCATCCGTGTCAACCGATATATTAAAAAAGTACTCTACATGTTCTGAGGACAAAGGCTCATCTTCATCTACAAACTCAAGCTTTTTTAAGCTCTGCATGTCTCCTGAAAATTGAAAAACCTCTAAAATAAAATTTTCTTTATCGTCAAAAGCATTTTCTTCCAGTACTGACAGTTTCAGATCATCAGAGGTCCTTTTAATGTAGACTCTGCTTTTCTTTCCGTCCTCTTCAATATAAATTTTATATTCACAAAAAATATTTAATTGAGGAATCTTATCATGAATATAGTCGTCTAAAGTTGCCACCTTGCCGGCCTTCTCCAATTCTATTGGGAATTGTTTAATTGAGCCGGTAAACTCACCCTCTTGTGAATATATTCTCCAAGCCGGCTTGTTTTGTTGTGTATAATCATAGCCCCCCAACTCAAAATATTTTGGATATTCTAAATCGCCTTTTTTCTGTGGGAAGGCTACAGAACTATCCCACGTCACTTGCTCTTGAGTTATCGGAACATTTTTAATCCGCTTTTGTGCGTTGTTTTGGGATTCAGTAATGTACGCGTGCTTGCTGTCGTAAATTACCTCGTTATCATAAAAGGAATATGAATGAGGCTTAAACTTGCCCTTGGAGAGCTTTTCTCTCCCCTTTTCGGTCATAACCAAATCAAACGTTTCTTCTTTTTTATTAATAAACGTCATTATTCATCTTCCCTGCAATACACTTTGGCCGATATCTGGCTTAAAGGTAAAATTGTACACTGGTCATATGGCCAGTTGTAAGACCAATCATAATCTAAATTTTTGTCATATTCTTGCCCAGTTTTCTTTTTAGTGTACACATCATAATTAGTTTCAGCCCTATACTTCGCTTTAAATGTTTGTGCACGAATTGTCTTACCTTCAAATTTAAAATCTGATCCTAAAACCTGTTCGATTGGCACCGAAATGGTCTGAATTTGTGGCACCGATGTTGTCAGGCTCCCAGTTAAATTACCCTGCCAAAGTGCCAGCCTTTGATCTCGATTTAAGTTCAAAGAAAATTGGAATACTGCTGCGAAGTACGGAGCGATAGATTTTCTATTTAAAGATATTTGTCCGCTAGCAATTGTCAACTCGCCGGCCCGGGCCGACTCTCTAATCGACATAAGCCAGTCTAATTCTGGTGGAAACACATATTTTTCCATGGCTAATATTATATCATCAATAAAATCTGCCCCTTCGAATGTAGAATTTTCTCTATTAAGAGTTATTGAGTCTAGTTGTGTGTCGGTAAAGTATCTGAATCTTAGTTGGTTGGTTTTTTCTAAAAAGAAAAGACGGTTTAAGACACGGGCTTCATCAAGCATTATTGGTTCAGCTTTGCAATCTTTGTCATTTATGTATGGTATAACAACTACTGACTCTTCTAGGGGCTTGGTTTCTACGATATCACCAATTTTTTGTTTGCCTTCAAAACCAAATAATTTCGCAGCCGAAATGTTTCCATCATTAAAACTTACCCTGTCTGTAATGTTTGGATTACCGAGAGGATCGTCCTCCGTTAAAATTCTAAGGTATATACCCTTGTTACTTTCATATTTTGGAACGTAAGAAGAGACCGTTGCAACGCTTGGCACATCACTTGAATAAGTGCCGGATAAAGCGGTAATAGTATAAGAAGATGAGGCGGCGTCCAGCAAGGCTGTTACGTTTTCTCCGTTTGTTGAAACAAACGGGTTTCCGTCCTTAGTTGATCCAAAGATTAAATTATGCCTCATATCCATCGGAGTTACATTAGTAAATTCAGCGCCGGTGTCGGCACCATATGTACCGACGCCTTTGTTGTGCATAGAATAGCTAGCGCTTGCTAGATACTCTTCAAAGCTCAATTCTTCTAGGGCGTCTGACGCCGGCTGGTATTCTATTTTTAACAATCTTCTATCTGGTACATTTAATTTTGATCTTAGCATAGGGTTAGATGAAGTTACCTCAAAGCCCTTGAAGTCTGTTGAACCTTGGTTAAAAACATCCACGGTGTGTTTGCCTAGGCCGCCATAAGGTAGTTGTGGATACCATGGCCACGCTCCTATAAAATCAAAATTAGTGGTTGGCATGTAATCATTATCTATAGCAACCCACATAACAACATTACGAATTTTGTTATTGCTTCCCAGAACACGCTCACTAATTTTAAATTTACCTGTTACTGGGTCTGGCTTTTTAGTAGACTTAATTATACTTCTTTTAACTCCGTAAAAGTTTTCTATTTCACAAAAATAATTTTGCATAGCTAAAGAAGAAGCTGGCGAGTAGCCCTTTGTTTTTATTTCTGTATAAGACGCCGTTGTGTTTGTTGCATAAATTGTATCGAACTCATATACAAAATTCGGCAGCTTGCTAGAGTCCCAAAGAGCATTAACCGGTACATAATCAGACGAAACAAAGTTTCCTGATACTGTAGGGACATTCGAAGCGCTATATGCGTTTGGATAACTTCTAGTTGGGTTTGTTCTTACCGCGTAACTTGTGTTTAAGCCAAGCAGGTGTGAGTTATACATTAAACGACTGCCAAGGGCCGGCACCGATTGTGAATTCTGAAAATTGGTGTAAATTACAGAGCCGCTTATATCTTCATACCATTTCTTCAAAACAGTAGTTGATCTTGTTTGCCAATAAAAATCTTTGTACGGCAAAAATTGTAACGCAGAATGACACTCAAATTCTAATTTCTTCACTTATACACCTACCTCAAAACTTATCAATCTGTCTATGAATATCTTTCAATTCAAAAATTTCTTCTGTATAGCACGCCTCGCCCAACAAGCTCTTTCCCGAAGAGGGGTGGCCAAACAAGGTGAAGGAGCTTTCTACGTCTTCACCCTTTAAATAATTATCAACTGTATTCTCTCTTCTGTACTCTACAATCGCGCCCTTTGAAGGATTGTCTATTGCATTAATTGTAACAGTTTCATCAAAATATCTAAATGGTTTTCTATCATTAACAAAATCTGGACTAACTGAATCTGGCCGATTTGCAAAATTAATCTTATAGCCTAAAGACAGTTGAGCGAAAGTAGCGATCTCAAACGGCCCAGTTGAAATGTTTGCAAAGTGTTTAAACGCCTCATTATGGTTGATTGCCATCAATTCGCCATCATGGGTTGTTATTGTCACCCCAAAGTTTTTCTCAATTTCGAAAGTTTCAACTGGCCATGAGGAGAATAAACAATTTAAATATTCGCCACTTATACCTTCATAAGGCTGGCCTAGCGAATTGTTGACCAAGGCGATTTTTCTAACAGCGGTTCTCTGATCAAAGCCAACCTCTCGATCGTATTGCGTTAGTGTTTGTAATATTTTTTGGCGCCTCGGATAAATATACTCACCAAAATCAAAGTACTTTAGTTCAAAATTGCTTCTTTCTCTAACATTTTCGTCAAAAATGCAAATGTATCTATGGTTAGAACTTATATCTAAAATTTTCGTTTTATATTCATTAGGTAGTGCTCTAAAATTAGTCGAACCACTAGTAAAATACTCTGACAATCTTGGATATGAAATCTCATAATTTGTAGCATGAAGTGTATCGTCGCTCAAATTTTTGACTATAGCCGTATTTAACAAGCCCTTAGAAAATATTGGCGCTGTTTCGATTCTTACTGTCCCTTCGTCTTCTCTAGTCTCCGATATTTCTACAGGGATAGAATTTCTATATGTGCTGTTTTTAAGGACTGGCTGGACATGTCGCAATCTAGCTGCGCCTAGTGAGTGTTTATATGGCCCACTAGAGTTTAAGAAATACATATGAAGTTTTTTGCCTTCGGCTATACCTGCTGTAATATTGGGGTTTGTTGCCGACCCACTTGTCATGCCATCAATTTCATAACCAGACGCGCCAACGGTAACATCCCTGCCCACAACAATATTTGTGCCATGAAAATCTATGCGTTGAGAGCCAAACGGAGTTGCTGTGACAACCTCTTCGCTATTTGGAATTGTAATGCTGGCCTCTTCATCATAATAAGAAGCAGTTAAAGGCGCGTAATCTAGAATATCAGTCGCTATGGATGAAAAGTGAGAATTCACATATGGTGCATTATTATAGTCGCCTAGGCGAATAATGTTTGTTGCCCTGAACCATCTTTGATCGTAATTATTTTGTGAGTTCCTTGTTATGTATGCACTATCGTATTCAACAACATATGACTGTAATTCATCTGTTGTGCGGCGGCGGTCAGCGACCTCCAGCCTCAAGTGAGGATTTGGATTTCCAGAGTATATTGCGGTGCCAGCCCCTTGACCGATAGAACGATAACTATGTCCATCATTAGCCAGCGGCGTTGAATAAGCTTTTCTTAAAGCCCTTTTGATATTTAAATTTTTATAATTTAAATTCTGTTGTGGCGAAGCTTGCTCGTTCTCAAGATCATACCTATCTCTAAAAATAGCGCGGTCGACTGCACGAATCTCTGAGGTACTCGACGTGTTTTCAACCCTACTAATTGCCTTTCTATCATATGCTGCCAAGCCAGATATTTCTTCAACCATTACAGTCTTGGCTGCAGAGTAAGAAAAAATATTGCCGCTGACAGCAAGTGTTGATATGTCACGATCACTTGGAGTAATTCCAAATATTTCACCGGATGTTCCATCCCAGTTAAAGCCAGATTTATATTTTGTAATATAGCTTCTCTTAACTTCGTGCACTAAGTTCGTTGGTATGCTAGAGTTTACCTTGAAGGAGCCTGCATTATCTGATTTTATCTGCGGGCTTTGAATGCGGATATCCGGATTTGCGCCGGCCGAGCCAACCATAATGTTTACAGAATATTTTTCTTTCCTATCAGCTTCATCTTTTAAAAGTTGAGAATCAAGAGTTTTTATACCGACAGAAGACACAACTGACGGCTTTTGCTGGTATACCTCAAAGCCGATCCCAGAATTAAATGGCCTGTTTGAAGAAGATAAAATCTGAATTCCCATAGGACCCAAAAGCGTATCAGCCGTATATTCTCCATAGGCTTCAGAGCTAGAATCTCCTACACTTGCTAATGCGCGGTGAAATCTTTTGCCGTATAGGGCAGTATCCGCGTGATCCTCAATCAAAGGGGCGGAAGAGCTTTGTATGGTTACCAAAATCCCATCTGCACTTGTATCTTGAAATCTTCTTGTTTGTAGGAAAATATCATCACTATTAGAAGTGTTTGTACTGAGCGTTTCACCTTTTATGGCGCGAGCCTGACCACGAACAGCATATGGCGTCGATGCGGCCATGGCATTTCTAGTTTTAATTATTATATCAAGCTGAGTACGCAACGTATCGACATCTTTGGTGCCAACAATAATAGGGCTGCCGTTTCTGTCTTTTTCAGCCCGGTCTTTCATATAAACATATCTTTTAACAAAATTGCCATCTGAATTTGGTAGTCTTGTTACCTCTTTTGACCTCTCAAGTGATCGATTTGCCTCGTCAAAACCCTCTTCATCCACATAGTTGCCGCCACCCTTATAGCTTAATGTTGGGTCGCCCTTTGTTGTTAAGGTTGTTGCTGATTTGATGGCCGCTTTAGGATAGTCTGTTGAAACTGTAAATTCAGAATCATCTTGAGTTGCACCAATAGTTAAATCTGGACGGTTATTAACGTTTGTTAGTGTGATCCCAGTCAAGTCAACGTTGTCTGTGTTTAATTTCTCAGTCTTTGGAACATGTTTCCCTTCGTTTCCGGGTGGCCCCTCTGTGTTTTTATAATCATTATCAAAACTTTGTAACAACAACTCGTAGTGTCTTTTTACTTTGTGCCGATCTAGCACATGATCCTCTACTACAGTCCTAATTTTTTCCGACGTTGCGGCTGAAGCTGGTACTAGATTTGGAATTACAGAGTCTAAAGCACTATCCAAAAATTTATAAAGATTAACAAATTTGTCCAAATCTTCGACTTTATTAACTCTTGAAAAATAAAAATGCTTAAAGTGTTCAAGCTGCTTATAGTTGTCTCTGTACGAGTGAACTACTTCACCATACATGTTGTTAAAAGATATGACATCGGCAAAAAAGTTTAATATGTCTCTTGACAAGACTTCATTCTGGCTAGCTTCAAACGCAAAGAAGTATTTAACAGGCTTCTTGTTCATTTGATGTGCATCGAAATCATTATTTAATAGCCTAATCATATTTTTGCCATATAATGAATCTGGCCTATGAATAATTGATCCCTGCATAAAATCTAATTTTGTAAAATCCCCAGATGTGGAGCCGCTAGCCCATCTAGCAGTAAAATCTCTGCTGTTGTGTTTGCCGAAGCCGCTCATCGGGTATTGTTCGACTAGTTTTAAGGACCCGCTAGCACTATCCAAAATTTCATCACTAGACGAAACAATAGTATCAAATTCCCAATTTAACGCAAGAGTATCTGCCTTCAATATAAAACTTGCAGATGCCTCAGCCGATTCATAAGTGAAAGCTCTTTCCTGTGGGTTTGAAAGACCATAGTTTTTTGGATTTCTGGAATGTTTTGTTATCTCATCATTTGTTAGAAAAGAATTCCAAACCATAAATCTAGAAAATTTAACGTCACTCCTGTTAAGCAAAGCACCAGTAATGTTAGTTCGGTGGGCACCCAAGAAAAACCTCTTATTAGAGCCAGTTAAAAACTGACTAGCTGAAACATGAGAGATGGATGCGCTGGTTTCAAATTGTGCTAATTTTTCACCTAAGTGTGTCTTTACACCATAAAAATTTAATGTAAAAGTTGTCGAATCCTTCACATAGCTAGAGAATGGATATTCTTGAGGATAAAGCCTGACTGCCAATTGCCATGGAATGCCATCATATACTAACTTATCTTCATCAGCAAAGAAGCTAGAGGTCAACATCGGTATAAACCCAGTTGATGATGTTAGTACAAACTGTGCGTGGCCAGAACTGTTCCTTCTGGTTTGCACCTGAAAGTCAATATCACCATGGTCGGTGGTGGTGGGTATATGTGTTTGATTGTGAAAAATACTGGCGCTGTGCACACCAAACAAACTAGCTGTAGTCAGATCCTGCAGGCCCTGTAGTGATGCAATATCTGGCTTTTTTGGGAAAAGTATTTGAGCCTCTATGGTCATCGGTATATTTTCATTTGAAGAAGAAGGGAAATAACCATATGAATCCATTTGCTCATCAGAGCCTGAATGGTATTGGAAAATAACACCTTCTCTATCATCAGAATCCTCAAACCCTGAAAAGTCAACTAGCCTCTTTTTTACTATTGAATCATAAACTTTATCATCTATTTGGTATTCAACACCATCCGCATAAAGATTAATCTTAAATAATTCATCATCTGTTCCGTAACACCTAAACAGGTTTCTAAATGCCTTTTCAGTTCCTTTTGATTTTAATATCGATGTTAGGTTTGCGTATATATTCTTGTAAACTTTGTTTTTAAGATTGTATAATTTGTCTTCAAAAGTTCTTTTTTCATCCTGATCAAAAATAGTTGCCAAAACATCCGGGTCGACAAACATCTCAGGAACATTAAAGCCTGACGCTTGTAATAATCTAGCCGCATAATCAGTAGTTTTGTTACTTGATGAAATATATTGAGCTTCTTTAAAGTTCTTAACATGCTCAATTTGCGCGTGCATGGTATCAAAATAGGAGCCAACAACTTGAAACAACTTCTTTATTTCTTGGCCTTTGAAGTTGTCCAAATCCCTCATCCATTGTGGTATGTTGCTGTAAAGCGCCGTACCATTAGAGACATCATAATTGCTTCCAGATGTCAAAAGTGGAGTGAGTGTGTTGTTATAATTTGGGTTATCTTCGAACAACAGCGGGTCTTTTGTTTCTGATTGGGCATAGCCCCCGGCGACCATAGCCGATTCTTCGCTTCTCATGGATAAAGTCGAATCATACCCAATGAATGTTCCGTTGTTTATTCTTCCAGAATAGTCTACAATTAAGTTGTCGCCAATTGATGTAGAGGACGTGACCTCGTTACCATCAACATATAGGCCAGATCCAGAAACAGAACTAACGCCCTCATTAAATTTAAAATAAACGCCTAAATCAACTTTGTTAAAATGGGCACTAGAAGTATAAAAATATTTTGATGTGTCTGTGTTCGTGCCACCATCAACACCTCTAAACCAATTTAAGCCGACTTGCTTCCCGGTTCTTGCCGTCTTCCAAATTCTAAAATCGTCAAAAGACGCAGATATCGGCTTGCCAAAGCCGGCTTCAGACTCAATCGCAGATGTATCTGGAGCGGCGGCGCTATGTTTGCCGCCAACACCACCGATGGTTCCCACAACGGAGCCAGTTATCGTATAAATTGGAGAGCCTACACCATGAACATACTCTTTTGTGTTAGCCATTTTACCGTTAACATAAGCTATGGATTGAATGCTATCCGACTCTTGCTTTTTGAACGTAAACGCAAGGTGCCTCCATGTGTTATCAGCCACGGTTGTGACAACACTACTTAAATCAAAAGAGCCTGTATTTAGAGTCTGCCAAGACGAACCATCATAAAATTCTTGATGAAAAGAAACTGCCGATGCTTCGCTGCCACTCAAGAACAAAGTAAATCTTTGTGTGTCTGTTTCGTTTCTTAAATTAAGTAACGCCTCGTACTCTGTTTGAGTAACCTTATTTGGTGAGCCATTCTTCTTAAGCCAGAATTCAACTGTAAGTCCGTCATTTAGATTAACGTGTAAATTGTTTTCTTGTCCGACATCAGAATCTATGACGTTATCTTGATGTGGGCCACCATAAAATCTAACATACTGTGGCTTTGTCGTTGTGCCAAAGCCAGATGGTAACTCCTCACCATAAGTGCTTCCAAGTCCAAGAGTGATGTGACCGTTGTATTTCGGATATTTTTCATCATAAACATATCTTTCAAACGGAGTTAAATTGTTGTAAAACGATAATTTTTCAGCAGCAGAGCCATCATATGGGTATTGAGTGCGAATTCTTTTAAATGCATTATTGTAATACTCATGCGCCAAACCATACCTAACATAGTTTGATAATTTAGAATAATCTATATCTGGTAGTAGATAATTTTTCTCCTCAAAATATTCTTCAGCGTGAAAAGGAGATTCAATATCTGCCAAAGACGCTGTTAAGTTTCCTTTTACTGCGCCTTTTTTATTGGCTGGCAAGCCTGTCTGATTTTTAAAAAAACTTTTTGTACCCATTACTAGTAACTATTTAACTATTAGATTCTTCAACTCTAAACCTGAATGTATTTTTAATAAGCTTTTTATTTCCGTTCTCTTCTGCTAGAAAGCTTATTATATACGAATATCCACTCTCCAATAATTTCATATCTAGATCAAAATAATTTCCAGACACATCATAACTGGTAGCTGTATATTTAATAGAGCCAGTTCCATAATCTATAACAGTTAAATCATCAGCCTCCCTAGTTATTTTGTAGTAAAGATCGTCGATTGGCGTGGTCTCAATATCGCTTGAAGCAACACTATAAATGTTCGGATTCCAATTTTTGTTTCTAGCGTAAACGCGGAACCTTGTCTCTTCATCTCTATCATAAGATTTTTTAAGATTTGTGATATTGATAATATAAGAATCTGAAGGGTTCATAATCCCCGCTACATGAGTTTCTGGGTCAATTGAACCTGTGCGGAATTGTGTTGCTCTGGCAAGGTCGCCTGACACATAACTGCCCGTGCTCCAAACATCATAAACGACAGAGGCTGTTGTATTTAAATGAACCGAGGCTGAATATATACCAGTCTCCACCTTACTTGCTGTATAAGAAGTTGGCGCCGTGTCGGTTAAAGAATCTCTATAGAGCGAGACAATTAGCTTATCGCCGGTTAAATTTGGTATGTCAGTATATGCGCCCTTATGAACGTTATACAAATACAGTTTATTCAAATTGGCTGCAGCGGGCAACAAAGAACTGGATACTGTAAAGTTTCCTCTATTGTCCTTTTTAGAACTGTCCCATCTTGCTTCAAGCACCGGACGTTTAAAGAAAAACTCACTAGTTCTGCCAAAAAATTTCTTGGTGTAGTAGGATTTTGTATTTTCCCCTTGGCTAGATGTTATAAACACTCCAAAACCATAGTTGCCAGTATTCTCGTTAATCCATTCCTCGACCTGACGTGTAACCTTGATCTCGATGTTTTCTAGGCCAGTAGAAAGTGTCTGAGAATAAAAATTGGCCAGCGAGCCGGTTGCAAAATCGCCGCCAGATCCAGACCATTCATTACCAGCACTACGAAAGATCCAATTTGATGCGTCATCCTCAGTATACTCATCCATATCTAATCCAACACCCTCATCCCAAGAAGATGTGATTGGGGCGACAACTACCGTAAGATCACTAGGAACTGTATGTTGGTGAGGGCAGTTAAACATTCGTAAATAAAAATCAACACTACCAGAGGCCGGAATGTCGCCCTCAGATCGTGATGATGAAATACCACTTGTATCAAACTGTATTAAAATTCTTGCTAATTCATTTGAAGAAGTGTAAGCTTGCCCATATATGCTAAAAATCTCCAAAATATCTGAAGCACCCATGTTAGAGCCAGTTGCTCTTGTTGTAAGATTTGGCTTATAGGCGTTTGTTATTGTATTGTCTTTGGTGGCATAAAACCTCTTAATGCTCATTAAATTACTACCCCCACAATATCTACATCCGGATATCTAAGTTCCAACACCGTGTTCTCTGGTACAAAAACAAATCGACCGTCAGCGCTTATGTTTGACTCAATATCATATGAAGTGTCGCTATAAGCGGTGCCAAACTTGTTAACAATTTTCACAGTTTTTGTATCGACAACCTCAGTTATATCGTTTAAAAGTTTATAAATCTCAGAAATATAAAATGGTGTACCCATTAAAAGTTTATTCTCAAAGCGTTTTTTAATAGCTAGAATAGCCTTGTTTAGAACATCAGTAGTATTTGCCTCTGTTTTTGAAATTAAACTAAACTCTATGCCAATATTCACCACCTTGCCGTCTATGATATCTATGGTATCATTCATAACTCTGTAGTGGTTTAACCAAGTCTTTAAATTTTCTTTTACAGTCGAAGGAGTTGATACTAAAAATCCATTTTTATCCTCAGATACGGCAAATATATTTAGATTTCTTTTAAAAGAATCATTATCCCTAACAACATTTGCTCTTTTTACGGCACCAAATTTTGATGGCATTCTATAGATTAAAGAAATATAATCGTCTTTGGTTACCGCTCTATTTTGACTTGCAAACGCAGCGAGTCCTCTAACTCTCAATTCTTCCGCTAGAACAGGCTTGACCTGACCCGTAATTTGTTCCTCGTTCTCCACCTCTAAGGTTGATACCACCTTGTCTTTAATGTTTGCGGATACATCGGAATTCTTATAAGCTATAATGGGGCTTGAAACCTTTGAAACAGACCCAACTGGGACATTTACATTATCGGCGGTATTTTTTCTGTATTTAATCGTTATATCGCCAACGGGTGGTAAAACACCCAGCTTGTCCGAATCTAAAATTTTATTTGGATCAAATGTGTCGTCTGTATAATATTCCTTTGCTTTCTTTTCTATTATGACGCTAGCTGGGTCTGGAAACTCGTTATTGCTTATCGATGTCTCTGACCCTGAGCCAAACTTAATCTTGGTCCCACCATCGAAAGTGTGTTCTACAACAAACCTCCTAGCAGCTAATTTGGGCTTAATAATGTAGGGAGCTTCCTCCACACTATTCTGATCGAAGTTTCTTAATGTTTCAAAAACTATATTTTGTGATAAATATTGAACTTCAAAATATTCGTTGCCGTCTTTATCTATAACTGAAATGATCTCTGTCACATTCGTATCGTCAATTTCAATTTCTAAAAATTTAGAAAGAGATGTTATTGTTGATGTTTGGGTTTCGATAAGCCCAGAGACAACATCTCCATAAGCCTTATATGCGTATGTTACTGGCTTTTTGCCGTCATCTTCGCCAACGACTATCTGAGTATCTTCTCTTGAAAAATCAACATCCTCGACCAGAGTAAAGGCTGCGCCACCGTCTGAAGTTACAATAGTGTTCTTCTTCAGCATGGGTAAATTAGATGCGATAGGCTGTGAGCCGGCCTCGTCTGATTGTGCTGGCACTTCGACATAAAAAGCACACTTGCCGGTCGAAGTTGAGGCACCGGGATACTTATAGCCAAGTTGCTTGGCCAGTTTGGCAATATTTTCTGCTTCGATGGCGCTATCGATCAACATTTCGTTTGTTTGGTAGTCCACATAAAAAGAAAGCATGTCTCCAACATATGATACCATGTCAAATACCATAGCACCAAAACTTGACTGATTAAAATCTTGATATGTTTCCGGGTAATATACCTTTGCATAGTTAACAAGATCTTGCTTAATAGATTCAAAATCTCTACTGGTTAAATTTATCGGTGGTCGTTTATTAGTCATTTTATAAGCTCGCTAATGTATTGTCTATATTTAGGTCCACTAAATCGTTGATCCCCAAAGCTGGTATAAAGTATTCGACTCTAACATATAATTGATTTTTTGCCTCATCAAACGCACAATCAGCAGAAATTATACTTACTGCAGGTAAATACTTTGCTGCTTGACTATAGATCCTTTCTGATATTTCCTCTTTTGTTTGCGTCGTAAAATTTTCGAACAAATATCTGCTTAGTCCAACGCCAAAATCCGAGTTCATGACTCTCTCGCCGGGATTAGTAAGCATTAAATTTTTAAAATTTTGTTTTATTTCTTCTGTTGGGTCTACAATTAAAGCATAAGGGCCGTTGACTTTATCATAAGCCAGCGGTAATCTTGGTCCAATACCTATATAATCTTGTTTTATAATAGCCATATTATAGTAAATAGCTCTTAATTGTTTCTGCTAGTATTATATCGCAAAGATTTTTAAAAGCATCCGTTTTTGTTGATAGTGACGGCATCGTCTGTGCCTGTGTTACTTGGTCTCCGCTTAGGCCCAAGAAAATAGTAGCAAATCCCCCATATTTTGCCTGAGCATAATTGTCTATCACCTTTATATCTTTAAGGCTTATATCTTTAGTAAAGACTGGGCCGTTGACTATCTTTAAACTTTCATCAATCGCGATGACGCCGATAAATTCTCCGCTGACGCCGCCTTTTAACACGGCGGTTGCTGAATTTGGTAGATTTTTCAAGTCAAACTGCCCACTTAAATCCCAAATTCCATACAATTTTGCACTAGAATTGTTGTATTTGTAAAATGTTGCACCCTCTAGACCCGGGGCTTTGCCATCAATTTTCCAAGATAGTGGCCCGCTAACTTCGCCCTTTGGCTGTTTTTCTGTTTTAACCCACGATATTTTATTTAAAAAAGATAAGTCAACCGAATTGTTAATCTGTTGGTCCGCTACACTACCATTTAAAATATATGTCTTTATAGCCATTATAGACCCCTCTCAATTAGTTCGGCCATAGCTTCTACAAAAATTTGTTGCAGGTAATAGTCGCCAATTTCGCTGGTACTATAACCCAAAGATACACCGCCAATAGAATAGGAGGCGCCCTTTTTTGCCTCCGCTATGGACTTAAGTTCGCTGTCTATTTTTCTAGCTATGAACTTATCGTCCTTAATTGTTTTAGATAGGAATGCGCCAAGTCTGTAGAGTTTTCTAAAATTAACATCAATTTCTTTGACAAACTCTTCGTACCAGTTAGTATTCTTCAAATATGCGACTGCCCTTGCTTCATAGTTGGATTGTGGTCCGGGCGCTTTAGCAATATTATTTAAGATATTTGGAAAATCACCCAGCACTTTATCAACAATAAAAATTTTTGCCCTCTCGTGGCAAACAGAACCTAAAACAAATTTTACATATTCAGCTTTACCTAACATTCTCTAATCCTTTATTTTTTTGACAACAATTTTTTTACAAAAGCTTTTCTAACAAGCCCTTTTGCATAAAGATCTTTGAGCGATTTTTCGCCGGCCTCATCTTTCTTGGAATCTAAAGTTACAACAAATCCCGGCTCATATACAAAACAATTCTCTTTATTATAAACTCCAAATATGACACGAATTGGCTTGTCTGGAATTGTATTATAAAAATCAACGTCGAACTTTTCTTTTTTACCCGGCTTACATAAGGAGCCGCCGGCACCCTTTATTATATTTTCTACTTCGCTTTTGGTATAGTACCCTTTCAAATATGCATCCCGAAGAGTAAGCTCCTTCCCGCTTTTAAACTCCTCAGAATCTTCAGGCGGTATAACAACATAATACAGCGATATCTGCTGTGCAAATTCTTGATCGGTGGGCGCAGGCGCTTGGTCATCTCTAGCGGCAAAAATTTCTTTTATACTAGCTTCGAAAGATTTTTCATATGCGCCCTTTTTCTTCTCTGTCTCTGCAGCAATTTTGGCCATGTTAATATCAAATATATCTAAAACTGCATGGCTATATGTAGTTTCAAAAAGCTCTGCTTCTCCGCAAATATCTGCCAAAGTTGAATTTTCCAGATTCTTTGAAATATCAGAGTTATCGTAAACCCATTTGAGCGGTGGGCCACCATTCATCAGATAATCTGTGAAAAACTTAGTTGATGAGGTTCCATTTATTGTTTTATTCCACACGTCATAATCTGTGTTCGCGCCCGTTTCATTAGGTAAAACTGGATTTATATCTTGTATTTCTGGGTAGTTTTGCAAAGAAGGAAAACCTAGATAAATTTGATATTCGTTTTTTAATTGATCAAATTGAGCTTTAACACCTTGATTAAACAAGTTGTTCAAGCCAAGAGTGTTCAGAACATTATTGATAGGAATTGCAGGCACCCTGTTGTTTATATTTAAAATCTGGCATATTTCTGCCAAATAAGCCTGCGCATCTTCCTTCATTTTGCTATCTACTTTTTGACATGGTTCCGCTGGGCAATCTTTTGGACTTGCGTCCTCAACAAGCTGAAAAACGTTGACATTCTCTCTTAAGAATTTAAAAAATTTCAAAATCCTTTTTTCTGTATCTAACTTTAGCACTATAAACTGTTTTCTATTGCCAATTTCTATCATGTCCGCTATAGTAAAGCAATTATACTCACCCAACATGAGATAAACTAGTTCTTTTGTGCCCAATTCCCTTGTTGCATCGACCATTTCATACTTTTTTGTTGCAACATTAAACTGCTTTCTCTTATAAACTTCACTTTTAAAGTCGTAAATAGCAGTAAAATATTTTCGAATAACAACAATTAGGCTGGCAATCGCCATAGAATTTTCCTCTTTAGAGGGGGTTTTCCATAATCCAAGTTTATTTTTAGTGGTTCCCTCTGGGGGTGGTCCAATTGAGGCTTTTTGAGCCTCTAATAGGCCATGTACTCTTGCTTCTTTTATACCCTCTGTAAGCACAGAATCAGAAATACTTTCATTAAGATTGAGCTTTTCTAGCGAATTATCTATAAATTCTGACAGGCTACCTATTGATTCGTCCTCAAACGATTCAACCAATCCGTCTGTGAGACGAAGCATGATCTTTGACAGTTTTCTGATTAAAGGTGTGAGTGCAACACATGTAGCGTAACAAAGAGCCTCTATCAATAATTTTCTTAAGATTAAATGAATATTCACATTTGGAATTAAAGGTACTGGTGGCAGTTTAAACAAAGGTAAAACGTCTGGAAATTCTGGCAGATCTTTTCTTATAATTGTTGTAAGTTCTGCGCCGCATGGCTCGATTTCTCTGGTAATTTGCTCTATTTCTTCCTGCGATAGAGCGCCGACAATCTTCTTCAAAAGTTCTCTTATATAAAATGACATCAAAAACTGAAGGGGTATTGCATTAAAAAACTGTTCAAAGTATGGATTGACACATGCGGTGGGGTCTGTTGGCCTAGTTAATTGATCTAGTACAGAAAGTAAATTTGTAATAGTGTCAAACCCCAAGCCATCTTCTGCTATATCCTTTACAAACTCTTCCGATTCTGCATACAAGGGAGATTTTAGTAAACACCCATATGCCGTTTCTCCAAGCGCCTCTTTACTAAAAGGGTCTGTTTCTTCTTGAGGTTCTTGAAAAGCTACATTCAAAATATCATCAGGTGCGCTTTTACCATTTAATTTTTTCCCCTTACAAAAAGAAGTTGATTGATTGGCAGACTGATTTAATTCAACGAGCAAATCATTAAGTTTTTCTATATTAGTAAAAGAAGATCCATACGCGAGCGCGGCGTTAAATAACGGGCCGGCGGATACATCAAAAAAGGCACTATATAAGCCGTCTTCCAGCCCGCCCGGGTTTACACCGGAATCTTCCGATTGATTTTCGATCCTTTTTTTATCTAAAGTATCGTTTTTAATTTGTTGTTTTTTCTCAGTCATTTTAATTCAATTTGTGATGGTCACTAAGATAATTACCTTCGACTGCTGGACTTTGGTTCCAAGCGTTTAATATCGAGTTTAATTCAGTAATAACGTTGTCAACCTGACCTTTAATTTCTGAAGGGGTAACTAAAACACCGTGAACGATGGCAGCAATTGATGGCGCTGATGGTAAAACGCCGGCTGGTACCTGTGGCACAAAATGGAAATGGCCGGCGAATATTTTGGTCAAAGCTATCATGCGGAAAGCCAAATCAAATTGATTGTTATTAATATTACTTATAACCGTTTCTAGGTTGTGTATTGTCTTTCTAAGGCTTTTTCCCTTCACCATGGGTTCTAACGTGTCGGCGCTTTTTCCGTGGATTAGAGACACCCCAGCGCCCGTATTAAGCGACTTTTTATCCCTTACCAAACCCGTGTGCATATTGATGCCGCCCTTGCCGAACGCAACGTATCGATGATCATCTGCAAAAATTGTCACGTTAGAGAGTCCTTTTTCTGTTTCTGTGGTCGCTTGATTTTTCACCGGCTGAGGCAGTACAATACCATTAGGATTTCTATCTGGATTGAGAACATAACTTGTAGAGGCGGCTTGGTTAATGAATATTCCTGCTGCGCTCAACGATGCCTTAACCTCAGAAACTAATTTATCAGAATCGTCATTATTTATTGTGTTTGCGCCGGCCACTAATATTACTCGATCTGGCGCACGAATATTTTCTACTTTTCCATGCCTGTCTAATTGATAATTTTCATCAATAATGATCGCAGCGGATCCGTTTGACTCAACAATTTTTGCCTCTTTATTGTTCATTAGCTTCTCTTCTCTTTTGTTCCTGCCTGTGATGTTCTTGGTATGTGTTTAACCAATTCAGGCTCTCTAAGATTATCTCTATCATTAAATTTAAATATAAATTTTTGTTTTTTGTTACTGTTAATGCCACCATACTGGCTCTTATCAAAATTAACCCTCAGAAGAAAACTGGCTATGATTTCCTCTTCCAAAATTTGTATTTCTGCTATGTCCTTAACTATCTTTTTTCTAGGGAATAATACATGATAGAGTCCCTCTGAATAAAGAAAAAGAGAGACTCTATCTTGAATTTGAGAATAATCTAGTTTGCCACGGCCGCTGACTCGGTTTTCATCTATGTTTCTGTCATAGAAGGGGTCTGCGACAATATAATTTATATCTAAGCCCGGGCGGAAAGCGTTTTTAACTCTGCCAACTTTAGAAGTGGCAGATGGGTCGGCAGTTTCTAGGGCCTCTTTGGTGGTAACAGTTGTTGTGGTTCCAACAACGCGATATTCGATCACGCCGACATATTCGTTTTGTCTTTTTCCTTCAGAAGTTGGTTCTTCTTTTTCAATTGCCCTTTCAAGAAGTTTTATAAAGTTTGTATCCGGATTTAAAAAATTTAAAGATGGATCTCTCTTAACAGATGGTCTAGCAGGCTTTGTCATTTTTCAGCCGCCTTGTTACCTTCACCCTGTATCACTTCAAAAATATTGTTTGTCTCTTCATCAGTTAAAGTTAAGTCCTCTTCAACCTGTTGCTGTTTTGCCAACATGTTTGCAAGTTTAACCAATTGTTCGTTAGATCTTTGAAGCGTCTCAACGTATTTGGCAGCTATTACACCAGACCTGCTATGGTTTGTTTCACCACTCTGTATTTCACCGCGCAACTCATTAAGCAGATCAACGGTAAGTTTTCTATCATCTTGTATGTTTTGTATACTATCTTGAATTAATTTTTTTGCATCAGCCATACAATAAATATTATTAACGTTAAAATTCTGCCTTATTCCACTGATGTTTAAAAGTCCTGTATCTCTCTCTGTATTTTTTCAAACTAGTGGCGATTTGTTTTGTATTGAGACCAGTTAATTCTCTTAAATAAAGAAAAATAGCTTTTTTATTTAAAATTTCAACATCATCCGGATTTTCAAGTATTGTTTTAATAGCGTGCAATACCCTTGCGTCATTTGTTATATGCTCTGTTTTTTGTTCCGCAGAGAGCCACCCATCTATATTTATTAAAAGATGTTGCCAAAACTCTGCAGCCTCTCTTTGTTCATTTAAACGATTTATTGTGACGAGCTTTTCCTCTTCCATGTTACCATGAACGTCATTAATGTCAATCTCGCGGCTAGCCCTCTTAGCATTTTTTTTCGCCTGTTGGATAAACCAATTTTTTGTTACAACTGAAAAATAAGAAAATGCCTTGTGGCCACGCGATGCGTCATATTTTTCCAAAATTGTGACGAGCCAAAGCTTGCAATCATCCCTTAAATAATCTGAGTTGGGTAACGAGGTAAACTTATAAGTGTAGCAAATCTTATCAACCATTTCATTAAACGCGGGCTGAATCCATTTTTCGTACAATTTTTCTTTTTTATATCTATCTTTAGTTGTTGCGTATTCTACTATTGCCAGTTCGTGTTCTTTTGTAAAATAGTGATTTTTTTTCCTCTTTCTTCTAGCCATTATTGTTCCTCATCAGAAAACCCAGCTAAAAAAGATTCAATATCATCTATAACATCTTTGCTGTGTAGAATTAGTTTCTCTATCGTGGGTTCACCAACATAAATTTCTGAATTGTTTAGTTGATTTAAATGTTCCCTAAAGACTTCTATTGATGACATTACGTTATCATAGTTGTCGTTAACAAACATCAACCTGTTAAACAGTTTATAGTTTACCCACAAAGATACAACTGTAACTACCAACACCATTATTTCAAAAACGATCATCGTCTTTCTCCTTGTAATCTTCTATGTGTTTTTTTAAATCTTGTTTTGCGCGCACAATTGCATCTTCGACAACCTCTCCGACCTCTTTATCATTTTTAAGATCGTTTTTTTTATATGTCAAAAAACTTGGAGGGATTTTATATGGTGCACCCTCAAGACAATGTGGGCAAATGTCCGGAGTGGGAGCAGAAATAGACGCCCACTCTGACCATTCCTTATCGCAGCCGTCGCACCTATACAGGTACTTAGGCATTTGCTTCCGACTTAAGTTCGAATGTTGGTGGGTTTAACACAACCAACTCGTCAGGCGCTGTATCTTCAGCGATAAAGTCCATTCCCTTTAGAACTGGAACAATATCCGACTCTTCCAGTAGTGATTTTTGCAGGGCCATCATAATAGCCCCAAGTGCTTGATCTGATAATTTCATTTAAATTCTCCATTAAATATAAGCAGCATTCCTTAATAAGGATCTGCCTTGTCCATTCTTAAATTTTTTTAAATTCATAAAGCAACTATTAATCCCCTCTTGTATGGAGATAGATGCCTTCCAACCAATTTGTTCTAATCCTGTTATATCTGCCTTTGTTAGAAGCACATCGCCCTTTCTTGGTGGCCGTGATTCAAACTCAATATTTGGAAAATGTTGCCTAATGATCTGTATTACTTCGTTTAATGATATGTTACTGCCCGTGCCGACATCAAACACTTTGCCTCTCAGCAAGTTAGAGTGGTTCATCATGAACACGTTCGCAGAAACCACGTCATCGACATGCACCATATCCCTTCTATTGTTGCCATCACCATTTAAAAACGGTACCTTATCCTCTCTAATATGATGCATCCAATTGGCTATAGCTGTCGCATAACTATCGTTTGCTTTTTGATCCTCTGAATAAACATTAAAGTATCTAAGACTAACTGTGTCTATACCATATATTTTAGACCACAACGAGCATTCCAACTCTGAATATAATTTTTGTAAAGCATAGGGGCTTACCGGGCCTGAGCCATCGCCAACAACCGATGATGAACTAGAGAAAATAACCCTTTTTGCGCCTACAGAACGGGCAAAATTCAAAACATTTGTTGTCGCAAGAATGTTGTTCTTGGTGGTCTCAACTGGATTTTCAACGCTGTAGAGAACCCTTGGAATACACGCCATATGAAAAATATACTCGGGCTTAAAGTTGTAATACTTTGGATGAAATGATTTTTTATCTAGACCATGATGCAGGTCAGAATTTATATCATGACCTTCTAATAGATCGATCCCAATAACTTCATGGCCCAAGTCTCTTAGCCTTTCAAACAGTTTTGTTCCTATGTAGCCTCTATAGCCAGTTACCATACATCTAGACATTATACACCCTCAAAAAAACTTTCAGAATTTATAGCCTTATCGCATATAAATAAATCATACATAGGCTTACCAACTTTAACTTCATGGTGTTTAGCGCCCCACTCAGCCAGTTGTTTTGCTGTGGTGTCATACCAATTTAAGCCGCTGCCCGAACCTCGTGCCGTCCAATAAACAATTGTATTGCCAGCATCATATAGTTTATTAATTTTTTTTATATTTTTTGTTATTGGGACAGATTTTGTATAATCTCTACTTTCTGGTGTTTCACAAATTGTCTCATCAATATCAACGTAAATTATCATTCAACATTTCCTTTATCTGTTCCGATAGAATTTGTATTGAAGTTTTTTTCCTATCTGCTAATATGATATCATGGATCTCATCTAAATTTTCAATTTTATTTTTGTACTGTTTGTTTTTTATATAAGAATCCATTTCACCCAAACTTACTTTATCAGCAAATTTAAAAAATATGTTTGACCATGGTATGAATGGTGGGTGGATGTAAAGACAGGGAGTGTCATACAGCGACATCTCAATTGATATCGAAGACTGGTTAGTCATGGCCAGATCTGCATATTTGTATGCCCAGTGGGTGTCCAGAGGATCTAGAATCGGAGTGTTCTCAATACCACATATTTCGTGCGACCATCGATGATTCAGTCTGCCTGATGCAAGTCGACAATACTCTTTAGGATGTAATTTGATAACAACATTATCAAGCTCTGATGCCTTTATGTATGCCTTTTTAGCTGTGCCGTGAACAACCGCCGAGGGAGAAGAGGGTAGATATAAAAATATATCTTTTGATGCGTCTAGGCCGTATTTTGTACAAAACTGCTCCTTTGACATAGGTGGAAGACAATCATCAACATTATCCCACAGCAAACAATTTGAATATATGTATTTTGGCTCAGGCTTGGCATCAAATGGTCGCCACTGGTACATATGGTGAGTGCCATAATAGTTCGGCTCTACATGAAGCCTCCTCATCGATGGGCTAGTAAGGCTGGCTACATCTGCGCCGGCGTAGTAAAAATCAGTTATCATTTCACTAATTTGTACTGTTACAGCACCTTTATCCTTGGCAATTTGAATGTCCTTGCCAATACCGGGAGACCTTGAACCTAAAGCTGGTGGCTCTTTTCCATCGGGATCAACAAACCCTTTTCTACCATTTGAACTAAAAATTGCGATCTTGTAATCAATATTCTTGAGGGTTTCTAAAGCCTCCTGCATAGGCTGCAACACAACATCATCCTTGTACTTGGCTTCGAAAAAATTAAATTGCTCGCTTGTTATGCCAAACTCTCCCTCTCCAATAATTGTCAGTACATTACAGAATTTCTTTAAAGTGTTGTGAAAGCACAAATATTTGTGTATCGCCTGCGGTGGTGCCCAATAAAAATAAGCAACCACATCATATTGTTTTTTCATTAGTCGCCCTTCTTTATTCTGTAAGAATCACTATCAAAATGTTGAGTTGAAAACTCAAATAATTCTGTGTCCTCTAAAGCCAACATTTGGTGGCGTAGCCCACGATAAACGTGAAAATTATCCCCCTTTTCTAAAATTATAGTTTCTGCAAGCTCCAAATCGTCTTGCTCGGAAAATTTTACTAACATTTTACCAGACTGAACGTAAAACACTTCGTCTTTTAACTTGTGATAGTGCCAAGAACACCTCTTGTCTTTATTAAAGAACAGCAGTTTACCACAATATTCCTCACAATTTACAATCCACTTTTCGTATCCCCAACCTTTTGGGACGTGCTTTATTTTGACCATTTTTTTATCTCATCTTCTTGCTTGAAATTTAACCATTTTTCTCTATTTTTCTTTAAGTCTTCCCACTCTAAACTTTTCAATTTTGCAATAAGCAAATTAGAATTTTTACGAATTTTTAAAAACCCAACAGATTCTGTTATCTCTCTTAGAGGATATACACAAGAATCTAAATCTTTCCTTGTCCTTAGTTTGACAAAAGATCTCCAACATGTATCAGTATCGCAGCTTGTCTTGTTTGGAGGATCAATATCGTGAAAGAGAATAATTCCTTTTGGGGCTAAATGTTTTAATGCGTTTTCAGCATCCTTTGTGCATTGTTCTTCTGTGTGCAACCCATCAATAAAAATAATATCATATTTATAATCAGGGTCTAATGTTTCGAAAAATTTATCCGATGTTACTTTATGCGTAGCAGATGTCCATGGCGCTGGATCAACCGAGTGCTTTATTTCACATTTTATTTTGTTGAAAGTTTGCCCTTGAAAGCAGCCAATCTCTAAGAAACTTTTATAATTATTATCATCTATTAACCACTGAATCCAATCAAATCTTTCAAATTTTTCATTATACATTTTAAAGTCCCTTTGTAAGCCAGCCACCATCAACATATATGTCTTGGCCTGTTATATAAGACGAGCAATCTGAGCACAAGAAAACAGCCAGCCCTGAAATGTCGTCTGGCTCGCCCCATCTGCCCAGCAGAGTTTTGTCTGAACGTTCTTTTAAGATGGCCCTGTCCTCCCAATTTAGTTTTTGTAGGCGGCCATCCTGCTTATGAAATTCTGTTTTAAAATAGCCCGGGCCAATATTATTAACCCTAATATTGTGTTTTCCTAGTTCATAAGCAAATGATTTTGTTAACATTTTTAAACCACCTTTAGTAGCTGGGTATGCCGGGTTGTTGGGAAATGCCATTTCGGAATTTAAACTTGTTATATTTACGATCGAGCCTTTCTTATTTTTGATCATAAGTGGTGCTAGACCCTGTGTTAAAAGAAATGGTGCCAGCAAATTAACTTTATATGTTTTTTCCCAGTCTTCTAAAGGATATTCTAGAAAATTGTGGCCGAATCCAACGCCGGCGTTATTAACCAAAATGTCCACAACATCATATTTGTCTTTACAGTATTGTACCAACCCTTGTATATCTTTTTGATTTTCAATATTACAGTTATAACTGTCATATGGCTGTTGTACAATATCCAACTTGTCTACTGCTAGAACCTGCGCTCCTGCATTATGAAAAGCATCTGCAATTGCTTTTCCAATACCCCTCTTTGCACCGGTTACGATCGCTGTTTTACCGTCCAGAGAAAACATTTTTTCAAGATATGTCATTTATAGCTCCTCAACCAACTCAATAAGAGTTCCATCCGGGTCACGGCAAAAGGCAATCTTAACTTTACCATCTGGTGAGATTTGAACTGGGTAATTAAACTCAATCCCTTCTTCTAAAAGCTGTTCGTACAAGCTGTCTAGATCATCAACCGTCATAGCAAAATGAGAACAGCCAATCTCTGTTATTCTTCGCACCTTGTTGTTGTGCGGCTTTTCTGGGTGTGACCTATACCTTAAAAGCTCTAACATGTTTTTATTCTTATCGACCATTTTTACTGTTGTAACATCAATATTTTTTATTCCCGAAAAATTGTCTATACAGTCACCAGACTCTTCCGCCTGTTTTAGAACCTTGAATCCCAAAATTTCCGTATAAAATCTTAAAGATGTATCTAAATTACTAACTGTTATACCCACATGCCTAATCATTTTATCCTCCTAACAAACCTTTTTAATACATTCTTCCATAACGTCAGCAGCTTCATTAATAGCGTCAATAGTAATAGTAAGTGGTGGTCCAAGCTTAATAGAGGTCGACCATGTATTTACTGGCATGACGCCATTTTTAACCGAATTGATAACGACATCATTTGCCTTTGAGGGGTCATGAAAAATTATTCCTGCCACCATGCCCTTAATATTGACCGTATCAATTGCATCATACTTAACTAAATCACCAAAGCGCCTTTCAAAAACTTTAACCTTTTCACTCAGAGACTCTTGAAATTGTGAATTTGTCAAGAAGTCTAAATTTGCCATCGTGGCTGCGCAACAAAGAGGGTTTCCCGCATGAGTACCTCCAATTTTTGTTGTGTTATCAACTAACTCTTTAGTGCTTAACACAGCAGACATCGGCATCGGTGAAGATAGGCCCTTACCAAGACATATAATATCTGGTTTAATGTATTCTCCGTAGGCCATATATCCATATAACTGGCCCATCCGATATAGGCCGGCCTGTATTTCGTCAAAACAAACTAGGGCACCATGTTTCCTTGCGAAGCTGTACAAATTTTTAATATAATTCTCTGGGTACATCCAAGCACCCCAGCCTTGATAGGTTTCTAAGAAAACTGCTGCAATTTTGTCTGGTTCAACCCACGAAGGCAAGTCATTTGGATCAAAATCTTCCCCTCGATAGGGGAATTTAAGAAAAATAACGTCATCATCTTTTAAATTTGACCAATTGGTGCTATCGGCATTACCACAAATGAAATCAGAACTTAGAACTCTGCCATGATAACTGCCCTCAAAGCAGATAATATATTTTTTGTTATTACGGCTAGCCCACATTTTAATCATTTTATAGGCCATATCTGTTGCTTCGGAGCCAGTATTTAATAAAATAACCTTTTCAAAATAATCTGGAGATACGTCCAAGATTTTTTTAGCCAGTTGCTTTCTAATTTCAGTAGGGTAAAAAAATGAAAAGCTTAAATCTGAATCTAATTGATTCTTGATCGCGTCGTTTACAACAGGGTTTGAATGGCCGGCATTAGTTGCAAAAATTCCAGATGTCATGTCTATCCATTTATTTCCCGATTCATCATAAACAGAAAAATCTTTTGCGCGGTGCCACTTGACAGGTAGCTGGGATCTCAAGTTTATAGATTCGTGTTCACAAGGATTAATTTTTGCCAAATCCTCATTTATCTTAAAATCATCTTTTATTATTATATTTTTTGTATTTATCATTTTAAAATTGTCTCTGTAGTGTTTCTAAAAGTGGGCTGCCGTTTAACGATAATTGGAATTCTAGAAGTTTAAATTCATATTCCATGTCTACCTCTGTCACATTTTCTGTGATGGCCGGCATAATTTTTGTGCCGAAAGCACTTTCGCTAGAATAAACCTGTTCTCTTTTACAGATATCAATATATCCATTTGGTTGATACCCTTTTGGGAAGGTTTGCCTAGGAAGGTTTGTATAATCTTTGATACCTTTATAATCTTTGAAAAATCCTTTACAAAAGCCATTTTCAATTTTAAAAACTTTGTACGGCGGCTCTGGTAATTCATGCATCGACCGAAGACCAGACATTTTCTCTCGATTATGAAAAAAGAAATTTATATGTTCGGAAAGTTGATTTGGGTTTCTTAGCGGCGTTGTTGGTCTCATATAAGCTACCTCTTCAACGTCGACTAAATCAAAAAAATGTTTTAGAACATCATAGTCCTTAGAGTTGTCCTGCGCGTATTTTGATGGCCTCATAAATGGAACGTCTGCTCCGTAGTACTTGGCGACATCTGCTATTTCTTTACTGTCTGTTGAAACAACCACACGGTCTATCTGATCGCACAACTTACACGCGACAATAGAATATGCTATCAGCGGAAAGCCATTTAAATTTTTTATGTTTTTTCCCGGCACACCTTTGCTACCGCCGCGTGCTGGAATAACAGCCGTTATTCTATTCATAATAATCCAAGTCACATTTCGAGTATTTTTTCAATTTGATCGTTATCAATATACTCTCTTGCTTGTAAAAACGTGTCCATGGGCATACTACCAAAATTCACCGGTGCGCCGTGCTTGTTATTAAGCACTTTTGTGGCGTCATCTAGTTCTAATACATACTTGTGGAAATTTTCGTCACAAATTGGCTCAACCATATTATCAAACTTAATGTCAAAATGCTTTTGCAAATCGTCTTTAACTACCTTCCACATAGAGGTCCCGGGATACGCTGTGGCCGTAAACATTTTTCTATTTACGGCGTCTTTACATATATTATACTCTTTTGTGCCAAAAGTCAAGCCTTCTGTTAAATATTGTTGTTGCCAAAGTATAAAAGCAACACTTGTTTTTAAGTGTTTTAGCTCTTCGCCCGGGTAGGCCATGATCCATGTGCAATTTCCATGAATTCCAGATTTCCTGCAGTTTTTAATAGCGTTCACCATAGTTGTTGGAAAGTTGTATGTATTACCATTAATTTTTGTAGAAGTTGTGCCATTCTTTAAAATAAAGCCACCCTTTTGCATTTGAGTCAAGGTGTGAGGATCTGCCGATTCTGCACCAAAACCAATATAGACGCAGCCTGCCTCAGCCATGTGAAAAGCGCGCTCATCTGCCTCGTCCATACGAGTGTGAGTGCCCCAGCGGATCTTATCAAGGCCATAACTACCAAACACCTCTTTAATTTTTTTAATTCTTCTTTTGCTTACAGCAAAATTATCATCCGGAAAACCAATAAAATCTAAATTATACTTTTTAACATATCCTAAAACTTGTTCTGCGATATGTTCTAAAGAGCGCATCCCATAGTTTTTCTCACCCTGTGCACCTCTGTAACAAAAAGCACAAGAATAAGGGCACCCTCTACTACTAACTGTCGTTAAACTTCTCTTCATCTCAAACGGAGCAGCAGAACTATTATTAGCTGCAACGCCCCAGACTGGCACCTTGATATAATCTTCTAACAAATTGTGCCCATATGGGTCACGCTCCAATAAATCCCATGCTGGATATGGTATGATATCCAAATTTCTTGGTCGATTACCCTCATAAATAAACCTATGCCTGCCTTGATGCTCCCCGACATAGTATGGACTAATTTTAGTAGACCTGACAGCTTTTGACCAACCCATTTCTTTGATTGTTTTAACATCTCTAGCAATCAGTAAGATAATGTCGTCGCCCTCTGATCTTCCAATACCATCCAACTCTGGAATCCAGTTAAACAAGCCAGACTTAATCTCTGTTGCCAAGCCACCACCTGTGACTAAAAAACAATCTGGCTGGTGTTTTTTAACAATCTTTGCCATGTCCTCTTGCCATCTCAGCGTGGTAATTTTACCAGAAAAAGCAATTAAATCTTGATCACCATGATTTTGCAAATGCTGGACAAACATATCCTCTGCCTCTTGCAAGGTCAAATGACGGCCGTTAATGAGGTTTCTTCTCTTGGAATCCTCGTCATGCACTCTGTATCCATTTAGATCAATAATGTGTGGCTCGGCACCATATTGTCTTAGAATTGAGGCTAGCAGGGCCGGCCCCTCTGGAGGGGTGTTCGGCTTTGCGCTTTCTCGCAAGGGCATGTTGATAAATGTTGCTTTTATACCCTTTAATTCGTTATATTTGTATTCACCTATGAGTTCTTTAGGGTGTAAAGGTACGATCTTTTGAACATCGCCCAGCTTGATTAATTTTGAATATCTGTCCATTCTTTCCTACCCTTAAAAACTAAGCAATCGCCAACCATTTTAGAGTTAATTAACTTTTCGTATTCTCTCTCTACATTATCATAAAAAGAGTTTATTTCTTTTTGTGTATCAGTTTCTCCCGATGTGGGGATGGGAAGAGACAGCGCTGCGTTCGCTGTAGGCTGTGGACCATGATTTTGTGCCCAATATACATGATTGAAGAATGGATACATTAAAAAACTAGAAACTTCACCGTCAAAACCACACTCACGACACATATCCTGCAGGGATTTTGCTGTAAAATAGTGAATGTGCGCTTTGTGGTAATAAAAATCTCTATAAGTAATGTCCTTATTATAACAACTCAACAGTACATCATCGTGATTAGGGACCTCTAAAACCAGCGCTGCGCCTTTTTTCATACATGTGTTTAAATTTTTGAGAAATGTTTTTGGAGATAAGGTGTGCTCCAACACCTCAAAAGAAACCACCATGTCGTAACAATCCTTTTCTAAGTCTGTTTTCTCTAATAAAGAGTTGTATACGCGGGATTTTGGATATTTTTCTCGTATATAAGCAGCATCCTCCGTGTTAGGCTCTACCACATGATAACATTTAACACCGGCCCTAGAGACATGATCTATGATGCCGCCGTGTGATGGACCCACCTCTAGAAAATTTGTATTTGGACCTAGGTCGGCAGAAAATAAATTAAATTGCTTTTTGTTTATTTTTTTAAAAATTTGAAAATGCTTATCTGTTTGTACTTTCTTCCCATCAGAGTTAGCGCTGAACTCTTCTCTATATTGTTCTTTATAATATGATTCGTCTGGCCACTCAACAGGGTCGAGCAGGCCATGGCCAGATTGGCGATGAACCCAGATAACTGTTTCCACCCCCTTTCTTAGGCGCACTCTTTTAGCAAAAAAATCATCCGCATTATAGTGAGAAAGACCTGATTGTTCTAAAATTTTGCTGTTCATTTATAGTGTGTCAACCCTTCGAAGCTTCTTGGCAATTTGTTTTTCCTTTTCAGAGACATGCTTAAAGCCATCGCCCATGGCGACTTCAATACTGCGGATGTAGTCAACTAACCTACGCAATCCGGCCAGTTCCACAGAAGCGGATTGATCAGAACCATACATCGATCGATCTAAAGTTATATGTCTTTCAATAGATGAGGCACCCATCGCAACGGCGGCACAGCTTACAATCAAGCCTGTTTCATGGCCGCTGTAACCAACTTTGATGGCACCGCCGAAAGTCTTTTTTAGGGTTACCATCGCATTTAAATTAGCCTCTTCAAGCGGCATCGGGTAAGTGCTGTTACAGTACATTAGTTCAAATGGGCAGCCCTTGTCTTGAAATATCTTTACTGCTTTTTGAATTTGTGTTAGGGTGCTCATACCAGTAGAAATAAATGTATAGCGACCCTCTTCTGCTATAGTTTCCAATAACTCAGCGTGAGTTAACATAGCAGAGGCTACCTTATTATATTTTAAATTGTATTGTCTTAGGAAGATTTGACTTTGTATGTCCCATGCGGAAGCTAGCCACTCGATTCCCTTCTCTTTGCAATATCGATCAATTTCATCATATTGTTCTTTGTTGAATTCAAGACCTTCTTTTTGCTGTCTGTTTGTAGTCCCCCATGGACTTTCGCGAGGACGATCTAGGTCTTCCTTGGCGTATACGATATCAATCGATCTCTTCTGAAATTTAACTGCATCGCAGCCGGCGTCAACTGCGCCATCAATCAACTTTTTTGCAATCTCCATATCGCCGTTGTGATTGATTCCAATTTCAGCGATAATAAAAACACTACTCATTTGTGCCCCCTTTGTATGATACTATTTTATCACTTTTTCGTTTTTTTTAAAACAAAATATGTGTTTTTACAAAAATAATCCACTCTTTCAGGGTCACTCTATTAGTTTTCCAGTATGATCCCAAGGTCTTAGGGGCACCTCTGCCTAAATGAAGAAAAATAACATTATTATCAAAATCAAAAGCTCGATCTACGAATTGAAGCGATTTATATGGCTCTTTACAAACCTCAAGTAACGACTTGTCATTATGGGTGTTGTTACAAGAAAAATATTTTAAATTGTTGTCTCTACAATATTGTGTAATACTGTCTCCAACATCCAATATTTGAGTGCCACGATCATATACTGGCATCATATTTACAGATTTGGCCACATCTGTTTTTACTAAAATTGCAGAAATGTGAAGGGCCTTTATCCTAGAATTGTCTAAAACATATCCGGCAGCGGGTGTCTCAGAGTCTAGCTGTTCTAATAAAAAATCTAACCAGTTTTCGCGACAGGCAACAACATCATTATGACAAATAAAAACATAGTCACTTTGAACATAGGGAAGCCCTTTTTCAATCGCAATTGCATTTGCTTCAGAGTTTTTTAATGTTGTTGGGTTCTGTACCCACCTTATGTTTTCAGATATCGACAATATGTCGTCCTTATAAGAGTCATCTGCAGAGTTCTCTACCACAATATAATTGAAATCGTGCTCCCCTTTGTATTTTTCAAAGGACATTAAACATAGAGCGGTCAACTCCCTAGAGTGGTAAGAAGGTATAATAAAGTCAAGTTTCATTTTTAATCACAAAGGTCCCCTTTTTTTTGTACCACTAAACCTAATTGTAAGCCTTGCGAGAAAGAACATATACAATCCTTTACCAAAAATTTGTGATAATCTTCTTTTGTGTATAGACACTCTAATATGTGCCCAAGAGAAACATTTTGATAATATCCATTCTCACTAGTATAGTGAATATTATGAGATAATACGAGATTTGAAGAAATGGCATAATGAGTCGTCTCGCCCGGGTTTGGCATAATGGGCTTTGAAAATTCAAATGGGAGCGGGGTGTTGGGCGTTTTGAGAAACAAATCAGTTTTTCGAAATTCTCTAGACTCTAACGGGACATGCCTTGTTTCAGAAAAATAACTATTAATTGTGCGTTCTGGACTATCAGGCCAGCTATTATTAAAAAATGCATTAACAGGGTCAATTTTATTTTTATCTATAAGTGAAGCATAATGTTCTTCAGAATTTCTTTCTTGTTCTCCTAAAAGTTTTGGGAAGCGCCAATATGTAGCCGTTGAAACTTGAGTTGGTACAAATATTAACATATAACCATTATTTTTTAACAAGTTCAGAGCGGCACAAAAAGTCTCTCTCCACGCAATATCATGTTCAAAACAGTTTAGAGAGAGAATTAAATCAAATTTCTTATCCTTAAAATCCACATCTAACAAGTGGCCATTAATATCAACGCCCGGGCCGTCATCAATATCTACTCCAACGTATTCTTTGGATTTTGAGAACATGCCTCTAGCCGCCCCGTTGACATCCAGCGAGCCTATTTCTAAAATATTGCCGGTAATCGCATGTTCTCCAATTATCTCTTCATCGATGGTTCTTGTGATATAATCTCTCGTGGCTTGGTCCATTTTTTAACCTCCTTAAAGCAGCCAATGATCATTTTCTAAAGTCCATTCAACGACTTCTTTAAGTCTTTCGCGAACATTTTTCTTAGGATCCCAGCCTAGATTTTTCATCTTCTCGGAAGAAAGAGCATATCTTAAATCGTGCCCGGGCCTTGATGAGTGAAAATCAACCAATTCGTAATCTGCGGTTGAGTCCATTATTTCAGCGATCATTTTAACAAGATTCTCATTGTCAATTTCCTCTCGGCCGGCCACATTATATTTCTCTCCGGGCTTACCATTTTTAAGCAAGAATAAAACAGCATCCGCTACGTCTGACGCATGGATATAGTGTCTAGAACCCGCTACTGTACAAGAGCTATTTGCATGAACAAATATTTTTTCCCCGTCGCGAACCCTCTTGATGATTAACGGAATAAACTTTTCCGGATGTTGTCTGAAGCCGAAGACATTCATCGTGTGAGTTACAATTATTGGCATCTTGTAAGTGTTTTCATAAGCAATTGCCAATTCCTCCGCGCCAGCTTTAGTGGCCGCATAGGGATTTCCTGATCGGTACCTGTCGTCTTCTTCATAGAACACACCTTCTGGGGCTGGACCGAAGACCTCATCCGTGCTAAAATATAGAAACAGCTTTAGAGTCTTCTTTAAATGTAGTCTGGCAAAGTCTAGAATGTTAGTTGTTCCAACCACGTTATCCATGACAAATTCCATGGGATATTCTATGCTTCTATCAACGTGAGAGCCGGCAGCCAAATGCAAAACATAATTTATAGGCCCTATCTTTTTAGCAACAATATCATTAATTGGTGCCTTTAGATCATGCCAGACAACCTTTAGGCGCTTTTTCCATAGCGGGTTTTTTTCTAGTAATTCTCCTAGACGGTTTAAGTTTCCGGACACGTCCAAGCGGTCCAAGGAGACCACCTCATAATCTGTCTGTTTTAACAAATCCTCGATAACATGGTGTCCGATAAAACCCGCCCCTCCAGTAACCAATATTCTCTCAGTCATTTTTTACTCCCTTAATAAAAAAATATATTTGCGGTTTATCCACCCATAGTGTTAATATATTATATTCTATATTAAAATATTCTTTAATATGTTTTAAGTCATACACGACTGGCACCTCATCGTAAATTGCTTGCCGAACATCGCTGTATCCAAACTTTTTTACCCTTTCTTGAAACAACTTAAATTGAGGATGATTTAAAAAAGAATCGTGCCAAACAGTAGACCAAAGATAATTATTTTTGTCATATGCATACTCATGTTCCCCATCTTTAACCCACCCAATCTTGTAGTTTTCAAATCTCCAGTGGTCTCCAAGGCCCCAATCTAAAAAAATTTCTCCTCCATTTTTTAGATTTTCGTGACATTTTTTTATAAAATCGTGAGGATTTTTTGAAAAATAAGGGCACCTAGTTGAAATAATTGAATCATATTTCTTTGTCAATTTCCAATCAGAGTTTATGTCCCAGTTGTTGGCTCTTAAATCGTATAAGTCGCCGGGTGACCAATCGTTATTTGTAAACCCCAGAAGAGCAATATCTCCCTTTGTTGGGAACATCGTAGAATACGTTGGTCGTAAAAGTGGATCGCTTCTTCCCATCTTATTCTAACAACTCCGATATGTAACAAAACTCTATTTCATCTTTATTTTTTTCAATAAAGTTTGAAAGTTCTTCTATTTTTTCTTCGCCCAAATGGTTTCTATCCCATTCGCAAGCATGATATACCATCTCTGTCTTCTCAAACAACTTTAGTTCTTTAAATGGCGGATTGACATTATAATAAACAACATCTTTAAATGTCTTCTGTTCACCCTGATAAGTTTTTAACGCGTATTCATCTGGAGATAATGCTAAAACCTGAATTCCTACATGCTTGGCTGCCTTAATGGCGTCTGGCGACATTCTCCATGCCGGCGGTCTAAATATTTTTTTAAATTTATTAAACAAATTTGCTTTTTTTGTTATATCAAACATTAGATCAAATTTTTCTCTAGCCTCTTCAAAATTTAAATACTGAAATTCGTCATTATTGCTTTTAAACGGTATCCCATGGTATAAGCCGTGATAACAAAGTTCAAAATTTTTCTCTGGTAGTTTATCCAAATATTTGCAAAACTTTTCGTATTTGTCAATATTCAAAGGCTTGGGGGTACTCGTTAATATTCCAGACCTAGGCATGGTTTGCCAATATGCTATTGGGACAAATAAAGTGAACTTTATATCAGGGTACAAGTTTATCAATTTCTTGCAACGCTCAACGACTAAAATTGAAGCCCTAGGGTGGGGAGAGACATCATCAATACTGATATTTACTTTAAAGGACATGCTAAAGAACCTGCTCAAACACCTTCAAATATTTTTCCGCGACCTCTTTGGGGGTCTGGACGTGAATCTTGCCCTTATATAACTCCAAATTGTTGGAGACTTTTTCAATTGCATCGGCTGCGCCTTGAGCAGTTTCAAACAGGAGGCCAGCTTGCTGTACAACCTCTGGACTTCCGCCACTATCTAGAGCCACGGCTGGCAAACCACACGACATAGCCTCAACAAGCGAATTAGAACAAGCATCATATTTAGTGGCTGTGACAAAAATATCGTGCTGTTGTAAGCTATTAGCAACCTCGTCAACCGGGAGAGGGCCGATCCTTTTTATATTTTTAAATTCGATACCGGGGTCTCGACCAATATAAGTAAATTCATATTTTGAAAAATCTAAGTTGTCGTCTAGAAACTTATAAACATCAATACCCTTGTTTTTATTTACAGACCAAGACGTACAGACAAGTCTAATTTTCTCACTTTTTCGTTTTATATAATCTGTGTTGAAAAATCTATCATCTGCTGCGTTTAAAATAACGTTATTATTTTGTGACTTCAAACCATAATCAAAATATGAGTTCATGGTCCAATCTGAAATAAAAATACTAGCGTCTGCGCACTCTGCATTTAAGTGAAATGCTATGTCCTGCCTAACATCGTCTTTGTGATTATACAATTTATATACACCCGCTATTCTGTGAACAAATTTTTTATTTGGTAGGTGCCTCTTTAATAACATCACCTCTTTTGGGTGGTGATGAGCATTAAATAATATAACATCAGATGTGCTTGGCTTTTCAGAATAATTGCCACTTTTTCTGAATTCATTTCTCAATAAACGCAAGAACTGGCGAGCACCGCCGCTAGCGCTGCGTTCTTCCGGAATTGGATATGCTATAAAGACCTTCATTATCAGGTATAATGCTTTTCGAACATTTTTTCGTAGTATTTGATCGTTTCAACCAAGCCCTTTTGAAGGTCCCACTCCAATTCATAATCTAAGAGCCTCTTCAGATTTGATGGGTCAAGAGCAATTTCAATGTGTACCTCGCCCGGGCGCATGTCAACATATTCAACATCAATTTTTCGTCCCCATGCCTTTTCAACAGCTTCAATAATCTCTAATACAGAGTTGTTTGTACCCCGGCCAATATGAATAATTTCGCCACCTAGATTCTTTTCCGATGTCAAAGCACGAGAAAAAGACTCGACAACATCGTCGACATAAATGTATTCTGATTTTTGATTTCCGTTACCAAAAATCTGAAACTTGTTGCCCTTCATGTTTTCCATCAAAATAGTTGGAACGATTTTTTGGTAATTAAAAGGAGCTTCTTTGGGGCCATCGAGCCAGCGCTCTCTGGCTCCGTAAATATTTCCTAGCTTCATAGCGACAACTTCTAGGCCAAATTCTTTTGAAAACAACTGACCAAACTTCTCGACGGCAGCCTTTGTAATCTTATAGGGATTGATCCATGGAACATCAGGAGTAGTTGGAACAAGGACTCTTTTAACGCCGTGCTTCTTGCAGTGCTTGAACATTTTTACTGTTCCAACCACATTTGTCATGGCGACATTTTCCACGTCATACGTTGTAATTGTTTCGCTAGTTCCCAAAACTGCTGCCATGTGAATAACACGATCTTTGCCGGCAACAACGCTATCCATAGCCTCATCATCTAACACACTTGCTTTAACAAAATTAAAGTTTGGATTATCGGCATGAACTTTAATCTCGTCACTTTCCCATAAATCTACAACTGTAACTTCGTGGCCATCGTTTAAAAGCCGATCTGCGACATGACTACCAATAAAGCCGGCCCCACCGGTCAACAATACTTTCATTTTCTTCTCCTTTGTTTAAAAAAATAATAACACACTAAGCCCTAAATTTAAATTATTTTATTGGTTTTGTCCATAAAATAATTTCATATCCTCATAAAAATCGCCAACATCATAGATTACCGGGCTGTCGTTCTCTATGTGTTGTAACATGGAATCAATATGGTACATTATACCAATTTGAAATTCGCTCAAATTCATATCTGTGTATGGGTTGTCCCACCTTATTTCATTTTGATTTATTGTGCACGATAGACATTTTAGTTTGTCGTTTTCATATTTTTTATTCATTTCAATATTAGTTTTAACACCACTCTTGTCTATCGATTGCATTTCAAAATTGCTATTTGTAAGACAACCAGAGATTATGGACCCTCTCGTGCCGTATATTCTAAGAGACTTAAAACCTCTAAAAGCTACCTTTTTGTATAAAGAGGAATATTTGTTAATAAATAAAGACCCGTTACTCATTCGTGCGGTAGTTATTTTCCATGCATCCACTTCATTTTCTATAAATGAGGAAAGATCGTTATTTTGTGATCTTTTTATCGGATATCCGGCTTCAATCTGTTTTATATCAACTGGCACCGCATTTTTTGGCAAATAAGATCTTAGCTGGGCGATACCATGATAATCATAGGTTCTATAATCATTCTCGACTGTAAAAATATCACCCAATACGCCACTTTTTATTATCTCGTGCTTCAAACACTCCATCGGCAATCTAATCCAATCCTCAACCACGGCTATAGTTGTGTCATAATTCATGGACTCCATTTTGATCTTTAAAATTTCATTTGGGTTAAAGCTGATAGGAGTATCAACAAGGATTGGCGTCTCAAAATCAACTATCCTTGATATAATTGTGGACGTTTGGCTGTGTGGTGTCGACATATAAATCAAATCAGGGTCTTGTTCCTCGCACATCTTAACAGGGCAGTTATATACAGGACAGTTCATATCGTGTCCCGATGCTATTTTGCCGGATTTTGTCGTGATACCAACAATTTCAATTTGGCTATTTAACTGTTTTAAGACAGGAAGATTATAATTTATCATCCTTTTTCCAAAGCCAATTAGGCATAATTTAACCATTTACACACCTCTCCAAATATTTTTTATGTAATTTAGTGTTTTCTCTATAATTTGTTAATTGTTGCGGCAGGCAAAAATTATAAATGACTCTTATTGTTCCATTCTTATGAGACGGCAGCGTTGAGTGAAATAAAGCTGTATTCAAGAAAATATAACTGCCAGTTTTTACTTTTTTGATTTTAACTTCATTTATCTGCTCGTAATCTCTCTGCTTGTCTTTTAAAATTGATAAATGGGTTGTAGGCGCTAGCATTAAGGGTGTTTCCTGAATGTTATTTAGTTCAGGATAATATATCAACTTGTAAATTGGAGGCGTGTTGCCGCTCAGTTTATTATTATAAAAATGAGTGTCTCTGTGCCATTCCATATAACTTGCTTCTGGAGCTTCTTCAAATGGGTACGCCACTCTTAACTGAATGTGTCCCAAACAAAGGTTGTAACCTAAAGAGCTTTTTATAATTTTTGGGATATCATTGTCAAAAAGTATATCTAAAAACACATCATCGTATTCATATACATTTGGTCTTAGGTCTTCACTATAATGATACTTTTGTTTAAAAGCAAACCCAGGTTTTAAATTTTTATTGTGTATGTTTTTTAAACACTCATCTATCCTAGATAAAACAGCATTTTTCTTAAATGTGCCGATTGAGTAGCCATTAAAATAAAAATCTTTTAAATTATTCATTTTTATCACCTTTTGTTTCATACCATTCTATAGTTTTTAGCAGCCCCTCTTCAAGCGTTTTAAATTCATAATTTGGAACATGTTTAGTCAGCTTGGTGATATCAGGGTGCCTTCTTTTTGTATCGTTAGGACGATCAGGCGTATGTGTAGGATCGTAGTCGCGTTTCATAAGACGATGTATGGTTTTAGCCAAAAAATTAATACTTATTTCGTTGCCGGCACCAATATTAAAAATTTCATTTTGCGCCGATGAACATAGTTCTACAACTGTTTTACAGTGGTCTTCAACATGGCAAAAACTCCTAGTTTGTTTTCCAGAACCTATAATAGCAAAATCTTTATCACTCTTTATTTTTTTAATAAATTCTGGTACAACTTGACCATACTCTGTATTGTCCATTCTTGGTCCGTATGTATTGAACGGTCTAATGATCAAAAAATCAATATTATTTTTTTTACAAAAATTCATAACATAAAATTCACCAATGGCTTTTGAAGAGGCATAACTATCCCTATCTGCCATAGCATTGAGGATAATAAACTCAGTCTCAGGTGTTGGAATTATAGGGTTGTGACCATAGACCTCTGAACTTGAAGCATACACTATTTTATTTACTGTAGTGTTACTTGTTGCGTTTAATAAATTTTGCGTCATTCTCACATTATCATCTAAAACTTTAAATGGAATATCATAAAAATATTTTGTCCCATTAATTGCAGCGTAATGATAAATTGTATCTGGTCTTTCTTTTAAAATTATTGTCGATAGTTTTTCATAATCAGTTACTAAATCAACCTCATAAAATACAAAATTCTCATGTGTTGGTAGATTTTCTTTTTTCCCACGAAAAAAATTATCCATACCGACAACTTTTTGACCGCGAGCTAATAACTCCTCCACTAGAAAGCTTCCAAGAAACCCAGCGGCGCCAGTCACTAAAACCTTTTTCATCACTTCCTCATGCCCTTAAAAACGGTTGTTTTGTATTTGTTGTTTTCTTCTATTAGATGTTTAAAAAAATCAACGTTAAGATCGTTTTTTAAACACAGAAAAGCTAAACTTTTTGTATCTTTAGGTAGGCACATTCCTCCAAACCCTCGCAGATCCTTATTGCAATTCAAATATACGTCATTAATGTGCTCTCTTTTAACAGCGGCATTTTTTACATTCGTATAATCCGCTTCCAAACTCTCGCACAGTTCATAAAAACTATTGGCAAATGTTATTAATGTAGCATTATACACATTGTTAAAATATTTAACCAATTCTGCTTCTGTTTCATCAGTTCTTATCACTTTTTTTGGTAAGCTGCCATGGCAATTAAATATTTTTTCATATATATTGGGACAAGATGTTCCCACAACACACAAATCGTGATTTTCAATAAAGTCCTCGGTGGCGCACCTCTCTCTTAAGAATTCTGGCACAAAACACAGTTTTAATTTTGGGTATTTTAATTGAAGGTTTTTTGTTGTACCGGGGGTGACGGTAGACTTAATTGCAATGATGCCCTGATATCGAAGATCATTGAGATCTTCAACCACACTCTCTACTATACTTGTATTGCAAGACCCATCATGAGCAGATGGGGTGGGGACACAAATATAACAAATTTCAGTATTCAAAACATTTTCGATTTTAGTGTTGTTTTTTATATCGTGAAAGAAGACTGTGTGTTTGAGACTTTCGAACCCTTCTTTAACAGCGGTGCCAACAACGCCGAGACCAATAATTCCTATTTTCAAATCATTCTCCTAAAACGTTTAGAAAAAAATTAACGTATTCTTTAATGTATTTGTGCATTTCATACTTTTTAACTTTCTCATAACAACATTCTACATCATTAGGGCTGGGAATGTAAATATTATTAGGCATATTAATAATACAATTATCACTTAGAGTATCTCTAGCCATGCCCACATCGGTGGAAATAATTGGTATCTTCATAGCCGATGCTTCTAAAACTGCTTGAGGTCCGCCCTCCGTTCTAGAAGAGACCACATAGAGGTCACAACAGGCGTACATATCTCTTAAAGTTTCCATTGGTGCCATTTCTATAAATTTATAATCAATGGATTCTTCTTTAAGTCTTTGTATTATGTATTGTCTGCGCCACCCTCCAAGCAGCACTAATAATTTCTTTTTATCAATCTTTTTAATTGTGTCAACAAAAATATCAGGACCCTTTTCAAGCTTGGGGCTTTTTAAATCATGCCCTTCTGTATCTCTTTGAAAACTACCAACAACATATTTGTCATCAGGAATTTGTATTTTACTTCTAGCATACTTTTTTTCAAGAGGGTGCCATATTTTTGAGTTGTACCAATATCCAATAACTTTAATTGGCTTTTTTGTTATCTGGCAAATAAAATCTTTAGTTTTTTGGCAAGGGACATGATAAACATTAACATATTGATCTCTCGCTAAAAATTCTGCTAATGAGTTTCTGGTAAATTTTTCTTTAACGACATGGTGTATTGTCGCGACAACTTTTTTTTCTCGTAGAAATACATCTGGTATTGATCGCCACTGATAAGAACTTATGAGCCATATTACATCTGCTTCCGCTATATTCTCAGTAGTAAGATCAGGTTTTAGTTTCTTCCATTCAGCAGCGATACGATCTAATATCCAACCCTCATTTGGCGATAATACAAATACTTTCATTTAATAAAGCTCACATATTTTTCAGCTACTTTTTCCATATCATAACAAGAATCATAGATATTTTTAATTTTTCTTTTAAAGTTCATTTCGGGTGGACTATAAAGTCTTGTTGGCTTGTAATCCCACTCGTCTTCCATAATAATTATGGCATCGAGACCAGCTATTTCTCTCGTGCCGCCGGCTGAGGAGCATATGATTTGACAGCCACTTGCCCTAGCGTCAATAACGACGTTTGGGCAATGATCTAGCCAAGCTAAATGTAAAAAGTATTTACTTCGCTTGTATAGCGACAAAAGCTTTTCATAGCTCAACTCACCAACGTAAAAAATGTTTGGGTCTTTAATATGATAATCAGGATTGCCAGCCACCACTAAACAATCGTTCTGTTCTTTATGTTCTAAGAAGTATCTAATATTGTCCTTTAATCTTTTGTGTGGGCGCCAAGAAGCTGCACAAGACCACACATTCTCATACTCATTAATAATTTTATTATCTAATGGCTCTATTTTATCAATTAAAGAAATATCAGCGCCGTTATGTATGACAATACTGTTATCATGGCCACCAAAATATTCCTTGGTTAACCTTTTATTAAACTCTGATTGAAAAATAACGCCATGTGCTTTTTTGTAGGTTGCCAGTATGTTTTGGTTTTGCCTATTAAAATCAAAGTCCGTATTAAAATATATTCCATCTAGTCTTTGAAAAAGTCTGTCTGATGAGTGGTTGCTACCATCCTCTATGAAACAAAGGATGGCATCATAGTCGTGATCAGTTACCTTATCGCCATTTAGATGCAAATATTTATGTAGTTTTTTGCCAAAAGAATTTGGCCCCGAATTGCTTCTAAAGTTCACATTTTCAAATTTAATTTTCAAAATCTATCCTACTATATTTCTTTTTTCGCCTAATTCGCTGCTTAGTAGTATATTGTTGAGCTTGTTTTATTTTATCAACATTTAAGGGGTTGGAACGGTTATAAACATGTAGAACTTCTGGTACATATCTTGCTAATGGGCCAACCATTTCCAACATCGGCAACATCATGGCCTGATCATATGTCATTTTATAGTATTCACCGTCGTCATCCATCAGATCTTTTTTGTCAATTTTGTCCCACAGTAGAGCCTTAAACGTTCGTAGGTGAGAGGCTCTCCATTCATCATTACGATAATCATTATTGTCTATTACGCTTTTCGGATATTCCGATGGTTCAACTCCCTTTGTCCCCATGGGGTAATATTGATAGCTTCCATATGTTAAGAATACTTTCTCCTCCACATAGATTTTGTTTAACAAATTAAGGACATCTTCCGATGACAGCCAATCATCGCCATCTAAAACAATAATAACATCATCGGGGTTTGAATTTATGCTTTGAATAGCAATATCAATATTTTTAAGAGCATAGTTTTTTTCTTTATTATTTATGATTTTGTATCTTTCATCACCCTTAAAGTGTTTATCAAAAACATTCGCCGTGTTGTCCGTTGAAACATCGTTCACAACAGTTACTGTGTAATTATCATATGTTTGCTTCTTGATGCTCGCGAGGCAGCGATACAGCCAACTCTGGACATTATAACATGGAACAACAAAATGAAATTTTGTTTTCTCCGCTATCTTTTGTTCAACTAATTTTTCTTTCAAACATTTATCGTAGAAAATCTCTTTGTTTGTGTTTACATATTCTACAATAGACTCTCTGCTTTTAAACCACGGCTCATCTTTATGTTGAACATTATCATTTAAAACAAGCTCGCAGTTCAATAACCTTGCTTCGATTGTTATCCTCGGGCAAGTATCTAAACCGGCGGCGAGGAAGATAAGACCCTTTGAGGCTGCTAATTTTCGCAAAAGATCTTTGTGTTCTAGGCCCGATACCACTTCATATTTTAAATTGTGTTCGGTCGCGTATTTAATTCCATCCTTTGTACCCTTAACCCAAGAATCAGATCCAAGAATAATATATTTATCGTTTTTATTTTTAGTATCTAGCGACTCTATAAACTTTAATGTTTCTTTTTTGAAAGAGGAACTTAAAACAGAACTAGACTTTGATAAAAAGGGAAAGATTGATTCATATTCATCCTTTTGCCCCTGTGACATAAAAAATAAGTTTTTTGCTTTTGCCAAAAATAGAGCAACCACCTTGCCCCTTCTCGATGTAGGACAATTGCACTCTCCTTCGGCGTTAATATGTTTATTTTTTAGTCTATACTTACAATATTTATAATCATATTCAATAACACTATAGTCTTTTACCTTTTTAACAATCTCTAAAATGAGTTTATCGCTCAAAAAGGAAAAATTACCAAAAATCCATTTTTCGTTTTTTAAAAGATCTATTGTTAAAGAATTTAAGTCGCGAGAATGTATTTTCTTATAATTGTAAAAGCCTCTCTCTAAGAAGGCATCTGTGGTTAATTCTGCGCCGCCGGTATAAGTATCTGAAAAGGCGTCTGCTACGACTACTATCATAGTTCTAGTTTATTAAAAAGATCATCAATTTCTTCTTCAATTTTTAATTCTTCTTCAAATATTGTTTCAATAATTTCGCTATTCTTATCTTTTTCGGCAAAATTTTCTTCCACCCAAGATTTTAATTTCTTGGAATGACCCAAATACATACCATGATTGTTTAGGCCGGCTCGCATGGCCACTTTACAAGAACTAAAGTTTGGATATGCCCACGCGGCGTCTCGTTCAATAACATCAGCCCACACAGCTTCGTTTTGTACTTGCCTTACATTATAAACGATCTTGTTGAAATGTGGACGCATCTTTGAAGCGCCCTTTTTATTTTTCTTTGGAGCGTAAAGGAAATCCTTTTGACCACCAAAATCGTGTGCAATTATTGGCAGACCACAATAAGCTGCTTCAAATAGTGGCAGACCGTAGCCTTCGCCATGGCCAAAATTCAACATAAATTTAACTTTTGGATGATTATACAGGCTATGAATCTCATCATTTGTCATCGATCCATGCAACAAATACATTTTACATTTAGCATCCGGATAGTCGGCCTTAACAGCCTGAAGTTTTTTCGTTGATACAAACCTATCCGGCAAACAATTTCTAGCCGTGTTTGTCTTTACTATTAGGCCGACGCCCTCGTCATCTTTAAATTCTTCGAAGAATGCTCTTACAGTTTCTTCCATGTTCTTTCTTCTAGTCCACTGTGCAACCAAAAGAAAGTTAAAATCTGTTTCTAGTTCCAGATCTAAATCTACTAGATCATATTTTTTAACTGGGTAGTTAACGACCGTTATTTTGTCTTCTAAATTTTCTCTAAGCTCTTCTAGGCTGTTTCTTGTATTTTCATCGAAAGCGTGAGAATACTTGTCGATTGCGTTAACAATACCCTCTTTTGAAAATTTAGAAGGTACAATAATTTTTTCCACATTCACCAAGCATGGTTGCAGCCAGCTAGGACAAACTGCATCTGCCTCGATGCCGGCAGTTACTCCAATCATCATCGGCGCAACACGATTCCAAGCAGTTGGAAGATCAACATGAATACACACATCAAAAAAATTAGGGATTTTTTCCCTCATGACATGGTGAAACTTAGATATACACAAATCAATCTTCTTTCTTTCTTCCGAAGTTTCCCATTGCCAGCTAGTTGTCCCCCAATTAAGAGGTTCCACAAATATGTCAAACATGTCTTCCTTTTCAAGAAGTGCTCTAAAAATAAATCTGGAATGTTCACCATAGCCCGATTGTGTTAAAATAGGTGCTTTTAATAATACTTTTCTTTTCATTTTATATCTCTTTAAATGACCATCGTGTGTAATTTTTTCTGGTTTCCCAAGAACCATACTTTTCATGAATTTCTTTCATCATTTCTGGCCAACGATCTTGAAACTTTTTCCATGAATAATTTTTTACTACATGTTCTCGACCTTTGGTTGCCATGTTTTTCAATTCTTCTTCTGAAGAGTTAAATATTTTTTCTAAGGCAGAGACAAATTGTTCCTCTGAAATCCTGTCCTCAAAAATATATGGCACATTTTGACTACCAACAATAATTTTTGATACAGGTTCTAGACCGACACCAAACCAATCCTTTCCATCGGTAACTTGTTCTTGAAGTCCGCCGGTCATATTAACTATGATCGGTGTACCACATGATAAAGATTCTAGAGTCGCCAAGCCGAAGCCCTCTGCGTCCGATACATTAATTGTACAATCTGCCATGTTGTACATGGCGGATAAATCAGATTCAGTAACCTTGTTTGTAGAGAACAGAACCTCTCCATTATCCAATCCGAACTCAGCTATTACTGCCTCTAAATTTGGACCATTAGGGTCGTTGGGCGCAGTATGCATTAAGAGGATCGCCTTATCCTTGCCAACCTTTTCCAAAAACTTACCAAACCAATAAATTACGGTAGCGGAAAGTTTTCTTTTTGCGTTTCTATTATTCCAGAAAAATATGAATTTATCCTTCGCCTCTGCAAAATTATCTTCTCTGATTTTGTCAATCATATCTGGATCAAGCGGCTTAAAAATTTCCTCATGTACTGAGTGTGGCAGATATTCACAATCAACTTCTGGCGCAACGTTTCTAACTACCTCATCTGTTAGTTTGGAAATGGTTACAATCTTATCGTTGGAATCATACCAAGCTTTGTTGAACTTTGGATACGGCTTATTGTCCCATACATGATAATATACTAATGGAACTAGTGACCTGATTTCATCCTCCATCGACCAAAGCCACTCAAAAAAACGCGGGTCTGTCATGATCCACATTATGTCTGGCTTTTCATTTCTTAAAATAGAGCGGATTGTACCTTCATTACCAAAGCCGTCGACTGGATAAACAACGAAATCATCTCCAAATTCTTTAGTTCTTATCGGCTCATAGCTTTGATGTTTAATTGAACCACCGAGCGATACAACTTTAAATTCACCGGTGTTTAGAAGAGATTGAATAAAGTTTTTAGTCTGCAATCCAACCCCGGAGGTACCTAGTGGAATATCACTAATGGTCAATACTTTAATTTTTTCTTTTTTCATGGACAATACTCAGTTTTTTTGAATTCGCAATAATTGCACGATAGGCGGTTCTTGATATTTACACCATTTTCAATATTGGTAATAGCATTTTTAAGTAGCTTCGCAGAATTATCCAACCTTTTTTGGCCATTTGTAACTCTAAAAAGCTCTACAATATTCTTTTTCGCCGTTCTTTTAAGCAGTATAAAATAAGTTTCAACATTTTTTAAGGGGATATTGTGCTTTTTAGCAAAGAAGTTTTTGTAATAACTTAGTTGATATACCGTCATTTTATCGGATTTTCGCCGTGCGTCCCACCCCCAAGAGCATGTTTTCCAGTCAATTAGTATGTATTTGTCGCCTTTTTTTAAAATAAGGTCAACTATTCCTTTGAAATTGTATTTTTTTTGCTCAATTGGTTGATAAATCATTTCTTCCGCTGAAAAGACTTCCCAATCATGAAAATGTTGCTTCGTGATATCGACTGCCTCGACTGATAACAACAAGCCCTGCTTGTAAAAGGCGTCCCAGTTTTTATCTCTTTCTAATTGTAATCTATTCGATTCTTCTATAAAACACTCTCTAAAAACGTCTTGTCGTTGTTGCGGCTCTAAGCCATCAGTAAACCCCTTCTCACAAGCCAAGTGAACGGCTGTGCCAAAAGCAGTATAAATATTTCCTTGGAAGCCCTTTACTTTATCTTCATAAATTAATTTTCTTTTATGCGGGCAATCTTTCCAAATTTTTAATTCGGAAAAACTAATGTGTTGTCTCAAGTTGTTCATAATGTAGCCTTAAATCTTGTATAATTTCTAGCCTTTTTCGTTTGTATATAGAAATATTCAAACTTGCGGCCAATTTTCTAGCTTCATTATAACTCATTTCGTCCAAACTTGCAAGTAATGTATCTTTTTTTTCTTTAGCAAGCCTTTCTTCTTCTTTTTTTATAATGGCTTGTTGTCTTGCATGGTTTTTTTCTTCAACAATTTTGTTAATTTTTTTCAACTTCTCTGAAGTTTTTTGAGTCGACCTTTTTATTCTCAAACTGTTATTTCTGGTCTTCTTCATCTATCATCCCCATCAGCAATTTTATTTTTTCAAAAAGAACAGGATTATTCTTTTTCATCTTGGCGTGACTGTGGTAATCTATCAAATACTTTTCAAACCCCACTCCATAATATTCCCTTAATGAAGTGGCTGAATATTCATTTAGGAAAAGGCCGCCTAAAAAGTTAAACAGCTTAACGCCAACTTTATTGTACAAATAGTTGTCTATTTTTTTACTGTATTGAAAATCAGTACTTAAATCTCCCGGCGGATCAAGCTTATTGGCGGCTAAAAGATCATGTAAGACTTTCCTCTTCTTTATAAATTCTGCTTGCAAGCGCCCGTCACCGTAAATTGTGTCGCCATATTGTTTTTCTATGTGGTGAGACATTTCATGAATTATGTCATCAACCGCATCCATGATGCCCTCTTGTTTGTTGTTTATGAATAATCTTTTGTTGATATAATACGCGTTGAATGGAAGATTGCTACCAGCGGAACCCATATCTCTTATTTTTATTACCACCAATCCTTTGAATATTTTTCTAGGTAATATTGATTCAACTTTTTTTAAAACCTTGGAAATATCAAAATTTATTTCATCTTCAACTTTTACAGGAACGCCATATAATTTATAGCCGCCAAGCTTGGCTTTTACCATCTTCTGTTTTTCTAAGATATAATCCCTCATAATACTTTTGCTGCCAAAGTCGCCACCTTTGAGCGTTCACCTCTGGTTAAAGTAACATGGCCGGCTAAATCATGCTCTTTGAATTTTTCAACTGCATGAGTTAAACCATTTGTCGTCTCGTCGATATAAACATTATCAATTTGTTCAATATCGCCCATCAAAACAATCTTTGAGTTATCCCCCACACGAGTAACAACCGTTTTAAGTTCGTGGGCAGTCATGTTCTGAATTTCGTCAACCACAATAAAGGCATTATTGATGCTTCTACCACGGATGTAGGTGAGTGCTTCAATCTCAATAATACCCTCGCTAACGTATTCTTTTAAACTATCTTTGCCGTTTCCTAAAAGATACTGTAAATTATCATTAATCGGGGCTAGCCAAGGAGACATTTTCTCCTCTAAGCTGCCGGGAAGATAGCCGATGTCCTTACCCATAGGTTGTATCGGTCTAGAGACGATAAGGCGGTTGTAACGCGCTTGTTTTGGAATTACGGTGTGCCAGTCGTCTACAGCCTGACAAAGGCCAGCAAACAGGGCTATCATCGTTTTGCCGGTACCCGCTGGTCCGACAAGAGTTACAACCTTAACGTCCGGATCCATCAAAAGATTCAAAGCAAAATCCTGCTCTTTATTTCTGGACTTTATATTCCATTTCTTATTTGAATAATCTAATACTTTGCCCAGATGTTTGTTGTAATCATAAAATCTGGCTAGTGCTGTTTTCTTTTCATTACCCACAGAAACGAGCAGGACGAACTGATTTGGAAAAAGTTTAACCTCATCTTTGTCTAGGAAGATGTTTTCGCCGGCATAAAACTGATCAATTATTTGATCGTCAACTAAATGTTTAGTTACTCCCGTAAAAATTTCTGATCTACTTTTGACTACCTTCTCAGTTTCGTAGTCTTCCCCTAGAATGTTAAGAGCGTCACACTTAACACGCATATTGATGTCTCGGGACACAACAACAACTTTTCTTCTAGGATTATCTTTCTTTTCACTTAGCGCTGTTGCCAAGATCTGGTTGTCGGGGTCTTTGTCATCGAATCCCGGCGGGAGCAGGCCTAACTCAAAACTTCTTGCTCTTAATAGGCCCGCTCCACGCCGAATTCTCACTCCCTTGGATAAGTTACCCTTTGCACGCAATTCGTCCAATATACGAATTATACGACGGGCATTAGAACCTACACTATCTTGACGTTTTTTGTGTTTATCTATTTCTTCAAGCACTTTAATAGGAACAACAATGTCGTTGTTCCCGAATGAATAAATTGAATTTGAATCTGTTAAATAAACGTTTGTATCTAAAATGTAAGTTTTCTTAGCCATAAATTACCCTTTACTTAGTTGATGTTACGTCATCTGGCGTATCTACTACATCGTTAGCGCCAGCATCGGCTTCTTTGGGTGTAGAACCCGCATCAACATCGACAGGTTTAGTCTTGTCAGAACAGCAGCCAACTTTGCAATCGGCTTCTTTCTTTCCTGCCTTTACACATTTTTCATAGCAATTTTTGCATTTATCTTCCTTTGACCAATCGCCATAACAAGCTTTCTTGCAATCTTCCTTGGACATATCAGACCCTAAACACCCACTATAACAAGCTTCTTTCTTCTCCTTGTCTGTGAGAGTTGCTGCGTCTGCCAAGTCGGCTGCATCTCCACTTTTATCTGCGTCTGTGCAAGCTGCGGCGCTTGCGTCCTTGTCAGACTTTGCCTCTTTTTCTCCGCAGGCTGCTGAAAATGCTATAATAATAGCAAATAAAAGCATGGTTAGATTTCTCATTTTATTCTCCTTATTCGCTTTCAACGATTTCATCTACCAAACCGAGTTCAAGACATTTTTCTGCCTCAAACCATTTGTCTCTTTTAAGTATCTCTGTGATTTGTCTAGCACTCATATTTGTGTGCTCTTTATAAATTTTTTTGATTTTGCTCATGATGAGATCTAAATTCTCCATCTCATCCTTCATTGCCTCATAATTTCCCCACATAGAAGAGCTTAACTGATGAATAAGCATAAATGAATTAGGAAAAATGAATCTTTTCTTAGCAACCACGCTGATTAGAGTGG